CGAGCAAGGCTTGCGAGCCGGAATCGATTGGATTCTCGGCGACACGGACACCAACCCGATGGACGATTAGGCACGGCGAACGGAACCAGGGCAAATTGAAACGCTACGCTTCAAGCCGTGGGGTTTAGTGTGCCGACCCTCAAAATGCGTTAAAATCGAATTGTGCGCGTTCTAAGGGCATTCGCAAAAGTGAGAAAAAGAGGGTTGAAGCATGAGGGGCCAGCGAATTGCGAATAAGGGGTTTCAGGCATACGAGCTATTGCCGGACGTTCTTGGCGCGACCCTATGCCATGAGTTTGAGACGGCGCGGCGCAACGATCAGTTATCGCCCGAACGGATGCTGTTCTACGTTATCCTAACGGACGCCTTGGAAGTTCTCCAAGGCCACAGAGCGGTAGTCAAATCCAACGGCAGTGCCGAAGTCTTACGGCAGGAAACTATCGATTGGTTTTTGTCCGAAGACGAGAGCTGGACGTTCTCATTTCGCAGAGCGTGTTTAGCGCTCGATCTTGAAGCTAATGTCGTGCTGCGCAAGATCGCTGATAAGTTGCCAGAACAAAAAGGAAAAGCGCATGGAAACAAACTACAAAGTTGTCCAAGTCACGCCCGGTAAAGGCAAGTACGATGACGAGGCCGAAGCGGTGCGGCTCAAAACGGGTGGCAGCGTTATATTGCTCGTGCTCGACGGCGCTAAGGGCATGGGATTTTCGGTTCAGGTGCATGCCGATGTCGTTCTTTCGATACCAGGGATGTTGCGTTACTGCGCAGACGATATTGAACGGGAAATCCGGTATCACGATATTCGTAAGGTGCGGGATGTTTAGGGCTATGCCGCTTGCATTCTACGACCGCGACGGCGTGCGAATCAGTTACGAGCATTGGCTGGCGCTCTCCAACAGCGGGGATTATACAGCCGCAGCGGTTTATGCTCGCGGCGGGTTTGAAATCATCACGGCTTGGGTGGGGATCGGTAAACCCATGCACACCGTCGTTATGTCTAGCGCCGAAGGCGTGGTGTGGTTGCACGATTGGCGAAATCAAAAAGACGCCAGCGCATGCCACGAAGCGCTCTGCCGGGCGATGGAAAACCATGTCGATCTCGCCATTGCAACAGCGGCAATCTGTCTCGGCCATAGTTCGATTCTTGCAAACTGAAAGGCTCGGCAGTAAATGATCTATTGCGGAAAATCTTCAATGGCGATAATGAGTTAGAATATGAATGAACGAGAGCAGCACAGTGGCTTTGCCAGCGACGTTGGCGTACACACGCACACGCTTCCGGCGACTCCAACGCTTTATTTCCGCTGGCGCGTGGATTGGTCCGGTAATCGCACACTCCAACAGTTATGGTCGGTAGGCCCGATTTCCGATCCGCATCTGAACAGTGGTCAGTGGCGCGACGTGCCCGAAGTGCAAGTACCAAATTAAGACATGGCGCAATCAAAACTAAAGAAAGATTATTACAAAGCTTTGGGTGTCGACAAAAATGCCTCACCCGAACAAATCAAACGCGCCTATCGCGCCAAGGCCCGCAAGGTCCATCCCGATAAGGGCGGCGACGGCAGCGAAATGGCCGAAATCAGCAAAGCTTACGCATGTTTAAGCAGCCCCGTGGCGCGGTTGACCTACGATCAAACCGGCGAAGGGCCAGCCTTGGATAACTGCACAGAGAAAGCTTACGCCCTACTCATGCAGATTTTCCTCGAACTCATAAGGGCCAACGTCGACGACAATCTCAAGGGCCGCATGCTCCATGCTCTTAACCAAGACCGCGATGCGCTCCGTACCAAAATTCAAGCCATCAAAGTCGACATCCGGCGCTTTGAAAAATATCGCTTTCGCTTCACCGTTAGCCAAGGCGTAAACCTTTGGGAGAATTTAATCGACGATCAGGTCAGGGAAGAAACCGCCGTCATCGCCCATATCGAGGCCGAAATGGAAGTGCGGACAAAGGCGCTTGGAATACTCCAACACTACGAAGAAAAATCAGTAGCAAGCTTATTCTCTGTAAGTTTCAATGCGGGAACAATGAGCAGCGCAACTGGCACGATCGCGTGGTAGGATTAGGCAATGGCTGAAGCGGCAATAGGTCGGACAAATCGGACTAGGAACCCTAGATTCAAAAGGCGGGCAAGCAAGCGCGAGGCATTTCTAAAGGCGCTTGAACGTCTCCCGGCTGTGACCTACGCCTGCAAGTCGGCTAAGATTTCCAAAGACACTGCTTATCGCTGGCGCAAAGAGGCACCTGCGTTCGCCGAGAAGTGGGACGCGCTGGTGGCCCAAGGATTACCGGCGCTCGAAGACGAGGCGTTGCGCCGGGCATACACGTCGAGCGACACTCTGATAATTTTTCTGCTCAAATCGCTCAACCGGGCGAAGTACGGCGAGAAGGTTGATATCAACGTGCTTATCCGCAGCGATCCGAAAATACGCAGCTTGATGACCGGCATCGGACAAATCCTCGAAGAGTTCGTGGCAAAGGAGAAACTACCAAGTGCAATCGCAAGGCTTAGACTTCTCTCAAGCGTTCTTGAGCGGGATTCTGGATTACTTGGGACAGAACAGCCAGCGATCACAGACGCCAGAGTTGCAGCGCCGAGCGCGTGAACAATCGTTCCACGATTGGGCGCTAGGTTCTGGACTTTGGATTGACCGTGAGACGTTTAACTTCACGGACTTTCCATATCTCGAACCGATCTATCAAGCGCCGCCGACCGATATCGAGGATTTATTTGGCTACGAATTCGTCCTGCGTAAACCTGCACAAGCAGGCGGAAGCATTTTCTTTCTCATGTGGCTTGGCATTTACATGCCGCTGCGCTTCAACATGAACTTGGGCTATTACTTGCCGGATGAATTCACGACCTATGCCTTTAGCGACACACGCTACAAATCGTTAATCAAGTCTAACCCGGACTTGCTGCAACTCATGGAAGACTCGCAGGGTCATCGCGATATAGGCTCAAAGGCGATCCGGCGACTTGGTCTGTCAACGATCATGTTTTTATACACCGGCATGAATCAGAGTCAGGGCCGCGAGCAACAAACGATGCGAACGGAGTCCATGCCGCTTGATGCGCTGGTGTTCGACGAAGTGCAGGGAATGAGCCGGGGGCAGATTGAGAAAACTCAAGAGCGCATATCGGCCTCGAAGCTAAAGATAGTCGGCAAGGTATCGACGCCGCGTTGGCCCGAAGGGGATATTGACGAATGGTATCAGGAGACCGATCAGCGCCATTTTCACAGCGATTGCAAGTGCAGCGACGGGATCGACTTGGCCGACGAATGGCCGAACGTTATCGCGCAGGCCCGCGATGGGCGCGTGTATTACCGTTGCCCGCATTGCGACACTGACTTACTTGAGCCGTGGAATGGCCGGTACATCAAACACAACGACGCCAGCTTAGTGCCCGGCTTCACTTGGTCGCAGTGTATATCGAAGCGCGTCCATCCCTACGAAATGCTTCGCGCATGGGAAGATAGTCACGACAGGCAAAACTTTTACAATCGCAAACTCGGCAGGCCGTATAGCAATCCCAACGAAATACCGATCACGCTGGAACTGCTTAAAAAGATTTATCAGGATAACGATTGGCCGAGAAATTTATCTTTGCGGCAAAAGCGCGACGGCGAGAATTACATGGGCTTGGATCACATGGGGAACTTGAACGTTCATGTAATCAAAGAGCGCTTGCCGGGCGGCTACGAACGTTTGAAGCATCTGGAATGGACCGAGGATGAAGACCCGTTCAAGCGCAGCGCGGAACTCATGGACGAATACGGCATCCGGTTCGCGAGTCTTGAAGCGCTGCCGAACTTCAACGAGGCGTTTAAGTTTGCCAAAAACTTCCCTGGACGTGTTTTCGTTGTCGAGTATTCGCAAGCGATGCAGGGCGAAATGCTGCGTTGGATGGACCGCGACACAAGCGACCCGCAGGCTATCCGCAAGACAAGCGACGAGGCACGCAATAAATACGTTGTCAGAACCGAGCAGTATCGGTTCATGTCCTACGCTATGGGCAAGATTCAAGACAGCAATTTGCGCATGCCCGACCCGCAGCGCCATCCGCTGCTACAGCGCCGGATAATCCACGGGCGATTTCAAGAGGATAATCTTGCCTCGCTGTTTACAAAACACTTGACAAGAATAGCTCTAATCAGCGAGCGTAAGAATGAGAAAGAGGAAAAGCGAACGAACCGCGTGGAAAAGATCGGCAGCGAAGACCCGCATTTCGCCTATGCGAATATGTGTTGCGATGTTGCCATCGCCCGCGCCTACGGGACAACCCGCTTGCTCACGTCCGAGATGGACCATGAGGCAAAGGCCGAGACCGAAGCGGCGAAAGACCTGCGGGAGAACAATCCCGAGATGGTTCAAATCAGGGCCGTGCTGCCGAGCGCCGGGCGCATCGTGCGCGAGACTTGTGGGGCGTGCTGTAACTTCAAGCCGGACGACCCCGACGACCCGACGTGCGCCAATGGCCGGTGCCAGGGAATGACTTGGAACAATCAGAAAATCATGGCCGTTGATCCGAAATGCGAAGAATTTCTTCCAGTGTAATATGCCATCGCGCCATTGTTGGTTGTGAGTTGAGGGGAATGAACATCTGAAGCTTTGCGACTTCCCGCTTGCGAATGGCAAGACGTGCGACGCTAGTATTTGCGATCAACACGCGGAGAGTATCGGCAAGAATCGCGACGTATGCCCGGATCACGCCGTTGACTTGTTCTTTGAGAAGCATGCCGCGAAGTAAATCCTTGCGCATGCCTGCACCGCTCTGATAGTATTACAGGCGGTATAATCGGATGGCACAGCTCGAATCAAATTGTCGCGACTGCGGGGGGCAAATAATCGGCGATGATACGATCATCAGCCCCATTGCTTGTACGATTTGCGATGTTAATCGTTTCAGCGGTTATGATCTTGCCTTTCACAATCATTACCGGCATCAATGCTCGAACCGAATCTTACCGCCCACGCCCGAGCACCGCTGTCCGCTCTGTAGCCTATCGTTTGCCAGCGAGACCGATCTCTATAACCATGCAGTAGACCACACGTTCAACGAAGCGCGGGAATTGCTTGGCGCAATAGAAACGGCCAACGAAGCGGCAAACCCGTGGGTTGTCGAGCCGCCATACGTTAATCCGCCGCGAGTAACGGTCTATCAGTGCAACATTTGTCGCAGGTGGTATCCGACCGTTCGTGACCGCGACTTCTGTCAAATCAACCATCCCGAAGATAGGCGCGAGCCGTGGCTGTTACACTGTGCGGTTTGCGACAAGCGGTTTGCTAATCAAGACGACCGTGACCAATGCGAAGCCTTGCACCGTATCGCCGAGTCAAAACTGAATAAGCAGGATGAAGAAAGCCTAGAATTTTCCCGCGAGCTATCGATCCGCAACGCCCGCAAAGAGGGGCTATGAAAAAGCGCAAAGCCAAGAGTAAGCGTAAGGCCAAGGCCAAAACGCTCTACGAGATATTCAAGCCCGCGAGCGCCGACGTTTGCAAGTGCGGGCACCGGCGCGATCATCATGGGGTGCAGCGTGGCAACGACGCGCCGCGTTGTTTAGCGTGCAAGTCTTGCATGGCGTTTCGGAAATGAACCGCATCACGATAGGCCAGCGCATTTACGATCTTGGCAAGGTCTTGTCCCGGCGCATGAGTCAGGCCGAATGGACCGAAGCAAAGCAGCATCTACGGCGCGACGACAAGGCGCACGTCGTTAAAGTTGGCGACGAACTGTTCTATGTGATCGAAGCGAAGTTCGACCCGAAGTATTCCATGATCGACCTGTACTATCGGACGATGACCTTGAGCCACGTCATGCCGAGAAAGAGCCGTGACGACAGCGATGACGACGCGCCGAGCATCCGCAGCATCCGGCGCGGAGAGGGGGAGCTATGAACCACAAACGCGGCAGAGCAATCGTCTTGCTCTATTGGGTTTTGTGGAGCGCGACAGTTGTAACCAAGAACGATCAAGGTGGATGGACGTATCGCGGTGGACTCCACAGTGGCCCCGCAGCCGATTCGTTGCCCTCAAAACAACCGCAAGCGGGACAGACGCTATGGCACAAGTCCGGGCTGTTCTTCGATACGTTGAAAGAGTGCGAAGCCGCCGCGAAGAAATATACCGAGCAATGGCTTGTTTGTTTGCCGAACGGCGAGAAACCAAGATCGCCTTGACAGCCCAAAAGCCCTAAGCTAGAACCAACCTAGCGGGCTGGTGCTCTATCGAATTCTTGACAAGCAAAAGACCCTAAGCTATAAACCCTATTGAACCGCCGATCTTGCCATCCCGGTTCAATCCGTTGCTTGGGAATGCATCGGAGCAAAAGCGCCATCGGAGGGACTCCGGTGGCGTTTTTGTTTATGGACCGACAGGACGACCGCGCATGGCTACTCGAAGTCATTTTCTGGATTCGAGTTGTCGGCGTCATCTGGCTAATCGGCTGCGTTTTAGTTTGACAAACCCGCCGTTTGCGGCTATTGCGTAGGACTAAGCAGTCTTAGCAATTATCGAGCCGCCATAACCATGTCACCATTCGCCTGCAACCCGTTATTGGACTCAAGCCGAGAGTTGTCTTATATGGCCGCGCAAATCTACAATCTTGCCATCGAACGTCGACGCCGTATCCTCGCGCAGCGTGAAGAAATTCTAGCTGCGTTCATTGCCAAGTACGGCGACCTTGACCCGGCAGACTGCGAGCAAATCGTCCAGCGCGTCGACAGCGATATCGAAGTTTTTTACGTTCGAAAACGGCAGCGGTTTGACGAGCCGGTCGGCGGATCAGCGCCGTAGACTTGTCCGTCCATGCCTTAAAGGCCCGGATGAACTTCTCCGACAAATTTGCGATTATCACCAACGAGGGTGCGCCGATGGCTGAACGGCGCGACGTGAATAACGAACTATTTCGCGAGTTCTTAGACGAAGCGAAAGCAGGCGTCGTTCGTTCCGAAGAAGTGCTCATGCTCCAACAGCAATTGGAGTTGCAGAAGTCTGTGGACGGCACTTATCAAGTCCCGCAGATAGGGCAATGGCGCACCGGCATGGGGCCAACCGACGCGGTTGTTGAGAAGGCCGTCAAGGCCAACCCGCCCGGTGTCTTGCCGGTCATGCACCGCAAGGGATCGCATCGGTCGTATCTGTATATCGACGAACTCGGCATTATCAGCGGCGGTCACATGAATCATTGGGTGGAGAAACTTTCACCCTTTGGATTCACCGCGCTTAAAATGATGGTCGAGCATTGTCCGATCTTGAACGCAGCGATCATCACGCGCATTCGGCAACTGAACAGCATGTCATGCGCCTACGACTCGCAGGACGAACACCCGCTAGGTTTTGTCTGTATTCCCAAGCACAAAAAAGTCGGCGACAGGCTTACCGACGAAGAGAAGAAAACCGCCGAGGATATCCAAACGTTCATAATGAATTGCGGCGATGAACCCGACCCGCGCAAGCGCAAGTGGATCAAGCACCGCGATAATATGTCGACGTTTATCGCCAAGCTTGTGCGCGACACACTGACTTGCGACGCCGCGCCTATCGAAACCGAAATGACACAGGACGGTTCAAAGATCAGCGGCATCTACAACATTGCCGCCGAGACCATCCGCATCGCGCATGAAGAGGGCTATCTTGGCGATGACCGGATTATTGCGCTGCAAATTTACAACGATATGGTGTGCTCGTTTTACACGCCGCAGGATATCATCTACGAAGTGCGCAACCCGCGCACCGACATTCAAGCGAGCCGCTACGGCTACGGCGAGACCGAAATGGTCGTCAAGCTTGTGACCGGCTTTTTGAACGCATTGACGTACAACCAAGCGTTCTTTGATCGGAACAACATTCCACGGGGCATCTTGACGGTATTCGGCAACTTCGATCAGAGCCAGTTAAACGACTTCAAGCGTATGTGGAACGCGAGCCTATCAGGCCCGGCGCAGCGCTGGCGTTTACCCGTGTTCGTTTCACCGAACAAAGAGGCATCAAGCACGTTCACTAAGATCGATGGCGAAGTGAACGAAATGATGTTCGCCAAGTGGATGACTTTCTTGACGAGCATTATCTGCGCGATATGGGGCATGTCGCCTGAAGAGATCAACAGCGACGCTTTTACGTCGCGGTCGTCAACGCCACTTGGCGGCGAAGATACCAGCGAGAAACTGGCGCACGCCAGAGACAAGGGGCTTGAACCGCTGGCGTCTTGGATTGAGGGAATCTACAACGAGTTTATCATCCCGGTCTACAATCCTTGCTATGTCATGCGGTACATGGGGCTTCATCCCGAAGAGCAAAAGAACATCTTCGAAATGAAGAAACTCGCGTGGACCGTAAACGAAATGCGGCACGCGCTAGGCGACGACGAAATGGAAGACGAAGACTTGGGCAACGCGCCGCTCAACCCCGTGCTTATGCAGGTTTATCAGGGCAAGCTAATGCAAGAGCAACAAGAGGCTATGGGCATGGGGGGGCAAGCGCAACAGATGGGTTTACCGCAGGACGTGCTCAACAATCTTGGCGACGATGAAGAGGGCGGCGATCAGGAGAGTCAGGGCGGCGGCGCGATGGCCGGACGGCAGAACAACGGCATGGCCGCAGGCGAGCAGGGGCAGCAAAACATAGCGCAGGCGGCGACCAAGAGCGCCAAGGAAAAGTTTTTGGTTGTCGTAAACAAAGGCAAGGATCGCTACGATAACTGGACGTTATGATGAAAACGCCATTGATTATTTTACTCGGGCTCATGCTTTGTGGGCGCATGGCATTGGCCGCAACCGCCGATCTTGCATGGACCGACAACGCGAACAACGAAGACGGCTTTGTGCTTGAGCGGCAATTGAACGGTTCGCCGTGGCAAGTGGTGGCCGCAGCGATAGGCGCGAACATCACGGCTTACAGCGACAGCACGCTACAGGACGGCATATTGCCAAACACCTACTGTTACCGCGTGGCCGCGTTTAACGCGGTAGGCGCGTCCGCGTATTCGAATGCGGCGTGCAAGACACTGGCGGGAGCGCAGACTCCCGATGGCACGTTCGTTCCGCCAGCCGCGAACATATCGAACGTTGTGACCCGCGCCGACGTGTGGAGTTTAGGATCGGAAAACTTAGCAACGCCGGGCAATTATTGGGTGCTGCGCAATAATGCCCGCGTGTTCGATGCGAGCGGCAGTAAGCTGGCATTGTGCAACGGGACAGTCCATGTGCTCGGTCGGTCGAAAACGTGGTGGCGCTTTGTTGGTTCGTGGGTGAATCTCAATACGGCGACCCCGCCATGCAATCCGCCAGCGCCGTGAGGATACCGTATGGCAACAAGACTCGATCAGGTTGAAAAGGGCGTCGCGGCGCTCAACGTGCGCGTGACTAGGGTTGAATTGGCGATGAGCGAGTCAAGCTTCATCGAACTTGTCACGGTGCTAAAGACAATAAGCGCCACGTTGACCAACATTCACCAAGCCATTGAAAGCATTAGCAGCGGGGGGATTACGCAAGCGCAGATCGATGAGCAGGCAGCGCGAATTAGGGCGAACAGGGAGAAGATCGAAGAGGCGAAAAAATAGGAAAGGGGGGAATTATTATGGCAGTAGATTTACAGCCGCTTGTTGATGCGGTAACAGCGGAAACGACAAGTCTGGATTCGTTTGTTACTTTCGTCGACCAGCTCAAGACGCAGTTAGCCGATGCGTTGGCCGGTGATCCATCAGCGCAGGCAATTGTTGATGGAGTCCTGGCGAACGTATTAGCCAACAGGCAGAAAATCGCTGACGCTATGGCGGCGAACGTGCCGTAAGCCATGAGGCAAGCGTAATGGTGATGGGCGCGGCCTTCACGGGCCGCGCTTTATTCTCAATTCAAACGTGGGGCAAATCCATGAAACTAGGAAAACTGATAGCGGAGCATGACGAGCGCAATCTGAAACTGAAAAGCTTGCTTAGGGCGTTCGAAGTGCCCGAAGAGTACGACTTCGACACGATACATCCCGGTGTGCCGACGCCGATGTTCGCCAACGATCAGTATGGCAATTGCGTGATTGCCGGGCGGGCGCACCAGACCTTGCGCTTCGAATTGATCGAACAACAGAAAATACTGCCGATCACCGATCAAGAAGTTATCGATCAATACTTGCGCGAGACTCACGGAGAGGACAGCGGGCTTGTTTTGTTGCGTTCGCTTCGCACTTGGCGGCGCAAGGGATGGGAAGCTGGCGGCGGGAAGTATCAGTGCAGGGCGTATGCGGAAATCGATCACCACAACCCCAACGAAGTGAAGGCCGGTATCTTCGCCGATCTCGGTATCGGCATTGGGCTGTCACTGCCGGATAACTGGCAAGAGGCAATCGATGCGGGTAAGCCGTGGAGCGATACCAGTTTCGCGCCGAACCCGTACAACGGCCACTACGTTTACATCTTGGGCTACAACGCGACGTGGCTGACCTGCGTGACGTGGGGCCGCAAGCAACCGATGACGTGGGCGTTTTTCCAACGATACTGCGATGAAGCTTACGCGATCATCGACGCCCAAAACACGACCAAGCGAAAGAGCCTGTTGGACTTGGGCTTACTCGACAAGTTCTTGGAGCGAGTCGACGAAGAGCGGGAAGCGGAACCGGACGCGAACGCGGTGCCGGTGACAGAGCCGCAGCGGACAGATGACCCTGGCGCTCCCGAAGATTACCAAGAGGCGGGCGACGAACTTGAAGCCGACAGGCAAGAGTCGGGGGAGAGCAAAGAAGATCAGGCCGAGCATTTAGAAAAGGGGCGCGGCACGCGACGGCGGCGACGGCATGACTCACACGGATCAAGATCGAGTGCGCAGCAAGCTTAGAGCGTTGGCACTGATAGTCGATCCGTCTGAAGTCGCTCGAAGCGCAGCCGTCGTGGAAACGGTAATAGTCGACCCGCTGGAACGGACGCCCATGCCATCACGATCAGGTGATCGGTTGACCGATGAATTCTTAGGGGCCGACAGAGCGGAATCTGGAGAAAGCATGGCCGATCAAACGCGCCACTTAGGGGGAAGCCGGACAGCTAAAAAAGACGAGTAAAAGTGAACCTGCGAATAGAGAACCTTGAGAGTGCTTCGCCCGAACAGATCGAGGCGCTTTTGTTTATAGTCCAAGACTTGCATGACCCGGTATGCAAGGCCGTGCGGACTCCTACGGGACAAGCCATGTCCGAAGAGTTTGACGAATGGTTTTTGAATCAGCTTGCAGGCCGGGCGCGGCAGCATTTCGTGAGCGCACAGCGCCATATCTGGCGTGTTGTCGAGGATTATTTACGCCAGCACGGCGGCACGTTCGCTAACTTAACACCCGCGCAGCTATCGGAACTGGAAACCACGATGTTCGAAGTCGGCTTGGCGCACACTTCGCGCATGGTCGGCATTCCGGTTGACCCGGCAGTCGAGCGCCGGTTGCGCCGATGGGGCTGGACTCAACAAGAAGTTTTAGACTTTCCCGGTTTAGCTTATCGCTTCGCGCTTATTCGCCACTTGATTCAAGCGCGACGGTTGCGGACGTTCGACGAACTTGTCCGGGCCGCGATGGCGCATCCTGTATCGGCGGCAGAGCGGCAGGCGATAAATATTGCCCGCAGTGAAAGCTTGAACCTGCTTATGCCAGTTTATGACCAAGCGGGCAGGCTTATCCGTGGGGCGGCTTTACGGCGCGAGCGCGAGTTGCTTCGCAACATGATAAGGCAAGGCATCGAGCGGCGAATTCATCCGTTAGCGCTTGCCCGCGATATGTTCAAAGAGGAAAGAGCAGGCGGGATATACCGTGACTTCGAGAGAATTGCGCGTACTGAAATCGCGAATGCGTACAGCGTTGGAAGCTGGCGGGCAGACCGAGCTAGTGGAAAGTTTACGCTCCAAGATAGAGTCTACCGCATCACGCGACCGAACGCCTGCAAAATCTGTCTCGCGCTCTACACCAACCCGGATGGCACGCCGAGACTCTATCGTGTTCGCGATCTTGAGAACGGCACTGCGCCAGAAATAGATATTGGCGTGCGCAAGGAACGGCTATACCGCGCCGTAATTGGCGCGACGCATCCGAACGAAATGTGCTCGGACTGGCAAAAGTATTGGGGCGAAGTAACCAACACGCTATTCGAGCAGCACGCCGGACCATACCGTGCGGGGCGTGAACAAATGGGGCTGGACGTAGAGGGGCCAATACCAACCGAGCCGTTACGACCGACCGGCACCGAGCCGATCACGGCATATTAACCAAGGGGGCGTTATGCTACGACGAGTGCTGCAAATTTTGGCGGCGATTGTACTCGGTTTTATTTGTTACCATGCTGTAATTTGGGTGCTTGGCTTGTTGGGCTTGACGGTGCCGCCTCAACTATTGTTGGGGATCGTGGTGTTTCTCGTAATTATTACGATCCTCGGTTCGCTAAATGGCAAACTTGATAGTTGGTGGATTTGACTGCGGAGAGAGCTATGCACGAGACTGTTCGATTCTTGTACTACGACACGGGGGATGGTTGCGTGAAATGCAAAGCCGTGGTGAATCGGATACCGTTAGAAGTCAAAGAGTTGAATCGTGACATGGCGCGGGAAGCGATGATCCGCAAAGTCAAAGCAACGCTCACCGACAATGCAAACGAGTGCGAAGACGTGGAAATAAAATACTAAGGAGCCGAGTCCAATGAGACCAACCTATGAATGGCGCTAGGCGCAACGCTGACACCCGTTACTCAAGCGGATGGTTCGCTCGGCTTCAAGACGATAGACGGGCCGACGCATCTATTTCAAAATCAATCTCTTAACGCGCTGCTACTTGACGCCAAGAGCGCCGCAGAAAATGGCCGGGCCGCAGTTGTCGCGGGCTTCGAGCCGAACCTATTCATTTATCACACGGCAGCGACTTTCAGCCTTGACGTTTACACGTCGCCGGACGGCGTGAATTGGATCAAGGTCGCGACGGTTACGCAAGCAACGGCGATCAAATCGCTTGGGCGAAATGAGCTGCACTTCCCTATCCATTCAATCATTGTTGACTTGACGGCGGCGGCTGGCGGCAACGTGAGCGCCCAAGTCTACGCGGAGCGCCGCAAGTAAATGGAGCTGCTCGGCAACTCGATTGACAGCCCGATCTACCGGCTGGACAATTTCGACGAACGGTTCGCGTTCTTCGACGCGAGCGAATCAGCGGGCGATAGTCCGATCCTGCTTACGCAGGGATGGGAGCCGAGCATCAGCTTTTTCGGATCGCTCGGCATCTTCGCCAAGGTTGATATCTTCTCTTCGCCGGACGGCCAAAACTTCGTATGGATGGGCGAGTCGACGGCGCTTGACGACTTGTTTGGCCGCAACGAACTAAAGTTTCCCGCGTATGCCATGAAGCTAAACATCCCGCTTGTCGCCAGCGGCATGACCGGCGTCGCGATCAAATCGGTATCGGCCAACAATGGGACGGGCAACGGCACGCTGACTTTCACGGCGGTTGGGCAAACCCTGAAATGGACTTCGCCGGGCGGGGTTATCGGCACAGCGGTAGCAGTCGGCGCAGGCGGCGAGTTTACCTTGCTCGACGGCACAGACCCCGAAGTCGAAACGCCGAAATCTATCACGGTCGTTGTGACGGTCGCCGACTTGCCGGTCGGCAATGACACGCAAACGGTCGCGACGGTGCCAGCCAATATCAACGCGCATTTCTACGGAGAGCGTCGCCATAGGTGAAAACATGGCAGTTGAAGTAATCGACCAAGTAGCCCGTGATGAACTTATCTATCACGAGACAACCACTGATCCTCATGGGGGCGTGTATGCCCTAGCCACCGGCGACTCGATTTTGCCCTATGCGATTCTCGCGTCGCCGACTAAGGTTTGGAAACTGACTATCGACGACGATGGAATTCTCACGGCGACGGAAGTGACGGTGTAAATATGCGAGTAGTCAAAACGATTTTGCTCCCGCTGATTCTGTTTATACAGGCCCAAGCATTCGCAGCGGATTCTCAAGAATACGTCACGACCGATGCGCCGCAAACGTTGTCGAACAAGACGCTTCTCGCGCCGGTTCTCAAGGGCACGGTCGTATCGGACGCCGACTTGATCTTTCGCTTGGGTGGGGCTTTGCATACCGCGCCGACAACGATAGGGCCGACGCCGCCCGCAACCTGCGCAATCGGCGATCAGCATTTTAAGACGGGAGTGCCAGCTTCAGAAGTCCTGATGGGATGCTTGGCGCCCGATACTTGGGCGACCATTGGGGGTGGCGGTGGGGTCGGCAGTGACGATCAGATAGCATCCGAAGTGCCATTTACGCCAACGGGCAATATCGCCGCGAACGACGTGCAGGGGGCAATTCAAGAGTTAGACACCGAAAAATTCAGTCAGGCAAATGCCAACGCGATTGACTTCGTGGTCGGCACGGCAACCGGAGCAATTACCGGGGAGCGCGTCGCGACCGATACCGCAACCATTGACGTTGATATTGGCACTGCCGGGCAGGCCAAGTGGAACGTTGTTGGAAACTCTATAGGGCCAAACCAGATAGATGAAACGGCGAATTTCGCATGGAGCGGAACTCAAGACTTTACCGGCGCAACGTTGCTCGGCGAAATCGATACGCTCGATACAGTGATGGCGCGTGGCAACACGACCGATAATTGTACGCAGACGGATAAATGTCAGTTCGGCAATGGGAATGTATTTTGGGATATTTATTGCGACGACGTGAACGTCTGTTACTTCGAGACTTCGGTGGCGGGCGACTTTCGGATAAGAGCGCGAACCGGCCATAAAATCGAGCTATACGACGAAGAAGGCGCGACGCCGATTCTCACCTTTAATCCCGGTGCGGCTACGCAACTCGATAAGTATCTTTTTGCTCCAGCGCACAGGCCGAAGAAAACCGTAGTTTTGACAGCGGATTCGTTTTACATGCAAGGTTCTTGCGCTCTAAACACCACCTTGGCGTTAATCAGTGGCGGCTTAATCGAGCCGTACATTACCTGCACGGATTCAAATAGCGACGGATTCCACCGTAGCTATAAAATGCCAAAAAGTTGGGACGGCGGAACGCTCACGTTTGAAGTGGGTTTAACGAATGTCAACGCGAGTCCAGCCAATGATTTCGAGATAGACTTCTCGGCGAGCTGCGTGCCGCTTGGAACCGCGATAGCGACAACGATTTCAACTACTGGTGAGCAGCCGGTCAATGTCGATTTTGACGCCGGTGGGACTTGCGGCGGTTCGGCCTGCGTGCAGAACGCCCTTGTGAAAAAAATAAGCGCAGCGGTCACACCGAATGGCACTTGTGCTGGCGGCAATTTGCTACGCATACAGGGGCAAATCGATGCTACCGCAACGACAACGACTCAAGTCGCTAACGTGAAGATCGTCGACGTTACAATGGAATATACAGTCGTATCACTATCGGATTAGCCATGAAAAAACTTCTCACTACTGCCATCCTCGCGGTCTTGCTCTACGCCGATCCGGCGCTGGCTTACAAACTGGCGACAGGCCGCTACACCGGAAATATAGCCGATGATAGGACAATCGATATTTCCGACTGGTCGAACCCGACCGTTGCCGATTTTCAACCTGATGCCGTGGTGGTTAAGTGCGACTCGGCCAACCATGCCATGTTTCGGAATTCTTCGATGGGGAGCAGCGAAGCGCTCCAAATGGCGGTCGGCAACGTCACGATGATTAGCAACACGATTCAAAGCTTTACCACCAACGGTTTCGTCGTCGGTTCGGACGCACGCGCCAACGCATCGGGTGCGAGTTGTTATTTCGTCGCGTGGGGCTACGACGCGAACAATGATATGGCAGTCGGGACTTACGTTGGCGATGGCACGACGGATGCCCGGCCCATTGATATCAGCGCGACCAGTGTTGGCAGCGTGCCGGATTTCCAACCGGAATGGTGTGCGATATTTGAGCAAAGTGCCGGGACCGCCAATGACGGTTCGTGGCGTTCGAGCAATTTCGCCGCTAATTCTAGCGCCAATTTCTCTGCTTCGGCGTTCGACGCCAACGCAATCGAATCGTTTGACGCCAACGGGATCGTCGTTGGCACCAGTGGGCTAGTCAACGAATTAGACTCAAACTATTTTTATATCTGTACCAAGCAAGTATCCGCGAGTTTCTCGAAGTCTGGTAATTACACGGGCAACGGCACCAGTCAGTCATTCACATCCTTTACCTTTCAGCCACAAGTTATTTTTGTCAAAGGCAACTCGGCAACAACGGCTACCGCAATAAAAATTCCATCCATGACTACGGACGTGCGTTGTAGGACAGACGCCACGACTTGCGGCACCGGGGGCGCAACGATTGACGCGGATGGCTTTTCAGTGGGATCGAGTACGGCGGTAAACGAAAGTTCGGTGGTGATGCAATACTATGCGTTCCGGGCACCATCTTACGCAGGAGCGACGGCAAGGCACGTCGGACCTATCCATTTTCCGTAGAGAGTTATATATGAAAAAACTATTCTTGATTTGGTTCCTTCTACTTGTAGTCTCTCCCGGTTGGGCGGCGACGACCTACTACGTCGGCAAGTCCGGCAGCACCGGAAACTCATGTACGACCGCACAGAGTCCGACTGGCACAAACCGCAAGCTGACCATTGCGCAGGGGCTTGCTTGCACCACGGCTGGCAATGGCGACACGGTAGTAGTCGGCAACGGCGATTACGACGAAACGCTATGGGATTCGCTTTTGAAATCGGGGGCATCTATCAATTCGCCCACGACTCTCAGAGCGGAAAACCGGCGCATGGCCGTAATCAAGCCTGTCACCAGTCAGACAAATGACTGGATCGCTATAAAGTTTGGTGCCACGACGAACTATTTCACGGTCGACGGCATGAAGATCGATATGGGGTCGATCAGCAATCCATCGAACGAAAAATGCGTAGAGGCGGGCAGCAATCAAACGCAGAGCTACTTGACGTTCATAAATGTAGATTGCGGCAACGTGGAAGCCGATGGCGGGGATGGGATGGGTTTTCAAGAGGGCGTAACCAACGTTGTAATAAAAGACACCTATATTCACGACATAATCCAAACCCCTATCCATGATCCAATTGGGGAGTCGCCGGGAAATCATGGGATTTACATGGGGTCTAGCGGAGCATTGATCGAGCGTGTTCATTTCAAAAATATCTTTGGCTATGGCATCCAGCTTCACAATTCGCGTGTCTCTTCATCGAATCACACGATCCGGTATTCGTTTTTTGAACTCGTTGGGCAGCGTTACGGTTCCATCTATGAGGAAGGCGGCATTTACGCAAATGATGGAAATGGAAACATCATCCATCACAACATTATCAACTCGCGGGGCAGTCGCGGAATTTATGTCGGCGGCAGCGCGAGCATGGTTTTCAACAACACGATTTACTGCTCAGGGGAGTCCGGCACGCAAGGTCTCGTATTTGCCGCAAACAATCCGCTCGCCAAAAATAATACTATTCACAATTGCTCCACGGCCATAAGCGGAAGTTCGACCAATTCATCGAACAACCTAACGACCGGCACGCCGACCGACATTTTCGTCAGTCCATCGACGTTGAATTTCAATCTCAAGGAAGGCAGCGCGGCTATCGGTTACGGCGTGGCGATTTCAGGATTCGCCAGTCATTGCGTCGGCACTTGTGACGCTGGTGCCCTCATAGCATCAAAGCGAAATAGGGGAGAAGTGGCGGACAGCACGCACTATAGCGTCATATACGACTTACCGATCCAAGCCACCCGCAACAACGTGGGGCTACAGACCTGCACGGCTACCAATATAGCGCTCACCGAAAATACTGGTGGCGGCGACGTTGGAAAAACCGAGAGTAGTTGCTCTGTCGTGGGAACGTCTACCGTGAACGTTTTGGTCAGTCCCGCCTATTCATCGGACAGCACGGTCAAGGATGCTTACAACCGCAGCGCACCGCCGTCGCTCATGGACTCCGTGGCGATTGGCGATCCCAACGGCGCGCTTGGGACAAACTACTTCAACGCCTACGTTCGCACCTATGCCGCCACGGGGGGGGCAAACGACTTGGGCGGCGGCGGACCTGTTCCTATCGCTCCATCGGATTTCAGATTTCATCAACTACGAGGGACCGAAGCAGCGCCAGCATTGCTTTGCGCCACTTGCACGCAAAACGTCAGCATAGAGTTACCACCGGGCGCGGCGTTCCGTTTGCGTTTCAAATTTCAGACCGATGGCGACCCGCCGCCTACCGCGTTTGTTCTTCAAAACTCCAAGGATGCGGCAGCATACGCGAGCATTCCCGACACGGTTGGCAACAATTTGATCTTGTGGTACGGCACAACCGGAAGCGCCGATATTCCAGCGGCGGGCACCGCGACGACCGAACTGCTCACAAGCCACAAAGCTTCCAATACGGCGTGCGCCGTTGTCCGCAGTTCCGCCGACTTTCCACTAATCGATTTGAACAACAGTGAGACCGAATGCGAGTATGTTTTGAAACTCGATAACAAAGTAACCAAGGGCACGACTTACGATTTCCAAGTGTTCAAGTCCGATGGCACGCCGTTGGATACCGTTGTGACGGCGAGACTCACCGTTGGAGCCTATATCGCGGGCTGGTAAAAGAGAGCGATGCGTTATGACAGAACCGAATCAAGAAAAAGCTGGCGTCGAAGTTAGCGGATTTGGGGGAACTCTAAAATTATTTGGCGGCAATTCGTTATTTTTCTTTTTACTCCTCGTTCTTGCCTTAAATATTGGCGTTACGCTTTGGGAGCACGTTCAGAGGCGTATAGAACACGAACAGATCATGTGCTCGACGAAGTTAGCGATTTTTGTCTATACGACGCCGAGACAGCCGGACGGTAAGGTGAACATTGAGTGGACAAACATGGACGTGGGATTATATGCCTGCGTGCCATCCTGGCTCTACAAGAGGAATTAAACCAATGCAAGTAGCAGATGGAATAGCAAACCCGGAGCCGGTAATCAACGCGGTCTTGGCCGCGCTTGAAGCGCAGCGCAGCGCGTTTCTCACTAACTGGCTGCTGGTCACTTTGATCCTTATAGCCGCACTTGTCGCGTTGGGAGTGGGCGCTGTCTTGGTTCTTGTCAACAGAATTCAAGAGCATACCAACGGGATGCAGACAGCGCTCGTTGAAGCCACTAGGAAAATGGCGCTCATCGAGGGTGAAGTAAAAGGGCGCACAGATCAACAAGCGGAAGATAAAGAAAGAATTGAACATGAGTAGAATGGCGTTAATTTTCGTTGTTGCTTTAGCGTTGTGCGCCGCGCCGGTCTATGCACAGGACGATCCACCGGCGACGCGCCGGGAACTTGACTTGACCCTGCAAGCGGTGCGGTCTCAAAAAGAAAAGTACGCAGCGCGATACAACTTGGGACAAATGATGATGTCCGAAGCCGAGCGGCAAATCGTGGAGCTGTCACAACGCGAGTCGGCTCTGGTAATCGCGATTAAGCAGATTGACGACGACGCGAAGAAGACCAAGGCAAGCAAATGAAAACTGCCATCCGGCAAGATTTAGTCGCGAAAGGTAAACGTTCGAATTGGGGTAAAAACGGCTCTCTCGGCAGTCCAGCCGCGCCCGATACGCTGATAAATGATTTTATCGTCAACTCTAAATCGATCAGCCGCCTCCGCGACGGTCATCGTTTCGTTTGCAATGGAAATCCTGTGATTGACTTCCTTGTTATTTGCTTGCTCTTCGCGAGTTGCCCATCGGCAGTTCGCAGTCCAACTATTTTGCTTGCATTCGTCGCAGTGGCCGCACCAGTAACCCTTATTATTATCTCTGCGATCAAGAGTCATCCCCTTTGGCCGTGCGCCCATATCCGCCAAAAACTGCTCAAAGTTCTCCTTCCATCCGCGACACATGTAAATACCGCGTCCGCCGTATCGTTCAAAGGATTTGCACTGCGGATTGGAGCATCGGTTTTTAGCCGAAAGCCATATCGTATATTCGGTTGTCATCCGCTTCCGTCTGGCATTCCCGTGCTTCAATCGTTTTTGAGCGGCCAGGGTTCGCTGTTCACAACCGCAACTTGTACTTCCGCCGCGCCTAAGCGAATCGCCATGAACGTTTTTTTCGGTGGCGTTCGCACAGTCACACTTGCAAAACCAAAAACGATTGCCGATGTATTTCAGAACGGTCCAGTGGCCGAAGAGTCGGTTAGTCAAATCGATACGTTCAGACATAATTGGAAGAATTTATAGTCCGAAGGGTTCTAAAATGAAAGAGTCGACACAGATTAAGCGCATGGAAAAAATAACTCGATTGCGCGAGGAACTACTGACTTGGCAACAGATCGTCGTTAATCAAGAGCTGCGTATCGACCGGCTCGAATGCACGATCTCGGCGCTGGTCACGACGCTCAATGCGCAGAAGCGGCTTGAGAAGTTCGACGTTGCCAAATTGAATACCGCGATGGACAACATCGTTAAAATCCGCAAGGCACAGGCGCAGGCACAGGCGCAGGGCAATGGTCACGATCATGCGCCGCAAGAAGCCCATGCTGATAGCGATCAAGGCTAGTCCTACACCCGCGCAGATTGAAGCGGGGAACTATCCGAAGCGGCACCTTTGGCTTCACGGATTTAACATATCAATCGAGAACCCCAAGGGGTCGACTCGTTCCGGCGTCGACCGGCACGGCGAGAAGTGGTCGCAAAAGATCACTACCGACTACGGCTACATTCGCGGCACCAACGGTGGTGATGACGAGCAGATCGATTGCTACGTCGGGCCGCATCCTGAATCCGAAAAAGTCTTTGTCATCAATCAAGTGGTCGACGGCCAGTGGGACGAGCATAAGGTTATTCTCGGCGTCGACAGCGAGCAGGAAGCCCGCGAGATATATTTGTCGAATTACAAACCAGGCTGGAACGGATTAAGCAGCATTAAGGAAAAGACCCTCGAAGAATTCAAGCACTGGCTCAAGAACGGGCGCACCGACGAAGCGATCAAGGGGCTAATCCTCGATGACGAAGCGCGCAAGTTGGCCGAAGATGCCGTCATCCGCGAAGCCAAGAAAAAGCCCGAAGCTTTGCAGCCGCACAAGTTCAAGCCCGCGCAGTGGACGCACAAGAACGGCCATCCGCGTTGTTTAATCTGCGGCGACGAACCGACCATGAGCGGTATTTGCAACAAGGCACTCGACCGCACGACCATCGGCGTCGTCTTAAAGGCCATCCGCGACTTACCCTTGTTGCCGTCTAAGAAGAATCCAGCCGTGCGCCGCCATCAGCGCACCGCAGCTCAAGCGCTGAATGCGAACATGGTGGTCGATCAGATTGCCTCGTTGAAAGAACAGATCGAAGCGAAGTGGCATGAATATCTCAAGGGCGGCAAAGACCCCGACGCCAAAGGGCAAATGCAAGAACTCGAAGCGAGGCTCAAGGAACTCGCCGCCAAAGTATCGCCCAAGACCATCGGCGTGATCGAATACTTCGATCCGCAAACGAACAAGGGCGCTGTGATCCATGCGAGCACGAAGAACCCCGGCGCGTATCAAGTCACGTTCTTTGACGACCGGGGCTTTATGTCGGACGAGCAGGCAAAGGATATTCTCGAAGCGGTGCACGATGCGCGAACCATCGCCAAGCAGCGATCATCGGGACAATTGGACAAGCTGGCGACGACCGAAGCTTTTCAGAAGGGCAACGAACTAAGCCGCGTCGTCGGCATGGCAAACCAGCGCCGGTTCAAGGGCGACTCTCAGGGCGCACGGGATATCGAAGATGCGTATGACGCGGGCGGATGGGAGCAGGCGGAAAGCCTGTTTAAGCAGCAACAGCAGGATGTCTCAAAATCTATCCGCGATCTTCCGCTTCTCCCGTCGCACGCTAACCCGCGAATCCGCCGTCATCAGCGCACCGATATTGACCCCGCCGTGGAGCAGGGGGCGCGAGTCGACGAAGCGTTTGGCAAGGAACGGCAACAGACAATCGGTTGGGAAGACCTTGAGCCGCAGATCACCACTCACGTCGACGGCATGATGCGAAGCAATGCTCACTCGCAGGACATTCGGGAGTATTTTCGCGAACAGGGCAGAGAGCACCCCGAACACAATGGAGAAGTGGAGAGAATCTACACCCGATGGTCGCGCCATTGGGAGCATTACGGCAACGAAATGCCGCCAGAGATCGGCACCGCCTGGACGCAGCTCCAACGCGAAGCGCCGACGCAGGCCGAGCGGGCGCGAACGACGACCGAAAAGCGTCAGGCTCGCGGGCGCACTAAGGGCAGCGTCACATCAGAAACGGAACTAACTGTTCGCACCGAAGATCGGCAAGAACTGGACGACAATCTGCTTTACAGCTACGGCACGTCAATCGATAAGATTGCCGCAGCGTTCAGTCTCAAGCACGATGAATTTTATACCGGCGAACTCACGATCACCGCGCCGACCAACGCGAACGAACTTGAAGTCTACGCGCTGATCCGCCGCCGCTCCGATAATGCCGTCGCTGGCTCGGCGCTGCAAAGCATTTATTTAGGAGCTGGTCGGGCGTACATCAGCAGTTTCTTTCTCAAAAATAAGTATCAGGGCAAGGGCATCGCTGCCGACCTGCTTGAGCAAAGCTTCGCGTATTACAAAAAAGCTGGAATTGAGCGCGTTGACTTGCTCGCCGATGGCGACGTTGGAAAGTACGCATGGGCGCTTTACGGGTTTGACTTCACCGACGAAGATCGACGCGCCGGGATGCTGGAAAACTTTCAATCGGTGGTGAACGACTTCGTGCGGTCAAACGATGCGAAGTTTACCCGCCAGCAAAAGAACAAGATCATTGAAGCCGCAGAGAAATGCACTTACGCATGGGACATTGCCCGGTTTAGAATCAACGGCGAGAAGATCGGCAGGGACTTTTTGCTCGACATGGGCGATTGGAACGGCGAATTCAAGTTTAACGCTCACGTTCCGCACGAGAAGATTTTCAAGCTATGCGTCAACGAACAAAAGGCAAAGGCTCGGCACTTACTGGCGAAGGCTATCATGGGCGACAAAGACAGCGAAATTTTTCATCGCGGCGTTCTCAAGAACGAAGACAAGATTCTTGAAGCGCTCGACAAGAAACTCGGCTCGCTCGATTTCGATTACCGGGAGAAACCTTGGAAGCCGAAAGTGTACTCCGCGTTGCCCGATGCGTGGAAGGCGATCCGCGACTTGCCCTTGCTTCCATCGAAAAAGAATCCAACGGTGAAGCGACACCAGCAATTAAACAAACCCGTTACGCAACAGCGCGAAGTCAGCCCGGTGCAACACTCAGACGCGCAGCTTGAGAAATACAAAAATAATCTTGGACGGGCAGGTGTGCCGATCACAGATGAGTTGTGGTCCGGCGCATTCATCACGCCAGATAGGAAAGCGGTAGGAAAACCGTTTTATCATGGTGGTCGCCAGGAACACGAAGACATAGCCAATATCGCCATACATGGGCGACCGCGGGGCGACGGTGAACGTAGCATTAGGAAATTGCTTACAGATGGTTGGGTGAGGCGTGGTGCGTCCTTTGATTACGAAGTCGGAACCGAAAGCGCATTCCGTATTGTGGAAGACTGTATTATGGCAAGTCTTAGAAAATTCCCGCAGGCACCAAAGCAAACGGTCGTTTTAGACTTTTCATCCGATAACCGCTCAAAGAATCGGTACTACGAATTCTCCATGCGCGAGTTTATGGAGAATGATTTTTCTCTCTATCGCACGATGAAGAAATGCGGCCCTAGCACTTCATTGTGGAAGGGCATTGTCATCGCCATCAAGGCGATAGGGAATCTTCCGTTACTGCCAGCTCCGTCAAACCCCGCAGTGCGCCGTCACCAGCTTGTCGGCAAGAACCCGCTCAAGATGGGCGGCGAGTTGCATTCGCTGATTCGTGAACACGACGACAACTGCGAGAATTGCGGCGAGCGGACTAGACACGCGCAGTATCAGAACTCGGCAACCGGGCAGCATGCGTCAGTATGCGAGAATTGCTGGCATGACAATTGGAGCGGCAAAGATTTCCGCTTCATGGATCACGCGAAGAAAGCAATCGGCGATTTGCCGCTATCACCCTCGAAGAAGAACCCGGCAGTCATGCGGCATCAGGGAAGCAACCGCATGGAGTGGAACGCCCCGCCACGGCAACCGGCCATCCCCCCCGGCGCGTTTCGGGCGGTACGGCTCAAAGACGGCACGGTGCATTCGTCTTGGCTCGATCACAACGCCGCGATTCAAAGAGCGTACAAGCATAAAAACCCGCAGGGCAGTGTCACCGACCCGGCGTTCGGCAAATTCTCCGAGTCTTTCTACGGCAACGAAGAGCACGGCGAGCGCGGCTATCATCCAAAGGATCACCCCGAACATTTTATCCGCGCACGCGACGTGGAGATTGACAAGGCGATCCGCGACTTGCCGCTCAAGCCATCGAAGAAAAATCCCTCAGTCATGCGCCATCAAACCGATGAAGAGCTGGACGCGCAATACATGGCCGAGGCTAAGGCGCGTCGTGAAGCACGATGGGCCGAAATGCACCGGCGCAATCCGGGGCTGGCGGCACAGAATGCGCTCGAAGATAAAATCAAGGAACAGCTCAAGACGGTTAAATCTAGCTCGTTTAATTTGAGCACAGACGACGGTTGGCGAAAGATGATTACGGCCACCGAAGCGGCCCTGGCAAAGATCGGTTTGCGCATGACACGCCAGCAGATTTACCGTATGCACGCGAGCGATAAATTCAAGGATGTTTGGATGGAAGCCGAGTATGCCGCCAAGGTCGCCAAGCCTATCAAGAAAAGCGTTGCGTTCGTCGTCACGCCGACGCCCAACGGCGTCAAGCTTGGCAACGTCATCTTCGCGATCATGCCATCGGTGCGCAAAGGCATTATCTCAACGCCGCATCTTCCCGGCAGCAACAAGATTGATTGGGCCAACGTGCCGGTCGGCGCGTCCGTTTGGATTACCGTAACCGATCCAAGTTCGCCGCTCGCCGGTCGCCATATCTTAATCACCAAGCGGGCCGACAATCAGGCCGTCATCGATCCGGGCGAAGCGCGTCGTGCTGGTTACAAAGTCGGCGACTGGCAAGAAGAGTCCGGGCTGGCGCACGCGAGTTTCCAGATGGGCGCGTTGAAAGAGCAGCGCAAAGACGTAGAACAATGGGCGGCATACGAGAAGCGCCGCGAAGAACGCGCACCCTACGAGGCAAAGCTTAAAGAAGTCCGCCACGAGGCCAGCGCCAAGACGAAAGAACTTGAACAGAAGTTTTTGGAGTCGGTCGGCATATCCAAACTCGGTCTCACCCAAGTCCAACAGAAAGTAGTCGTCGAGAGCGCCAAGCGCCAAGCGACGAATGCCGGGATGGAAGAATCGTTGATCGAGGGCTACGCCAAGACCGTCGCCAAGGTCCAAGATCAGATTATGAAGCGCATGCAGCGCGAGGCGGCGCTTCGGAAGTTCAACTATTACAAGAAAGTTTTGGAAGAGATCATTCACCCGCCCAAGCCGGAACGCGAAGAGCCGCTCGCGGGCACGCCGCTATCGGCAGTGCCGGACAAGCCGCCCGAAGGTTGGAAGGCTGACGTTGGCCCAACACCCAATGAACCCATGTGGATTAGGGACAGCGAAACGGTTGAAGCGGCGTCAGCGGCGGTTGTGCCGCGTGAAGCCGAGGGCGACAGCACGGCGGCGGTCTATGACGCCTACGTTGGCGACGACAATGTGATTGGCACGTTCAACACGGCAGAAGAAGCTGCGCAGGCGATAGATGATCGGTTCGCGAATATCGAAGCGATCCAAGAAGTCGTTGCCCGCGACGAGCAGCCGCTTGAAATGGAAGCGCCGGAAGTGCCGCTCCAAGCCAATACGCCGCAGGAAGTGGAACTCGCCACTACCGAAGACATGCACAAGAAAGCCGCGCAGGCGGCAAAGCGCCGCGAGGAAAATCAAGAGCTGCGCGAAGAGGCAAAGAAAGACGCCATCGTAATCATCCCAACCAAGAAGGCCCGCGATCCGCTTGATAGAGTCCTGTTGACCCAAGACAAGGAAGCGGCCAAGACCGCGCTCGACGATTTCAATGCGTTCACCCGCGCAATGGCGGAAAAGAAAGAGATTCTCAAAATCATTCCGCCGCGACTCCCCCGCCCCGAAACGGTCGTCGTAGCCAACGCCCTCGAAGCGCTGCGCCAGAGTGCCGTGGAGCGAGTCACCGATGAAGACGTGCGCAACGCCCTTGAACGCTACGCGGCGCGGACCAAGATCAACGGCGACGAATCGTTTTACAGCGTCGTCCATGAACATTGGAACGATGAAGTCGGCTATGCGCTCAACGGCGCGGTCGCCAACGGCGGCAGCGAATATCTCAATGGTTTATTAAAGCGCCGCAAGGGCTTTGTCAGCGGCGCGGCTGCGGCTGCACTTACAGGATTAGTGGGAAAGCATACCGGCATCGAACTTGACGTTGGCCGGTTGTCGGACGCCTTCTCGCCTCAAGTGACCGCATCGATAGTCGGCTACTGGCTTGTCGGCCAAGCCCGCCAGCGCCAGCTTAAAGGCCAGTCGATCACCGCGATCATTCAGGCAATCGAAAACGACAACAAGACAAACCTACTAGCACAGGAGCAAAAGGCGCTCGACGAAGACAAGAAACTCAAGGCGACGTATCAGGAAATTCAGCGCCAGAAGGCAAACGGCGAGTTGACCGCCGAAGCGACGATCATGCGCCAAGAGGCATACAACATTTTACAGCGGCGGCAGAACATCGGGCGGGCTTACGGATCGCTCGCGGCCAGCGGATCGCTGTTGCTTGCCATGAAGCATGCGCAGGCCGGTATTGACGAGCGAGTCACGATCAACGTCGGCATGTCGAAAGACAACGCCTATCGGATTCTCAAAGAAAAGCTGAACGTTTCGCCAAGCAAAATTCCCGAACAGATCAAGATCGCGCACAACATTATCGGCACCGACGCGACGACCGGGGAAGCGATTCTCCAATATCAGATCACCGGGAACGCCAGCTATCTTGCAAATCGGTGGGGCACGCAATCGCCGATTCTCAGCAGGGAAGTCGCCGAGCTGAACAAGATCAAGACCGATAATACGCCTTTCACGCCGATGGACCGCCCGCCGCACTTCAAACGCGAATGGATAAACGACGCGGGCGTAAAAGAGGATTTCGCGTTACGCTTGCCGCAGCGCAACGATATCAACTGGCTCAACAAGACGGGCGGCGGTCTTCTCACGCGCACGACCGGCGCTGGCAAGACTCTCACGACGGCGGGCTGGTGGTCGCACTTGCTCGCCAAAAACCCGCACTACAAAGGCATCGTGCTTTGCCCGGATGGCTTGACGGCGCAATGGGCGGATCAGCTTCACCGGGCGACCGATTTAGACATTCTCGTCATTCCAGAGAAAACGACCAAGGAAGAAAGGCAGAAATTTTGGAAACAGATCAAGCCCGGCCAGCTCGTCATCGCCTCGCATTCGGACGCGCTGCGCTCGCAGTGGGACGTTGACGCGATCACCGGCCACGGGTTTGACTTTGCCAGTATCGACGAACCGCAGAACTTGAAAAGCCAAACGTCGGAACGGTTAGGCTCGGCGGCAAAGCGCATCGTCAACATCCCGTTCAAACATCGCGTCGCGCTATCGGCATCACCGGCCCGCGAATCGTTGGACGAAATTTACGAGTGGGTCAATTGGGCGACGAAAGAATTTGCCGGGTATCAGAGGAAAAAAGACGGCTCTCAAGGGAACCCGATTTTTCATTCCAAGATCGGCAGCAAGGTCGGCTTTGGCCGCATGTACGCGGGCGGCGGCAACGGCACCAACGCGCAAGACGAAGCGATCCAACAGCAAATTTTCCAGAAAATATCGCCCTACGTTTCCGGCGATCAATTCAAGACACGAACCGAAAGCGGCAAAGCGGGCGATAAGCCGTACAAGGTCGTCACCAACGATCACACCGTCAAGCGTAGCCAAATGCAGATCGCCCGGCAGAAAGAGATCGAGGCTGGCTACAACACGCTTCTGGCGAAGATCACCGAAGAGGAAACCGCCAAGGGCAAGCGCATGGGGCGGACCAAAGCGCAGATAGGTCAGCGCATCAATCACTTGGTTATGAAGGAAATGGACACGCGGCACTGGAACAATCTGCACGGCGGCGAGGATAACGCGAAGGCCAAGGAAGTCGCCAAGACCATCCTATCGGAGATCAAAGAGGGCAAGACGCACCACGTCGTTTTCATCGATAGCGAACCGCAGCGGGTCGCGCTCAACACCCTACTGCGCAAGGCGAAGATCAAAGCCTACGATTTGACCGAGCTGAACAAGCGGGCCAAGTTCAAAGAGGAAGCCGAGCAGATCGCCAAGACAGAAAACTTGACCCCCGACCAAGCGCTTGAGCGCGTCGTCGCACAGCGCAAAGAGCAGTGGGCCGCTGAGAAGAACAAGGGCGAAGCGGGCATCATGTTTATCGACAAGACAAGTCAGGCCGGGCATAACTTGCAGACCGCCGATTCCTTCCATCAGGCCGGACGCCCGCAGGACGCGGCGGGTTACTATCAGGGCATTGGGCGGGTAGACCGGGCACCGCGCAAGGGCGATATCGCTCTGCACCACTACCGCTATACCGACAGCCCGTTCGAGGACGCGCACTGGACCGAGATCGAAAACGAAATGAAGGTCATCGGCGCGATCACGCCTGCGCTTTTGAAATCGCTTGCTAATCCAGTGCATGTAGGATTAGCAATGGAGCAATACGTTAAAAGCATCTTGGGCCGCAGAATCTTGGAGTTTTTCGGAGTGGCGCAATAAAATGGAACCCTCACCGGAAACAGGCCGAGCCGCAGCCGAGGCCGACCGCGATCTTGTCGATCTTATGAACCGGGCCGAAATGTTCATGGACGGGGCCAGAGTCGAGCGCGAGCAGGCCATCAAGGCGGGGGATATCGAGAAGGCCAAAGAGATCGAAAACGCCATGTACTCCATGAACGAGACTATCGGCCTGCTCCGATTCAATGGGCACGCCTCTCAATTTGGACCGTCCGCGTTAGTGCCGTCGCCGAGGCATGATGTACGTTCAGGTTCGGGTAGCTTCACGCCACGGGGCAGCCAGGGCCATCTATCGCGGGAATTGGGGCTTGAGCCGATGGAGAAGCACCTGCAAGGCTGGCACGATCAACACACCCATGCCAACCGGGGTGGCGGGCTGGCTGACGTTATCCAAAAGCAGGGCGGGGTCACTTATAACCCGGTGCGCCACAAAGAGCGAGAAGCGCCGCGCCGGGGCTATGCGTTATCGCTCGCCAAGAACACCGAAGAAGTGATCGACGGGCCGATTGAGCCGCAAGCGCTACGGGCGCGGGTCAAGACCTATGTGCGGGAGCATTGGGATCAGATCAAGGCGTCGCGGAACTATCTCGGCGGGTGGAAAGACGAAACGACCGGGAAAGTATATCTCGACATCTCGACCGTTGTAGACGATTTCCAACAGGCGCGGCAGCTCGCCCTGCAAGCAAATCAATTGGCAATCTATGACCTTGAGAAGAACGAAACGATACAGATGGCGGCATGAAGAGAATCGCGCTAGTCGGCATAAACGACGAGACTGACGAAGACGAGGCAATCGATATGCTCGTCGACGCCATCATGGCCGAGCAGTCCGGCGCGTCCAAGGCCATGCCCGCCGCCAAGCCGTATCAGGCTGGCGCAGCGCCGGGACCGGGCTTGCAGCTCATTCCGTCCAAGACAAACCCGATGGTCCGCCGCTGGCAAGGCGGGCCGAAGCCAGAGCCGCAAGAGCGCCAGGGCAAGGTCAACGTCGGCGTCGCGGTGCAAAAGCAGCCGCAGCCGCAACAGCCACAGCAAGAGCAGCCCAAAGCCGAGCCGCCGCGCACCAGCGTCCAGCCGGGCAAGAAAGAGGATTGGAACAAGCCGGATACGGTAATCGATATCGAGGCCCGGCGTGTGCGCCAGTTTGCCGATGAGATCGTCGACGAGCGCGGGTTAAACGAAGAATTTAATAGTCTGCGCGATAGGGTCAACGCCGGGAAACAAACCAAAGAATTGCACACCGAAGCGGGGGAATACACGTCTTCGCGACGCCAGCGCCACAACCGGATCATCGAAGGGGCGCTTCACCAAATACCGTCTCAAGCCGAACCGAGTGTAATTTACATGGGCGGGGTGCCCGGCAGCGGCAAGTCAACCATCGTTAAGATGCGAGGCTTCAACGATTTCGTCCATATCGACTCGGACGACGTGAAGCGCCAACTGCCGGAATATCAAGGCTGGAACGCGGCACTTCTCCAAGACGAAGCGACCGACGTTGTAAGCGAGATCATTTCCCAAGCCGAAGAGGGGCGGAAGAACATCTTGATCGACTGCACGCTCAAAACCCCTGAACAATACATTGCGCAGATCGATACGTTTCGAAAACTAGGTTACAAGGTCGGTGTCGTGTTTGCCGATTTGCCGCCAGAGAAAGCAATCACCCGTGCGATAGACCGATATGTCAATCCCGAAGGCGACCATCGGTTTGTCGATCCCCGTTACATTGCCACGCACGACCATAAAAATCGCAGATCATACGAGAAGCTAAAACAGCTCGCGGATTTTTTTGAGGCTTACGATAACGACGTGCCGAAGGGCCACGAGCCGGTGCTTTTGGAGAAACGCGATGGCTGAACAGGCAAAAGATTATATCGACGAGAGTGACGAACCGATGATCGACGCGATCACGCAGAAACTATTGGAGCGAATCAAAGCACGGCTACAGGAACGCGACGGGAAAGGAGAACAGGGGGATGGCAGAGATTCTAACCTTTCAGGCGGCGATACCGCCGACAAGTTCAGCGATAAAAATGGCCGGGGGCGCGGGTGAGGCCGTAACCCTTTCGCTGCATTGTTATGTCGGCGAGCATATCAACGAACTGGCGCAGCTACGAGGCAAGGAATTGCTCGTGGTCATTGGGCCGGTAGATCGAATGGGGCAGTTTGCCGAAGTGATAGGACGTGTGACCGAGAATGCCGAAGATTGATTTGATACGTTGCCCTAACCGGCATTGCGGGATCGACCCGAAGACGGGACAGCCGCGTGGAACGTTGCTGGCGACGAACGCAGAAGTCGTCGGCGATCTACGCGGGCAGGGGTCTTATCAAATCGAAATACGATGCCGACGCTGCAAGACAATCGTCAAAATCGTTTACAGTGAAACGGGGATTTTAGTGCTGGCTGCTTGAAGGGGGTTTTATGCTACCAATGATTTCCTTGCGCGGGAAGCGCGTTTTAATCAAGTCGTCCAATGGCGTCGAGGATGAAGGCAAGGCGGGCAGCACGGGCATAAGCGAAGAAGAGCCAGAATGGGATAAGCAGAACCGCCATCCGCAGAGTCACGCCTACAACGACGAGCAGGAGCACAACGTCAATGCCGCCAAGAAGAAGCGCAACGGCATGGCGGCGAAGGCCATCCGCAATCTCCCGCTTCAACCGTCGAAGAAAAATCCGGCAGTGCAGCGTCATCAAAACCCGGACAAGAAAACGAAGCGGTTAGAGTACGGCTCAACCGACCGCCCAATGGTGCAGCGTAATCAGCCCTATCGCAAAAAAGAGATCGTGCAGAGCGTGGTCGGGCACGGGGCGGCGCCGAGCCTCGATCCGAGCGTGGCCGAGGGCGACGTGATGACCGACGCGAAGAATCCCGACGCGCCAGAACCAAGGCATAACGTCATGTATCGGCCCGGTCCCGGCGACAAGCCCTATCGCAAGTCGCTTCTCGGCGATGGATTTTTTGTCGTCGTGTCGCTGCTAAAAGCGATTAAGCAGGTCAAGCCGCACGTTCGCGGGGGGCACGCGGTCGGGGGGTACACGCAGCGTGGGAAAGACGCCGACCCGGACGTTGATAGACCGTCTATGCCCAAGCCAACATCGTCGGCCCTAGCTGGCAACAAGGTCTTCCGCGACAGATCGGGCGGCGCTTGGGAGTATTGGACGGAATCGGACGGTGACAGGGTGCGCCTTAGCGAAGATGGCGCAAAGCGCATGGTGCAACGCGGGGCGCATTTCGTCGACGTTTTGGCAGACCCAAAGTAATGAACGTCTTCAACGTCAAGAAGTCGCAGATCGTCAAGCCGGTCAAGAAGGCCGACTTCGAAGCCTATCTCGCCGTGTCGCCGCGCATGACGACGCACGAGCGCTACGGCAACAATCAGCGCGTCAAGCAACTCGACAAGGAAGAAGACAAGCGGCGCAAGGAAGCGCAGGCAGCGGCGGTCCAGAGCATGAAGAATCGCCAGCCGCAGGCAGCGGTCGACGAGCAGGGGAAAGAAGTTCCGCCCCAATACCAAATTCAATATCAAGGGAAATTTTCAAGACACTAGGATTTTATGAGCAGGCCATCCCTTACGAAGACGGTCATACAGAGTTGGCGCGGGCACATTCAACTCTTTCGCCCACTGGACGACGTTCTGCGTTTTCCCGTTGTGCGTGAGCCAGCGATTAGAGCGACGATTGTTGCATTGTTCTTTATGAGTAATCCAGCGGCAATTGTCCGGCGAGTAATGACCTTCATTCTCTTTGCGATCCAGCGTCAAGCCTTTGGGGATTTGACCATCGGGATAAATCGTCAGCACCCAAGCGTAGAACGGTGGAAACGTTTGCCATTCATCGCAGACGGTGATGCCGCGCCCGCCCCACCATTGATAATGAGAATCGTTGGAGTTGTAACAGCGACTAAGCATGTTACGCCAGAGAAAATAAAGCTTTGTTCCGGCCATGCCGTGAACGTATCGTCGATCAGCCATTCGGGTTCTATAGCATGACCATGATGAACGCGCCAGGAAAGAGCAGTCCAAAAGACCAGCAGCCGCAAGCACCCTGGAAAGAGCACCGCAGGCCGGACGGCACGCGGGCGCTCGACTTCGGCAAGGGGCCAATCGATCAAAAGATGCTCGATCACCTATGCGAGCGCGTGCGCCGGGAGTTCAAGGGCAAGCCGCTCGATATTAAGGCGGCGGAACTAAAGAAGCTTCTCGACGCCTGCAACGATGGCGATCACAGCGCGACGGCGCTCCACGGTGCCGGGCGCGGCGAGCATAATTACTTCGAGCCGTTCCAAAAGACCATCGGCGATATTCCGAAAAGCTTCGACGAGTTTGTTCCGGCATCGATCAAGAAAGAGGGCGATCATATTATCAGTGTCGCCCAAAAGGTCGGCTATCCGATAGACGCCTACAACGTCGCTAAAGCTGATTACGCAAATTTATTGCGGCAAGGCACGAACCGGATCGTTTATCACCAGTACCAAGGTCACACCGATCACGGCGAAGAGCTGTTGCGCCGGTTGTCGAAGCTTGGCATCGAAGTGCCCTACGAAGTCGTGCCGGTCGCCACGGTCGTCGCGTGGAAGGATAGCTGGCACGGCGACGCGAACATCAAGCTTGAAAAGATCGGCGATCAAACGTTTGGCCGCAGCGTCCAGTATGCGCTCGCGTTCAAGCCGGGCGAGCCGGGTGAGGCCGAGCAGCTTATCAAGTTCTTTGAAAAGAACGCCAGCCATAAAGCCAAAGACGGCATCGCGCATTCATGGAAGACTCCCGATATCCGGTCAAGTTTTATCGAGCCGGTCGGCGAGTTTGAGCAGGTCGTTCTCAACACCAAGCCAGCCGAGCACGGCTTCGAGCTGTTGTTTTTGAACAAGGAGCCTATCGACGGCTTTCGCGCCAGTTCGTTATGGATCAACAAAGAGCTGTCCAAGTTTGCCAAGTCGGTGTCGGTGTATTGGATCGCGCCGGTACACAAGCCCATCGTGGTCACGCCGCTGCGCAAGGCGGTGCGCGTCGACAAGATCGTTTACCGGGACGGTCAATACTTCGCCCGCCCGGTCGCCACGCCGCAGCCGATCAAGATGGCCGTGGCGGTCAAAGCCATGCCGCTCGGCACCGTGCGACCGACGCACGATTACATTACACGCGAGGGCACGCCGGGAAAGTACAAGTATGAATATCCCGACGACGAAGAGGCCAAGAAGAAAGCCGACGTGCATCAGGCGATGAAAGAAGATCAATCGAGGGGGCGCAAACCGCCAATGTCCGAAGAAGCCCGCGAGAAAACCAACAAGCGGTTGCGCGAAATGCGTGACCTACTCAAGACCGGCAATTGGGGTGATATCAGCCGCGTGCTTCTGGCGTATGGGATTCAGCAGGGAAGTCAGGAGTGGACGCTTGCGGAAGAGGCTTTCCGTGAGCACCGGAAACGATTCGCTCGATAGCGCGACGCCCGGCCTTGCGCAGCTTGGCCGCGTGTTCGGGGGGCTGTGAAGCTAAATGTTTATCGATGATTTTAAGGATTCTTTGAGCGGCGTCATCCATCATGTCTGAAACCATACGACAACTGTCCAAGGCCGTCAATTGCTCATGCGGCGAGAATCTATTCAACGCCGATGGCAAGGCGATCCGACAGACAATCGTCAAGACGGATGGCGACTCGATATTCGCGCTGTGCTTGAAGTGCAAGGGGCACACGCACTTGGGGAAGTTCGAGGCTTGCGAGCCGCCGCAACAGGAACCCAAAGCGAAAAAGTCGCACAATCGGTTGAAAATAGTGTATATGCAGAAATAATAAACACAGGGGGGATTGTTTTATGAACACAGAGAGAGTTGATGCGAAGGTTTTTTCCGATGCGGTGATCCTGCGCGGGGCGCAGCATGTCGAGGCCGGATTCTTGAGCGGGCGGTTCGACGCCATCAATATCGGGCCACGGGAAGCCGAGCGGCAGACATATCTGGCGCTCTTGGAAGAAGTGGCCGCGCTCGAAGCCGAGGGCAACTTTGCCAAAGCGTTGCGCCTACGCGAGCGGGCCGAAAGCTTGCTCGAAGAAAAATGGCGGGCCGAAGCCCCCAACCATGTCACCAACGAGGGGGCGCAACTGGCGCTCGATACGTTTCTGGCCGGGTCGGGCTACACGGTCGTTGGTCCCTTTATGGGCCTGATTAGTTCAGTGTCCTACTCGACAACGGCGATCACCGATACGGCGGCTGGTATCAACGGCGCGAACGGTTGGAAAGAGGCGGGGTCGTCAACGAACTTTCCGCTCTACACTACGCCGCGCAAAACCGCCGCGTGGGCAGCGGCGAGCAACAAGAGCAAGGCGTTAAGCGCCGCGCTCCCGTTCCCGATCATCACCACTGGCGGGACCGTGAAGGGGTCGTTTTTGATCTATGGCCCAAGCGCGGTGAGCACGATTGCCGACACGAACGGCAAGCTTTATTCGGCAGGTGTGTTCAGCGGGGGTGATAAAGTAGTTGAGGTCGGCGATACGCTCAACGTATCGTACACGGCAACTCTGTAATCGGGGGTGCTATGACACGTCGATTGTTTCTGGCGGCGGCGTGCGCCTTGGCGCTGCTCGTCGCCAGTCCTGTCTATGCAGCCGTAGGCGATGCTGTTACTTGCGGGACAAACTCGCAGATTACCACGGGTAACACGCTCGCGATTCAGCCGGGGGCCGGTGCGGAGTGGCTAATTCAGAATATCTATTTTGAGGCCAACATCCAGATCGAGCGCTACGACGGGTCGAATCTGATTGGCACCATCTCGATGCTCGGTCCAGACTGGCAAAACTTTTCTCCTGGCATCCGCGTTACCAACGCCAATTATCTGCGCATCAAAAATCTCGACGCGGGCAGCAAGCGCATCTGCTACGACGGGGTGGTGGTGAAATGAAGCGCATAGTTTCGGCGGCGATTCTTTTCGCGCTGCTCTGCGTTAGCGCACACGCGCAAGTGCCAGCGCGAGGGGGCGAGCAGAATCGCTACACCTGCGAAGTTGCCATTGGAAGCGTATCGAGCACGGCAGCGGTGCTTGCTAACGACGAAGACATACCAAGGGTGTGCGGCAACGTGCGCGGGCGCGATCTCGTTATCAAAGGCGTTGCCTGCTACGCCAACGCGGGATCGCCGACCGTCACGCCTATTCTTACGGGCGGAAGCGGCACGTCGATCTTGACCGGCGCTCTTACTTGCGGCACGGCGGCATGGGCAGCGGGAACGGTCAATGGTTCGCCAATACTTCACTCGTTCGCGCTCGACGGCGCGACGTGCGGAACGACGCCTTGCACGCTCGACGCGAACATAACCACGGCGGGCGGCGTTGCGACATATATCGTGCTGCGTTTTGTCTTTGGGACGACTCCAAATTGAAAACTCATTTCCACTTTATCGTTTGGGCTTGCGAGAGAGTCGATATCTCGACCGGGAATTTCATCGATAATGCGTCAATCGATTTGATCGCTTCCGACAGCGACGAGGCATTGACGCGGGCAAAGAAACTGGTTCGCAAGAACGTCTACGCGATTCACAGCGTCATAGAGCATTTCGGCGAAGAGTGCGCGCCGCCGCATTAGGGGGGAGCCGGTCGTGGCGATCCCCATTCATGTAATAATTGGTTGGCCGAGCACAGCGGGAAGTATTCCTAGCGGGTGGGGTCGTGTCACCGCGCTCGATGGAAAACACCCGAAGTCCATCCCGAATTCATCCACCGACCCCGGCAGTACGGGTGGCACGGCGCAGCATTATCACGCCACTGCCAATCACGATCACACAATAGCTCACACTCACTTAACCGGGGGCAGCACCGCCGCCGCTTCGGGCAGCGCCCAACACTCCACTGCCGCAGGCGTCGATTCACAGACAAACCTTACTCATACTCACACTGTCGGCGTAGTCGCGGCCAGTACGGATGTCACCGGAACCGCCGCGCCGAACAGCGACAGTATCGATCTCGACCCTGCTCGTTGGGATACGATTTGGATCGAATCGGACGGTTCGCCAACGACCATCCCTGAAGGCGCGATCACTTTTTTCAACAACGCGACTTTGCCGCCTTCGTGGACACAACCGGCCAATGGGAAGAACAAATTTCTGCGCGGCGCGGCAGCAGCGGGCGACGGCGGCGGTACTGGTGGTGGAGCCGATCATACGCATGTCGGCGGCAGTCACCAACATTCAAGCACTCACGGTCATCCAAGCGGTACTACGGGCGCAGGCGGGAACGTTTCCAATAGTGCGCAGGGCAGCGCCACTGTTGCGGGCGATCAGCATACTCACGGCTACAGCGCAGCATCCAACAATTTTGGCCTTTGCAATGCTGGTGCGCTCTCGCAATCGGGCAACGCCACGGCAGCGGCGGCTGAACCACCTTGGATAAAACTCGCAGTCATCGCACCACCGGCAGGTGGCGAAGTACCACCGGGCGGGTTGATCGCTCTTTGGCTTCAGGTGCTTGCAGACATTCCTACGGGATGGATTCTCTGCGACGGCAATAATGGCACGCCGAATCTTTGCCAAGGGCTATTCATCAAGGGCTGCGACGCTCTAAGCGAGCTGCTCAACACTGGTGGGAGTGCTGACCATTCGCACACCGGCGCGGCCCATACGCACACTTGGGCGGCTACCGATCACCAGCACACGCTGACCATCAACGCGACCACAAACATTGTCGGCGCAACCGGCACTGCGGTTACAGCTTCCAGTCCCGGTCACACCCACGCTACAACGACCAGTTCGAATAACAGCATGGTCACGGTAGGCAATGCCACACCCGCCTTGCCCGTAGCATCGAACTATCCAGCCAGCGTTGAAGTCGCCTTCATTCAAAAGTCGACAGCCACCGATCATCAAGTTGCAATCGAAGAAGGGACGCTCAACAGCGCCGCCGACAGTCCATCGGCGATTGCCACAATGGTCCCGTCGACGACCGAGGCTGCGAGCGCTCTCGACGATCCGAACGGTGCCAGTACGCTTCTCTCCGCGACGACCGAAGCCGCCGACGCCCAAGACGACCCGGACGCAATCCTGTTTATAAATGCTGCGATCACCGAAGCGGCGAACGCAAGCGAATATATAACCGTCCCGCCGACCAAGGTCGGAATCACGGCGGACGGCTACGACGTTTTTGACAACAATCTGGATGCGATAGGCCGCAGGGTTGTCGTGCAGGCCGCGCCGGGTGTGCCGGGGTTGATGGAAGATGGGACGCAGTGGTTTTTGCCCTCGACGACCCATTCGGTGTCGATCAGCGAGGCCGCGAGCGCCGCCGATGATCCGAGCGGTGCTGGCACGCTTCTCGCCTCGACGGACGAAGCCGCGAGCGCAACCGACGCGCCATCGGCAATCACCAGCGCCGTCGCGACTCTCACCGAAGCTGCGAGCGCTGCCGACGATCCATCCGGCGCTGCGGTTTCAGCCGCGTCGACGACCGAAGCCGCCGCCGCTCAAGACGCGCCATCGGCGATTTATACCGGCGTGCCGTCGACGACCGAAGCCGCCGCCGCCGCCGACAGTCCAAGCGCCATTGCCACCGAAGTCGCCTCGATCAGTGAGCCGTCGAGCGCGGCGGACTCGCCGGACAGGACCATCGAGACTCCTGCGTCGATCAGCGAAGCGGCCACCGCGCAGGATCAGGGCAACGCAGCGCCGTCGACGCTCGTCGCCAACATTAGCGAAGGTGCAAACGCCGCCGACGCGCCTATTGGCGTCGCAATTTGTCCCGTATCGATCAGCGAAGCGTCGACAGCCGAAGATGCGCCGAGCGGCGTCGCCACTTGCCCGGCATCGATCAGCGAAGCCGCCAATGCGCAGGACGACCCATCGGCCACTGTGCTCGCTGTGGCTGCTTGTGCAGAATCAGCAGAAGCGAGCGACGCGCCGAGCGCCATACAAAACGCGGTCGCGTCAATCACCGAAGCGGCGACTGCACAAGAGATTATAGTCGTCGGCCTGTTGGGAACTATCGTTGAAGCCGCCGACGCTGTAGACACGACCGACGCTCTTGCTAATCAAGTTGCCTCAACGACCGAAGCGGCGGACGCGCAAGATCGGAACAACACCATCGAAGCGGCGAGCGTCACCGAACCGGCGTCGGCGACTGACGCGCCAAGTCAGACCGTCATTACGCTGGTATCGAGCGCCGAACCGGCGACAGCGCAAGACTCGCCGGGCGCAACCTATTCGACAAGCGCGGCGATAGAAGAACTGGCAGCGGCGCTCGACGAGTCCTTTGGAGCGATATCCGGCGAAGCGGATGCGATCTCCGAACCGGCCAACGCGCAAGATACCCCTTCGGCAATAGCAACGGCGGGCATGGCGGTAAGCGAGCAGTGCATCGCGCTCGACGATGTATCCGCTGTCATCGTTGTGGCCGCAGCGGTGAGCGAGCCAGCCAGCGCGGCAGATCAACCGTCAGCCATTCAAGATGCGGTCGCGGCGCGGGTCGAAGCGGCCAATGCCCAAGACGTTTCGTATGGCGGCAACGTAACAGCGGCGCAAGCAATCGAAGCCGCCAGCGCGGCGGATGACGAAGACTCGACACTCGGAAATATCTTCTTCGCTGGTGTGATTGAAGCCGCATTGGCTAGGGCATTGATTGACTCGGCGGGAATCTTCGTGAACGCGCAGCGCGGGAGAACATCAGCGACGGCGGTAGACGTGAACGGCGCACCAGCGTATAATCGCGCCGAAATAATAAACGGGGCGCATACGAGCGCGGAAATAAACCAAGCGCACACCAGCGCGGAGATTCAAGATGGCTGACTTTTTTTTGAAACGTGGAGACAACTTCCCGACTCTCTATGCGACGCTCAAGAACGCCGATGATAGCGTGATGGATTTGACCGGCACGACGGTCAGGTTCGCGATGCGATGGCCGGATCGTCCCGATAAGCCCATCATTGGCGGGGCGGCAATCCTCGTTGACGATCCGATCAGCGGTCAGGTTAAATACGAATGGAAGCCGGGCGACACGAACGAGGCGGGGTTGTATCGGGGTGAGTGGGTGGTGCGATATCCAGACGGTCGGCAAACCGTGCCCAATAACGGATTTGCCGAGATTCGAGTGTTTGAGAATCTCGACATTCCAGAATCCGGCGAAGGCGCGAATGCTCAAGATGTGTCCGACGCCGTTGTGGTGCCCGCATGATAATAGCGATCTGCGTTAAGGCTTTTCAGCGCGTGCGCGGATACAGGCGCAGGACCGGCTTGGTCAGCGGCTATAATCGCAACACGAAGTTCCCACCGCGTGTGAAAAAACTGTTTGAGAAGCATTATCCCAATATCGAAAGATGGTCGGCGATCAGCGTCGCGTATCAGAAAGCCAAAGGGGTTCACTTTCAATCGTTCGACGACGCCGCCGAAGCTGGCATGCACGAAGCCCTGCATGCGTTGCGACGCTATACTCCAAAGTCGGGGCCGATTGAGAATTTTATCAGGCCGTCGATCAAGTTCGGTATCTTGAAGCATCTTCAATGGGAGCGCGGGCACGGCATGACGGGCACCCGGACGTTATACGACTTGATCCATAGGGAAGTAACCGACGAGCAGCGCCAGAAAATTATTGACCGCTTTCCAGAAGTCACCGAAGTACCAGAAACACTCCCCGACGAAAATAACAGCATTGAAAGCATGATGGAGCAGGCATACGCGCTATCGCAGCGCGATCACTTGCTTGACGAGATTGAAAAAGAATTCAACATCAAGCTAAAAGACGCCCGTGACGAGTTGAAGAAAAAAGAGAAGACGCGCACGACTTGGAAAAATGTGAGTCTCGCCAAACGGCAGCTTAAAATTTACAAAATGAAAACCGTCGACAACATGAGTTACCGGGATATTGCGGAGAAGCTTGGGATAGGGGTGGCGCGGGTGTTCGATGATTTTGCAATCGCGAAAGACGCGATCAGGAAATTGAACCGGAAACCGGACATAAAAAAAGCGTTCCAAGGCGGCAGGTCCAACCAAGAAAGATTCTTGATGAACCTAGCCCGCCTTGAGAACGCTAGTAAGAGAGGCTACCCGGAAGCCTATCAGGAATTTGTATTGGATCGGATGGCTATGCTGTTTTCGCAGTTGGCGCAATCCGATCCCGAAAATCTACGGATAGCGCAGTGAACGCTTTGAAGAACCAAGCGCAGCGCCCGCCTTGTAGCGGCAAGATTAGTATGTCAAACCCCAAGCACTTGTAGATCGCAACACGGTCAGGCGACTTGACCATTTCCGGTCTCGCCGCACCAGTCACAAACCGCACCGGCCTGTTGTGCCGGTCCATCTTGAACGATTCAGGCGGCGCATAGTCCATGCGTCCCAAAAGCCACGGGCACATTTCCATTGAGTCGGCGGCGCATTCGGCGTGCATGGGGCCATCGGTAAAAGTTCCTTGCGCAACCGAGTGCGGCCCGCCGATAAAGCAGATCGGCATGGTGAGCGGTTCGCCGCAAATCCAGCACAGATGTTCCTTGCCGCAGCGCATCCGCTTCTCTTCGTCGGTTACTTTGAAATCTGGAATGCCTTTCTTGTCGATTGTCGCGAAGAAAACAATCGGGATGCCCTTGTATGTTTTTAGTTTTGCGATTCTCGGATTCATTTTAAGTATTTTCTTTCACTCCACTTTGATTTTTCAAGTTAAACTCGTTTCGTCTTGTAGCCCCTAGTACGACGCGCCCATTCCCGATGATACTTCCGACGATCATTAGAATTGTTCCAGTCGAGTCCAGTTTTATTCCGGCGTCCGGTTCGCGTCCATATTTTCTTCTCGAACTTTCGAAACTTGTTATAGGAACTTCCGATTTTATGTGGACACCCGCCATAGTGCCCCTTGGCGAAATTGCAATTGAGGCAAAGGACTTGATACTCCTTCGGGAACTTATTGCGGATTAGCCATCGACATAGCCAATAGCCACCAACGACCGCTCGATTCTTGCCACGATGTTCAGGTGGTCTGCCATTGATATGATCGATGGAAAGGAATTCCACAATAGTTTCCCCGCAGCAAGCGCATTTAGGCGGGTTGCCACCATAATGACAGAGAACCGAAAGACGAGTCCGCCTTCGGCTTTCTCTATGTACTGCGTTGTTTCGAATTCTAACTTCTTCTTTAGTTCTATAGGCACGCCCCCGCTGTTGAACTTCGGGCCGATCCCGGTAGCGTCGCAAATACTCATTCCGTTTTTTCCGAACTTTTGGCTTTTTCATGTGTTCTCGATACCACTTCAACCACTTGGAAGTTGCCATGTTCTCTCCTGTAAAAAGTCGCTCATATAACCCCCGGATATAAACTCTCACGCGCCCTCTTATAGCGTTCCGTTTTGATAAACTCTGCGCCAGCCGGATCGCGGTCGAGGCCGTGACGGAAGCACTTGCAATCATCGCCGTATTTGTCGGCCACCTTGAACTTGATAATGAAAACTTCCGGCCAGCCGTGGCGCTCGCCCCCGTCTTCGGGCAAGCCCCACAAGCCCAAGTCCCAAATCACCACGTCGCGCTGTAAACGGTCTCGCTCCATCCATTCATAGAAATCGGCGTTGATGATCTTGATACTCATATCCTTCGGTAAAAGCGGCTTAATCAGTTTTATCACGTCCGGTTCTCTTTCGATTACCGTGATACTCTCGACCGTGGGATTCTTGGCAAGGCAGTGAACCACCAGCCCAAGCCCCAAGCCCGCGACGAGCACATGCCCGTGCGATTGCTCGGCAAAGTGTTCCATTGACCAAAAGTAAGGCGGCATATCGGTCATCCAACATTGGCCGTTGATCGATAGTTGCGTGATCCTGTTGTGTCCCGGCTCGAAGCGGTAATACAGATAGCCCTTCATGCCTTCAGCCCAATAGGTGTCCCTCACCGGGCACCGATATTTGAAAATCCGCGCCTTGCCGACCCGCTTATTCGGATAGGCGGTCGCGGGCGTTTTCCACCGAAGCCGCATCATACTCATGCCATTTCCTTTCTTGTTTTAAGGCAACCCCAACGCCGACGTACATGCCGACAAGGAAGCCGATAAATCCGCCGAGAACGAGCATGACCCAAAGATCACGGCTCATAGATCATCACTCTTGAAGGGCCGTTGCTTCACTTGAGTCACCGGATCGTGCTCGTCGTGATCCATTATCCAGCGCTCGTTAAACCCGATGGGGATTTTTTGGCCTTTCTTCTTGAGCACAAATAAATGGTACTGGTTCGCTGTATCGACACGCCGCGATTCAGCCGGGAACAATTCGATGCCCTCGTTCTCTTCGCCGACGAGCTGATTTTTGATCTCTTGCAGATCGCGCCAGTCTCGAATCGCTTCGCGGTCGATACGCTTGATTGATAAATGAACCCAATCGCCGCCAAAGTCCGGCAAGCGAAATCCCCGCGTGCTCACTTGATAGGTGTCGTTCAAAAACACCGGCTCGGACAGCGTGGTTTTGATAAACCGTTCGGCGTCTTGCCGGTCTATGCCATGCACTTCCATCGCTTTGCGTACCATCGCGTCAAACTTTTCCGGGTTGACTTCGTAGTTAGCCGGTTGAAATTTATTCATGCGTTAAAACCCCCTGCCATTATTATTGCGGCGTCTATTGGCCCGCCGCCTAGCCACTGCCAGCCCTCTTCGTCGGTGCGCCCAAGCGCACCTAACGAACCATCCTTGAACGTGACCAAGATCGTCGAGTTGTTCACGGCAACCGCATGACTCACGTCAGGGTTGCCTATCAACTCGAAGTCGAGCATTTCGTTGAGAGTCATTGCTAATCTCTTTCGTAATTCTGCCGCGCCCACTTCTCCATGCGCCGCTCATGCTCGCTTTCCTGTTTGCCGGTGCGCGTTCGCACTACTTCAAGCTGTCCATCTTCGGATAGCTCGACGTTCCACTCATGCTGTCGCGGCGCGTGTTTGTTGCCGACTACCACTTGCCAAGTCGGGTGTGTTTTTCGAATCGTTGCGGCAAAAGCCTCGGCATCGATTTGAACGGCAAACGTCGCCCACAACATCCAACGGCCCCAACGACCTTCCGGTGTTTTTCCTCGTGTATAAATTTTCGTCATTGCTTCACACCATCGACAAACACGCTGATCTCGCGCCCTTCATGGACGCGGCTCTTATGGCCGAAAATATCAAGCAGTTCTGGCAGATCGCCGAAGCCTTGCGTGATGCAAATATAGCCGTCCGGTTTGCCAGAATCGCAGTTGGTGAGCGCTACCCAATGATAGGGTCTATCGTCACGGTTAGTCTTCTCGAAGTAATACGCAGTCCAAGTGTTCATTCGGTTTCCTTTCTGACCGGCCCGCTGCCGACTTCTGCAACTGCCTTGCAAGTCCAGCAAATATAAAATGCTGGCATCGCGTCGTTTTTAGAAAGAAGCGTCACGGTGCCGTGGCAGTCCGGGCACCGTGACTTCGGGCAATCCGCGAGAACCCATTTCGGATATGGCCGCTTCTTCACAGCTCGACTCCGCTCCGCACTTGCCGGATCGACAACTGGCTTTCGCTGATCCGCTCTTTAAGATTGCTGCGCAACTCTTTCAACATTGCCTTGACTTCCGGCGTGCGCTTCGGGCCGTCGCCATCGGTCTCATGCAAATACTCTTTCAGCTTGAGCAGCTTCGCTTCGATATCCTGATCGCCCCAAGCGTTCATTAGCTTGAACTGGTCAACCATGCCTTTGAGCGTGGTCGACAGCCGGGGCACCAGCACGCCGTCGTTCTTGTCGATTGATTTCAGCGCCGCGACAACCAGTTCGTTGACGACGCCGCGCATCTTCTTGATCGACCCGCTGATAAACGAGTCAATCGCGTGCGCCGATTTTTTCTCGTACTTCTCGGCAAGCTTCTTGTTGACTTGATACTTGACCGCCTTGCCTTCGGCCAACACTGTCGCCTTCTTCTGCTCCTGCACTAGCTCGCTCGGAGTCGCGATATGAAACGGCTCCCACTCGAAGCTGTAATACTCGTGCAGCGAGTTGCGCGACGGCATCGAGTTGCGCACGGCGTTCAAGAGCCGCGCCGTGTTGTTGCGCTTGTTGCCGTTGGTAAACAAGTCGTTGGACAGCTTGGCGTAATCCGCCAAGACTTGCCCGCGATACTTCGGAAACTTCGCAATCGTTTCATGCACCGCTTCGCGAAACTCTTTCTCGATCTCTTCGATCTTCTTTTCGAAGATCGGAAAAGCCTCATAGGTCACGAACTGTCCGAACGGCGTCTCGAACGAGTATTTATCGAGCAGCGAGCGTGCTCGCGTTTCCATCCGATGAAACTCGTTGAAGACTTCTTTCGGAATGATGCTTTTCTGTCCGAGCGAGAATAGCTTTTGAAATTCCGCAGCCTCGGACTGCTTTTCCAAATCCAAATCTTCGGCTGTCAGCTTCCGTTGGCCTTTGAACCAACGAATCGACAGCGACACGACTAGCCCTTTATTACTAAGCACAACGCCCCAATTGGGCTTAACTGTTTTCGCTATCTTTGCCATCCCTGTTTTCCTTTTCTTGCGCACGTTAATAATTACAGCTCGCGGTGTCCCTCGCGCTGCTTATACTCTGCTATCACCGTCTCGACTTTCTCCCGCGTCATTGCCTTGCGGTAATCTGGCGGTAGCAACGAACGGTCGTTGCACTCTTTGATTGCCAACGCCGTCATCCACTCGATTTGCTTGGCGTCGACGGACGGCAACATGCAGTCCTGCGCTTCGGCCAAGTGCTTTTCCGTCACGGTCGTCTTGCCGTCGTCCTGCGCGATCTCCCAAGACTTCGTAACGATGGCTTCGATATCAGCGCCGACGTAGCCCTCGGTGAGTTTAACCGCTTCGTCCAGCTTGCCCTTGAACGCGATCTTGTACTTACCGAACAACGCCTTGAAAACCCCGTGCCGCGCTTCGCTATTCGGCGCAAGCACCGGAATCTTTTTGTCGAAACGCCCGGCCCGCTTCATCGCCGCAGAGATTCGGTCAGGCCGGTTCGTCGCACCAAGGAAAACGATCTTCCCGCGATGCTTAGTGTCCGACATGAAATCCTGCAAGCGCTGCAATATCCGAGACGACACGCCGCTATCGCCTTGATACGCATCTTCATGGGGAACCGCCTTGTCCAATTCATCGATAAACACGATGCAAGGCGCGATGGCTTCGATTGCGCGAAACACCCGTTCGGTGTTTTTCTCCGAGTCGCCGACGAACTTGCCCATCGACCGGCCCGGCGAATACTTGACCATGTTGACGCCGGATTCTTTCGCCAGCGCTTCGGCAATGATTGACTTGCCGGTGCCAGGGGGGCCGGGCAGTAGCACACCCATCGGCACGCGGGCACAATCACCGTTCGCCATCGGATCGATTACGTTCTTCGTGAAAAAATCTTCGATGTAATCCAGCCCGCCGACCGCTTCCCAACCGTGGTGCGGCTCGACGATTTCAATCACGTCTTGGTATTCAGCCGCGATGATTTCGTCTTTGCGCTCTTTCACAAACGAGAGCTGCAAGCCGCCCATCTGTTGAGAACGCAGCAAAATATCTTCGATCATGGTCAGCGCCAATCCCGCCGTTAGGTTCGCCAACTGCGAGGGCGATACGCCGTCCATGTCGATCTCTTTGTGCAAGAGATACCACTGAATGAATTTCATCCGTTCCTCGCGCTTCGGGTACGGAATAAAGATCGGCTCGATCTTGGCTTCCGGCGACCGGAGCGACGGATGAAGATCGCTCAAGCTATCGGCGCACAACAAGATAATCGGGTTACTCTTTGACGCGATGGCCGCATCCGTGGCCCACCGCAGCACCGACACGATCTGCGTGCCTAGCTCGCCGTTCGCGCCCGCCGCGTCCCACTTGGGCATGGCGAACACTGATTCTGCGTACTCAACCACAACGGCAATCTTGGCGTCGGCACCGAGCAACTTTTCAAACATCGGTATCGCGGCGGCGGGTTGTTTCGGAAATTCATCTTTTGCCGCCACTGCCGCCAGCGGGTTAGGCGTCTGACCGCTCGCGGAGCTAATCATGTTCTTGACTAGCGTCCGCTCTTTGTCGTTTCGAAATCGCCAGCCCGCCGAGCGATTGTAAAAGATCACCGCATCGCGCTTCTTGAACAAGTGAGCGAGCGCTTGCGCTATGGGGTGATAGTTGTCGTCGACATCGATGTAATCTCGCGTGTTGCCGTGGATGACAAAGCAATGCGCGATGCCCGCGCTGAACTTGTCAGCGAGTTCGTGAAACCAGTCCATGTTTTATTTCCTTTCTCCATTTCTGCGGCAACTTCGCGCTTTTACGCCTGTTGCAATCGCCGCACGATTTAACCAAGTTTTTGAGTACATGCGCCCCGCCCTTGGACAGCGGCACAACATGGTCGGCATGGCACGACTTGCCGGGAAAATACTTGTGGCACCAGTGGCAGCGAACTTTCGGCTTGCGGTGCCACGATGCAATCCATGCTGCGATTGCCTTTGCGTCGCCAACCTTCGCCCCTTTCTTCCTGGCGTGATATCGCATTACTCGCTGGCGTCCATTTTCCGGGTGAGCCGCATTCCAGCGTTTAATCCGTGCCATGATCCGCCTTCGATGCCGCTTGAAGTATCTGCGAACCGCAGCCCTATTGGCTTCCGGGTGCGCCCGGTGATATGCGGCGTCGCGAGCGGCAAATTCTTCGCGGTGCGCCGCCCTATATTTCTTTAGGTAAGCCAACATAGCCGGTCGTCCATTCGCTCGACGCGCTTTAATTTGCTTGCGGTGCGTGGCGTAGTATTTTCGTTGATACCCCCTTTTCTTCCCACGGTTGTTCGCATCCCATTCGCGTTGATATTTCGTGATCCGGTCCCGATTGGCGATAAGGTAGCGCCGCCCCTGTTCTCGACGCGAAGCGATCCGGTGAGGGTCGTATCTCCGCTTCGCGTCGTATTCGCGCTGCTTGCTCCGCTTGCTCATGCCCGCACTACTTCCCGCTTTTCAAAACGTCGGCCAAGTGAACGACGCCTTCGCACGAAGGGTCTTTCATGTGAAAAGTATCCAGGTGAACGCCGATGCCGCGCCGTTTAAGGGCTTCCATGATTTCGCCCGCACGAGTGACACAAGTCTCTCCCGCGAACCCTTCCGCTTCGGTGATTACATTCCCCGATTTCTGAATAACAATCTTAAAACCCGCCATAACGTTTCTCCTTCCATGATTTAGGTAACAGAGTAAATTTTCGACGATTGCACGTCGCACACGACACGACCAGATTTCTTCTCGAATGCGCCCCGCCCTTGGACAGCGGTATCACATGATCGGCGTGACACTTTTTGCCAAGAAATGATTTGCGGCACCAGTGGCACTTAACCCATCGCTTGCGTTGCCACGATTTTATCCAGGCGATGATGGCCTTTGCATCCCCAACGGCAGCACCGCGCTTCAGGGCGCGACGTTTCATCGATTGCTGTCGTAAGATGTGCGGGTTATTAGCCCGCCATTTAAGGATGCGGTCAGAATGCTTTACGCGCCACTTGGCGGCAGAAGTTAAACACCTGTGCCGATTTCTGGCATACCATTGATTTTGATACTCTTTCCCATAAGTCGCATACCACAGACGACTATACTTATTGCGCCGCGTTTTATGTTTGACTCGATATTGTGCATTGTAAGCTAAAATCGCGCTGCGGTTTCGCTCTCGATACAACTTGCGGTACGCCTCAACCCCCTTTCTATGTTTACGTCGCCATTTCCGCGTAGCTTCTCTGGCTTGCTCACGATGCGCCGAGCGCCATCTTGCCGTTGCTTGGCAGGCTAATAATCGCTGGTGCTCGGTCACGCCAGGGCCGTTAGTTGAATCTCGCCGTTAGACTGTTCGATATCGACGGCGTAGCCGAGTTCAAGCAGCGCGTCGTTAAAGCCGAGCGCGGTGAACGTGTTTAGTATTTCCTGCTGTAATTCCGCCCACTGCTTTTGCGCGTTATACGGATCGCCGACAAATTCCAGCTTGCCGTTTGCGCCGATCTTGATACCGATGCCGCGCTTGAAGTTCGGCGTGGTTAGCGCGAGCTGCACGTCCTGCGCGTAGCTGTTGCTGTACTCGAAAACTTGCGAGCCTACTTGCCCGCCGTGGGTTTGCGCCACGACTTGAAAAGCCTGCGCGAGCAGGTTCAAGTCGGGGTTCTGAATCTCGGTTGCGTAATTCGCGATATGAGACATATCGATCTTTCTCCCTTCCCTTGGTTGCGCCCGTTAGTAAGCCTTACTCTCCCTTCACCCTCACAATTAGTTTTGCGCCCTTGCGCATGTTGCAATCGCCGCACGATTTGACCAGATTGTTGAGCGTGTGTCGCCCGCCCTTGGACAGCGGGATTACATGGTCAACTTGGCACTTTCTCCCTGGCAAATACTTTCGGCACCAGTGACAGCGGACCTTCGGCTTTCGGTGCCATGACTTGATCCATGCGGCAATTTTCTTTCTGTCCCGAATTGTCGCTTTCTGTTTTGCGGCCCGCCGTTTCAAGTCATGCTCGCGCCTAGCTGCGGCATTCTCTCTGCGCCATCTGGCGCTGTAGGCTTGCCATTCTGCGCGATGCGTATCTCGCCAGCGAGCGATGATGGCGTTGTATGATTCAGGATTCTTCAATCTCCAAGCGTTTAACTGCGCTCGTACTTTTTCGGGATGCCGCGATCTATAATCTCTTTGCCATTTCGCAAACCTATCAAGATTAGCTCGTCGCCATCGTCGCTGGTATTCTGCTTTGGCCTTCGCCATCATTTCGGATCACCCCCTCTCTACCCTTATATTCCCGTGGTGTTCCGTTTTCTCCCTTTTGATGAAAAAGAGCATTTTCGTCGACGGTTGACGCTTGTCGAAGTTCAAATCCATTTTCATCGATTCGGCGTAACCGAGATTGAAAAGGCGCACCAGTTTGTCGAGCGTGTCGATAAACCCCTTGCCGTGCCCGCCGTACCCGCGCTTGCGGGCGACGTGGTGAGCCAGCTCATGCACGCCTAGCGCGACGATTGTCAACGGATGAAACTCGCCGTATGTCTTGATCGACTTATCGATGACGCGGTACTGCGCCGCGATGCGCCTGCGGCGATGCCGCCCGGCCACGATCTCGACAGTGAAATCGCGGTCGGACGACGGCACCAGCGTATCAAGGATTCTCTTTAGCATCGGCGCGTCTATTGTTTTCACGCTTCCCCTTTCGTTCCTGCCGCTCAACGATCCACCGTAGGTATTCCAGCCCGTTGCGTATCTTGGCCGGTGCGCTCATTGGCACCACCGCTTCGGGGGATTTGAGAACGAGCACCCAATTACAATGCGCGCCCGACCTGCGCGACCCTCTAGCCTTGATGGTAAAATGTCCGGCAAAAAGTTCGACGTAGAAATGCGTGCCCGGTATGCCGCGCTTGAGCGGCTTATCTGCGCTTAGTTCAATCATGTTTTCCCTCCACAAAGCACGGCGGAATTTTGCCGTCCTGTTCCATGTCCATCAGCTTCGAGCTGAACTGCATCAGCTCCAAAATTGTCGACTGCGAAAAGAGTTTGCGCGTCTGCGAAAAGTAGCACGCGCACAACTCGTCGAGCGCTTGATGCAACTCGGTATGTCTTTTGTTCTCCATGACCCCTCACCCTTTCTTTGTGTCTCGGCCCGCCAGATAACCCATGACGCCGCAGAAGGCGATTGTGAACATCGTTGCGGCCCAATCGGGTGCGCCTTGGAATCGCAGCGTCAGGCCAATTAGCGTTGCTGCCACTAGGGTAAAAACAAATCTCATAGCCCTTCCTTTCTCGGCGCTCGCGTCCAGTCGACCTTGAAGCCGACGTTCTTCGCCAGTTCAAATTCTTCCGCGCTAATCTGCGTCATCCTGGCAAGCGGGTTTGACCCCCACTCGCCGTCAACGCACTTGATCGAGAACCAGTAGCCATGCACCTTGCCGTGCCATAGGCACTCGTCGATATAGCCGTGATCGTCGTTGAACTCCGAATCAGACTCGTAGCCGTAGATTACAAGCGGCTTGTCGGTGATCGGAAACGAGTCCAGCGCCATGTCGCCGAGCCTCACTTTGCCAGACGGCGGCACGGCCCAAGTGAACTTGAAATAGCGCCGTCTTTCCCAACGTTTTGTCATCTTTCCCATCCGATCTTTTTGCTGATTTCTGGCGTAAAGCCGCCGAACTCTTTGTATAGGCGCTCGCCGATGCGATCCATGATTTTTGCCTCGCGTGCCAGCGCCGCCTTAAAGCTATGCTCGCCAATCGCGCCCGTGCCGGGCGACGGTAGAAAGCGCCACCAGCGGCAAATCTGCTCGTGATCTGCCGCGTTTACTTCTTTGAGTGTTGGATAGCTCATATTTACCCTCGCACGAAAATATATTCGATTGCCGAATGCTCGATGAACACGCATGGCTTCCCATCGTAAACGCTGCGATAGTACGAAACGGCGAAATCGTTTTGCAGCCGCAAGCCGCCGCGTTCCGATCCGGTGTCATACCGCATGGCGCTCGCCCAATCATCCAGCGTCTCGCCGCCGATGGCCTTGCGGGCTGTTGCGTATCCAATCCGGCGTTCCCGGTCGCGCATTGCGCGAATCTTTGCCGCAGTCGAAGCGACGCAGCATGTTAGATAGATCATGTTAGGTTCTCCTGTATCGCTTGGTAAATCATCCGTTGTTTCATGTTCTCGATATCGCGTAGCCGCCCGACCGCCACTTTGAGCCGCGACCGATGGCTGTTTAGGTCAGCAATCAGCTTGTCGATATTGCCGATAATCGTTTCGGTTTGCGCAATGGCTTCCGGTCGCCAGTGATGTTCCGGCACCGCAAGTGCCGCATAGGTTTCCGTGTTGAACATTCGCGGCGTCTCGTAGGACACTTCGACGCAACGCGGACGGCCCGGTATTATTCCCATGTGACGGAACGGTATCGATACGAGCACGCCAATATCGCGCTTGACCTGCCCGAAGTCTGCCGACTTGAACGGCTTGCGGGAATCGTATGTTGTATATTTCATGCCACTCTCCTAAGTTTTTTCGCGTGCTGGTAGACTTCCAGTTCATGCTTGATTCTTTTCAAACCTTTGATCGCCAGATCGATCTCGTCGATCCGCTTGCCTAACCGGCCATCGTCCAGCCTGCCCGCCAGCACCCGGTAGTCGTCGCCGTAGACTTTCTTGCAGAACGCCACAAGCGACAACATCGCCATCGTGTAGGCGCGAACCAGCTTATTCGCGTCGCGCTTAGATTCTGGCGCAGCGAACAAATCGACTTGCTGTTCTTGGCACAGCACCGCGTCGATCACGGGTCTTGCTTCCGCGTAGGATTTCGACTTGATCCTACGCAGCGCTAGAAACTGACCGTTCTTGCTTAGTCGTGAAAGGGCGATGGCAACCGACTCGAAGAGTTGACCGGCAGCGACTTGCTTCTGAATCCGTTGATCCAGATTAAGCAAATTCAACTTCGATTGAATCGTACTTGGGCTTAATCCCGTTCGCTCTGCGACCGTCTCGATTTGCCATCCCGCTTCCAACAACGATTGAAAACCCTTGGCCGTGTCGACAGGGTTCATGTCTTCACGGTCAAGGTTCTCAATTAGCTGAACCGCCAATGTTTCAGCTTTATTTTCCCCGTAATATATACAACACCGGATTACTCCGATGCAAGCGGAAAGATGCGCCCGGTAGCGGCGCTCCCCCGCGACGATAAGATGCACGCCGTTGGCGTCGGCGGGCCGGACAAGAATAGGCTGAATCAGCCCCACTTGCTTGATCGATTGACCAAGCGAGTCGATCTTGGCTTGATCGAAAGTTTTACGGGGCTGGTTCGGGTCGGGCATTATCTGCTCAATCGGTATCTCTAAAATCACTATTCCCCCCTAAAGTTCATGTTGCGGATATTCCGTTCATCGTTGCCGCAGTGCAGGCAGCAAGAGTACAAGTGATGGCCGAACCGTTCGCAACAGATGCGAGTTTCGGTATAGACCAAAACCCCGCCGTGACACTTGCTGCACAGTTCGTCCGGCTGATCCGGCTTGGTGAACTGGCTATGCCCGCATGTCTTGCAGGCGTAGTATTTGTGCAGGCACTTCTCGCAGCTATCTTGCGGCCACACCCCGCTTGCGACCTGCTCCCGAAACAGTTTGTGTTTTTCCTGCGCTTTCATGTTTCTCCCCCCTTTCATAATCCCTCGTTTCTGACTGACCGGATCGATAGCCGCGACTTAGGCTTCTCGACTTCCGGCGACATGCTTTGTTTGATGTGACAACAAATTCCCGGCCCGGTGCAGCTACAACGTATTTTCTTGATATGCTTGCAATCCTGGCGCGGGAAATGCCGTATCCATCCGACGCAACTGCAAGCCCAATTGCTGTTCCAATCGACTGACACAGTGTAGGGAGCGGAGGCGCTCCCTTGCACTTGCCATTGCTTTGCCCACTTATCAGCTTGTGGCATTAACCTCGCCTTTCATCCGCACCGGCTCGCCGACAATGTTGACGGCATACTTTCGTTTCTTTGGGGCCATCGCATAAAGCTTGTCGCCGACTTTCTTAATCTTGAGCGGAGTTATGCCAACGCCGCCAAAGAGACTGCTTTTGCGAATCTCAAGCATTCGATTCTGCTCGAAGGCTTCTTGTAGCAATGCTTCGCTCCCCGGTTGCCACCCCTCGGCTACGAGCCGATCATGGCGTCGGTATCCCTGCGCGTTGTAGATCAATATCGATAGAGTCGAGCCGTTTTCGGCGAACGGCCCAACGCCGTATTCTTTTTCGAACCAGCGCAGAAATTCGGCGTTGTACTGAAAGCCGTGGGTTTTCTCGCGCTGATTCAAAAGTTCACATAGCCACAGCGACTTGATGCGCCACTTGCCCATGCCGCCTAGCTCCCTATCGAGTTGATGGATTTCTTCTAGGCTAAGTTTGAGCAGCGCCAGCGTTTCTTTTTCGTCCAATGTTTTCAAAGGCGGTAGTTGAAATTCCCCGTTCATATTATGCAGCCCTCTTCGTTGTTCCGCCGAAATGAAACTCGGCGGGTGCTTTGGTTAGCTTGCCGTGCCTGCGGTAGTCTTCCGGCGTTTTCGGTTCGGCCAGCGGGAAGGCGTGATAGGTCTCGGCGCTCATGTAGAAGCCGATGCACGATCCGTCTTTCTTGGCGAACAGAACGTGAACCTTATCTCTCTTGCCGACCTTGACGCTCAAGGCCGAGCAGCGAACGGCACGTCCGGCGTTTATCAAGTCGTATCGCAGCTTTTCGCTTGCGGCGAACCTGGCATGCTCGCGCTCGCAACCCGACTCGCGATGATGCGCGGCGGAAAAGTATTTTTTCTTGTCCGGGTCTTTCCGACAATCCGGGCAAGCGGCGCACGGCCCGCACCAGCCAAACGGGCACCGTATTTTCCGAACGCCGCCATGTCGACCGCAAATATCGCAGCAGAGCAGGCCGGTGTCGGTATAACAAAATCCCATAAATTCTCCCTTCGTATTTTTGAGTTAGTTTGCGAACGCTACTTCGAGCGCTTTCGCGCACTGCCAATAAGTCCACATGCTAAACTCGACGTGGTAGCCCGGACACTCGCCGGGGGTTAGGGCAACGTCGCGCAGCGCTTTCTCCGCGTCTTCCTTGGTCAGCGAGCCGAAGTCGAGCGCGATCCGCTCGTGGCACTTCTTGCACTGGACATGGACGCGGCCCGGTATCGTCGGGCACTTGTACGGGTAATCGTCCGCCTTTAATTCCTTGGCCTGCTCGTGGCAGGCGCAGACTTTCTGTTCAGACATAGAATCGCCCTTTCGTTGCGAATTCGCATTTCTTTGCAAGAGCCTCGGCCTTTGTCCGATAGGTGAACGGCGTGTGACCGTTGTCATCGTTTCGTATGCCGTACTTGTGCGACGGCATATACTCGCTGGTAAGCCAGTCTTTGTTTAGCTCGTCCCTTTCGGCGCTACCTATCGGATGCTTCTTTGCCGCAAACGTGCGTTTGACGATCTTCATGCCGACACCCGCGCTTTCGGATGCGCTGGCGGAATCGCCGCGATCTGTACCCGAAGCAGCTTATTCAGGATTAGTGCAGCTTCTTTCTTTGCCTGCGCTTGCCTCGCTTTGTAATCGTAAAACCTAGCCTTGTTGGCCATGCTGATTTTTGCCATCCCGTTCATAACTCTCCCTTCGTTTGCGCCCGGTTAATAATCCGCCTACCCATCCCCTACATACTCTTATTCCCGCAGTGTTCCGTTTTCTTATTCGGCGTCGGAAATGTGCGTGGCCAGCTCTTGCATGTCGTCCCACACTTCTTTTAGCTTGTGATGACGAACGGTGTGTTCAGCCATCGCTTTGTTAATGGCGTCCGCGCCTTGCGGGTAATAATCCCGGCCATTGGGGCACGCCGCTTCCAGCGCCTTGAGGGCGTCGTAAATTTTATATCCGGCGTTCAAGACCTGATCGAACAGCGCTTGCCGCGACGTGCCGTTGTTGTGAATGGTTGGTTTTATCATGTTACTAACTCCCCTCATCGAACGCGGCGCTGGCGAATTCGCGTGCCGCTTTTTCACCGCAGTCTATCTTGGAGCACAAGACGTGCTTGCCGTTCGGGTAATAGAAAATTCGGTCGTACTTTTTGATCGGCTTTTTGCAGACATAACAAACGCTGTCGTACTTCGCCGTCATCCATCGCGGGTCGCCTTTATATCGAGGCATAACGTTCTCCCTTCAACTCGCGGATCGCCGCGAACGTCCGGTCGGTAGCTTTTCCCCGCAGCCGCTTCATGGCGGCGCGGAACTTATTGCGGTTAATCAGTCGGAATTTTTTCATATCGTTATCGATCTTTTTTGTAGCCGAAGTAGAACCGGGGAGAATGCTGAAATTGCAAACTCCCCATGTCGCCATTGTCTTTGCGCTTCACGACGATGAACGGTGCCATGAACCCCAACACGTCAAAGTCCCTCGCCAGTTCGTCGGTGTCCCATACCTTGCCGTGTTTTGCTTCAAGCAACTCACGGTCGCCCTTGACGCTGTTGGTCTCCGCAGCCAGCGTTCGCCGCATAGATTCAAATTCGTTTTCCATTGCCATCCCTTTCTTGAAGATTAGTTTCCGTCGCTCGCCGCCTTGCAGAACCGACAAGCACTTGTGTTCATAGGATTGAACACTTTCCGAAAACGTCGTTCATGCAAATTGACGTGAATCCAGCCACCGTCGTTTTCAATGTCTTTGTAGCTGGCGGAATAGATCGTTCCCGCACGCTGCAAGATTTCCAAGTCCTGTAAGATCGCGGCGCTGCTCGCAGCTTCACTGCCGTAGATCGCAAACCGCGTGAACGTCGTTTCGCCGCCGTGATGATTCGGCACGCGAAACTCATTCGACCATTCCAGTTTGAATCCGACGCTCGGCAGCGAAAGCCAGCCTAAAAGTTTGAGCACCTTATCGTCACCGTTCGCGTCAAATGCCAGCGCTCCCTTAATGTCGACTTCGTGTACGTTTGCCATTGTCGTCTTGCCATCCTTTCTTTTGGGTTAGGGTTAATATCGCTTCGGCCCGTTGCTTCGTTCTTCGTCCGTTACCGGCTCGCGCTCCGCTTTGATTTCCGCCAACGTCTTTGGCGTGAGTTCAAGTCCAGCTCGACGCCGTTCTCAACCAGCTCGACGATTGAGATATAGCCAAGTTCAGCGCCGTAGCCGTGATCGGCCAAGCCGAAAGCTTGATGCTGTCCCGGCTCGTCGTCGCTGCCTATGTCTTTCTCCGTGATGTAGAAATCCATCGATCCGAGAAAGTAGTGCAGGTAAGCAATGGCCTCGTCGCCCATGCCGCTCTGCTCGTAAGTCTTTGCCATGCCGTTGATCGTGGTCGCGATCTCCATGAACTTGTCGGCGAAGTATTGACCGTCATCGTCTTTAAGCCCTTCGCGCATCGCAGCGAATTGAGACTTGCTGGTGAACTCTTTCACCACCTTGATTGCCTCGATTACTTCGTTCTTCACTTGCCACCCCTTTCTTGTTGCGCCCGTTAATAATTGGCCGGTTGGCCCCTTCAACCCTTTATTCCCGCAGTGTTCCGTTTTCTCCGAGGGGGCCAAAAAGAGCGCTTGACAATGTATAAGCAGGGGTGGTAAACGAGAATCACAATTTGGAAAGCTGTTTCGGTAAAACCGATTAGACAGGAAGGCCGACTCCGAAGTGAGTCGTGTCATTGTGGCTTCAAGCCCGCACAGGTAATCCCTGGCGGGCTTTTTTTGTTTATGGACAGAACTCGCCAACCGTTTAGTTTTTGGGTGCCGCTTGACGTTGAGAAATCCGTGGAGATTTCCAGCCCGACCGACCGGATGATTTGCGGCATTATCTCGACCGAAGACCGCGACTTGGACGGCGAAGTGATCCTTGAGCAATTTTCGACCTACTCCCCGATGCTTCAAGCGATGGGGAAAAATCTCGGCGCGGCGCTCGCCGACCAGATCGATTTCGACCGCTTCTCAACCCGCCAGGGCTTTCTTAAATTTGAACATTTTTCCGGCGAATGCCCGACTTGTCATGCCGGTGAAACGGCCAACATTATCGGCGTGCCAGAGCGTGTCGAGAAGGGTGTCCAGTATCGCGATCCGATCAACGGCGCGATGAAATCCGGCACGGCGATTTGGGGCCACCTATTCCCTGCGGGCGTAAAGAAAGCCGCCGACGACGCATGGGATTTGATTCAAGCGATCCGCAAGTCAGGGTTTGATCGCAAGCTTGGCTACTCAATCGAGGGCGCATATCTCCCGGTGCAAAATCTCGGCGATCCGTCAAGCAAAGCCTGCATGGTCACGAACGTTGTCTTGACGACCAAGCCCGTGAACTCGTGGGCATGGGCGGACATGGCGAAAGCGCTTGTCGCCGGGCCGGGCAGCACGGATAGCAACGCGATGGCTGGCGGCGAAGCATTGCGACGCCAAAGCTTGCACGGCGCACCGATGGCGCAAATTCAGGGCGGCAAAAAGAAGTGCGGGCACGACGAAGAGACCGACGATCCGAAAGAGGCGCTTGAGCATTTAGTCAAGTGCGCGGGCAAGCCGGTCGATATTGCGAAAAAGACAGTGATCCAAATTTTCAAATTGGTCGCTTAACAAAAAGGGGGAGTCTATGAAAATTTCCGATCTCGAAGCGCAGGCAGCGGAGATTCAAAAATCGCTGGACGGTAAATCGCCGGAAGCAACCAAAGAGCCGGTCACGCAGTTGGGCATTGTCCAGAAAGCGCTCGACTTGCTCGGCTCCATGATTTCATCGCCCCGGTTGAAAAAGGCGATGCCGATGGGGCCGATTGGCGACCCGGCTGATGGCTGCGATGATGACGAGGAAGAAGACGAGGTTATGGACAAAAAGATGTTCGCCAAAAAGTCTGGTGAGACCAAGCAGCCTTATGGCGATCAAAATAGCCTCAACACCGGCGACATGGACTCGCCCAAGAAAATCAAAAAGAAATTCAACTACGACGCCAAGATGGAAGACGATGATGTCGATGTTCCGTCGAACGCCGAAGTGCCGTACTACGACGAGAAGCGCAACGTGCGTAAATCCATCGATGAAATCTCCAACGACCCGGATTTGAGCGAAGACGAAAAAGTATTCGTGATTAACCAGCAGCTCGACAAGGGCTTCAACGAGATTCACGAAGTCCGTTTGGCGCAGGCCAAGCTGGAAAAATCCGTCGAAGTTATCGCCTACGGGTTGAGCGTCATGCTGAACGGCATGAAGAAGAGCCTCGAAGGGGCGAGCAACGCCGGGCGCGGTCGCATCAGCATGTTATCAGCGGTCGACAAACCAGCGGCCACCAACAAAAGCGTCAATGGCGCTGGCGCGAACAACGATGGCGGCGGGATGACCCGGCTGGAATTCTCGGAGCGTTTACTGAAGGCGCAGAAGTCGCAAAAGATCAGCTTCCAAGACGTTGCGCTTGCCGAGACTTGTGTCAACGAGGGCATGGCGGTCCCGTCGAATATCATGTCGGCGATCAGAGACGTTGGTTAATAACTAGCCGTAATCACTAACGCTGTATAAGCAGAAAAGAGGGGGTTTTTTATGGAACTTGCAGGCGGATATCCACTGATCCCGTTTGGTTCAGTAGAGGGTGGCAGCGGCATCCCGCGCATCCCCAACCTACTCGACTATGACGCTTACGAGGGATTTTTCAAAGCCCTTACGTCTGGTACGGGCGTGACCGACGTGGCTAGTTTAACAGGCGGCGGCGCTTTGCGGCGTCAAAGCTTGGAGGCCACATTGCTCGCGGTCATTCAGCAGTTCACGGATTTCCGTCTGTGGAACATGGCTGAAAAGAGCAACGCTACCGCGACTGTCGACGAATGGACGGAAGAGACTGCTGTCGGCGGCTATCCCGGCAGTTCGTTCAATTCCGAACTCGGCGCAATCGGCGAGCAGGATGCTACGCTGCGCCGTCGCACGTTGCAGATCAAATATCTGATGACCAAGCGGCGCGTTTCGTTCGTCAAGGAATTGGAAGGCGGCATCGCTTCGGCTACTTCCGTGCAGCAAACTGGCGGCGCGTTGGAACTGCTTACTTCTGGTGAGTGGGGTTTGTTCAACGGCGACTCGTCTGTTGTGCCGGAACAGTTCGACGGTCTCTACAAGATTATCAAGACCCTCGCACCGGCCAATATCGTGAATCTGAAGGGCCAACCTATCGGCAATTCCGGCGAGCAGATCGTCGACGCTGCCGAGCAGGTGAGCCGCTTCGGAAACTTCGGCATGGTTTCTCACGGCTTTTGGTCTACCGGCGTTCAGGCCGATCTCGACAAGGGTCTCGATCCGGCTTTCCGTGTAATGATGGGTTCGCCAAGTGAAGTCGGCGCCTTCGGCATTATGAAGGGTGCGCCGGTCATCGGCATCAAGTCGAGTTTCGCTTTCGAGGGCCGACTCCAAGCTTGTTTCGACAAGCTGATTTTGGAATCTCAACCGGCAGCGAAATCCGCCACGGGTATCTTTGCCGGTGCTCTCAATGCGACTATCGAAGCCGCCGCTACCCTCGGGGGCGTAGCAGCCGGGGATGCCGCTTCGGAGTTTGTCGCTGCGCAGGCGGGCTTGTACTACTACGCCGTCGCGCCGATCACCAAGGACGGCCACGGCAACCTGACCAAGAGCGCACAAGTAACTGTCGCGTCTGGCGATAAAGTCACGTTGACGATCACGGCGGGCACCGCGCATCCGAGCGGTTGGATTGTTTATCGCAGCAAGTTAAACGGCGGCAATGCCGACGCAGACTTCCGCGAAATGACCCGCGTCGCCGATTCGGGCGCTGCAACGACCGTCTATGTCGACTACAACACCGACATTCCCGGCACGTCGAAAGCGTACATCCTGAACATGGTGCCGGGTATGGGCGCTCTTACGATCCGGCGCTTGCTCCCGATGATGAAATTCCCGCTCTATCCAAGCACCACGGCGGAAATCTTGTGGGCGCAGTTGATCTTCTTCGCGCTGCGAGTCGCCAAGCCGCAACAGCACGTCATCTTGAATAACGTGTTGCCGCGCACGGCGACGTGGAGACCGTTCAACTAAAACTCGGCCATTAACTTCTTCAAGGGGGGATTTCATGCACGTTGTCTGCGGTTTACCGAACGCCAGTAATCGAATTGATGGCAAGCTATTCGTGCCGGTCAAGGTTAAAGACCGCGTGCATCATGTGAGCGAAGCGCTCACGGAAGCCGAAGCGGAGCGGCTTCTGAAAATTCCCGGCTTCCAGTTGTTCCGCGCCGATCCGAAAGAAGTCGAGACAGCGGTTGCGGCCTTCAAGGCGGACAATCTAAACGCGGTTGTAAGCGGTGACGGCGACAAGGATCGAACCATCGCCGAATTGCAGCGCACGCTATCGATCAACTCCGAACAGCTCGGCAAGGCGAACATGCTGATTCTTGAGCTGCGTGAAGAAAACTCGAAGCTGAAGCAGCAGATCGGCGAGCCGTCATTAACGTGGTCGAGAAAGTCGCTGGCTGACTACGCGGAGAATTTGGGCCTTATCGTGAATCAAGGAACTTCGAAGGAAGAAATCCTTGAAATGATCGAGGCAAGCATCGCGCAAAGGGGGTAATTTTCTATGGCTCTTCGTGACTATATGAAAGACCTTGACGAGAGTATGCCAGCGGCGAAAAATGCGCTGCTCGGCACGACTCTTCAAGGACTCATCACCGCCGTCAATTCGTTGCGCAGTTTTCTTGTCGGCGGCTCTGGCGTTTTTGAGAGCACCGGGCTTGCCATCGGCTCGACCGACGATCAAATCGCCAGCGCCGCGTTTAATTTTGGCATCAACGGCTTGGTCTACACTAAGGCCGCAGTTGTGGCGGGCACTGCGCCAACGGCGCAAACGGTGACAGCGGACAAATGGGCGCTTTATCGCTTATCGATTCAAGCCAACGGGACAATCACCGTGGCCCCGGCAGCAGGCAATGTCACTGGCTATGCCACCGAAAAACTGGCGATTGCCGCGCTTCCGGTGACGCCTGCGAACGAGGCGGACATGGGCTACGTCACTGTTAAAACCGCTGCCGGGCTGGCGTGGATCGGTGCCACTGATGCACTGAAAGGCGGCGCGGCGGGCAATCCGGCGAGCGAAACGAATTACTACCCGGCAACGCCGATCATTCCCGCGACCGGAATTACGAACCTGAACGATTTGCCTTAATGATGCGATGGAGCAAACCAAAAGCGGCTTGGTGGTTGAGGATATCAAGGGCAATCAGCTTTATGGCATCCTCTTAACAGCACGCGGGGAACAAAAGAGCTATCCCGACACGGAAATATTGCGGAAAATTCGGGCGGCAGAAGATTTCTACGAAAAGAATCTCAACATTTTTTTAGGCATCAAGCGGATCAAGTGCGGCGCTCACGAACGGGGTGTTGCGATTGATCCGAATGCGGCCATACCGGAGATCGAAGAGCCGGGCTACGATTACGACCGTGACTGGTATCTCGGCGACAAGTGGGGCGGCTTCAAGCTGCGCAACCGGCCCGTCGTGCCAGACCCGAACGCGCCATCGGGAATCACGCAGCTCTTTTTCGCTTTCCCCTCGGCAGAGCAAAAGTTATTCAACGTCCCGCAGCAATGGCTGAAGGTCGATTTCAAGAACGGGCAGATCAACGTAATCCCGACTAACGCCGCGATCTACGCCAGCTTCAACGCTTTCTTTTTGTCAATCGCTTCGGGTGGGGCTTACGGTTTGCCCAAGGTGATCTTCGTCGATTATCTGGCGGGCTACGACCCGACTCGGTTGCGGCGCGATAACGCCGACCTGCTCGAAGGGATAATGCTGCGTACTCTGCTTTTTCTCGGCGGGATTATCGGCAACGTGCCGTTTGCGGGCGTTGGGAGCACGTCGATAGGGCTGGACGGGCTATCGCATTCACGGGGCTTTGCTGGCGGCAAATATGGCCGCTACAGCGGGCAAATCCAGCTCGCCGTCGAGCAGGAGAAAGAGATTCGAGAGAGTTTCCGGGCGCACGAGAAGTCAGTGATTTTCGTTACGGTGTGAAGTGGCAATTGAAAACCCGAACGTATTCCATGAAGTTCTATCGAAAGACGATTTCGATGAAGAAATTGCCGTGCATGGCGTGCCGGTTGTTCTTCGGCAAGGAATCAAGTGTCCCTGCTCAACTGAGGAATCGGGTCAGCCGGATGCTAGTTGTTCAGTATGCACGGGTTGGGGGTTCTTGTGGGATGCCGGGGCGACCGTTATGGCGTTCGGGCCGAATAGACGGATCAATCGAGCATATTATGAACAGGGGAGTATCGATTTGATGGATGCTCTTTGGAGTTTCCCAACAGGGACGCCAATGTCCCACTATGATCGTTTTTCCGTGCCAACCGAGATTGTTAGCGTGTCGGAACTCCTAACAAAAGGTGCGGTCAATCCGCTAACTGGAAACACGCAAGAGCGAACGCGATTCGATAAAATTCTTTTCGTCGAGCGGGCGATATGGACGAAGAGGACGCCGAGCAGTGGTCATCCGTACACTTATGTACTGACCGAATTATTGGCAGGAACCGATTTTGAAATTATTAACAACAACCAAGTGTCATGGCTCAACGGCGGGAATGCTCCCGATGAAGGGGCCAGATACTCAATTCGATTCAAGACCGAAGCTGAATATATTTGTTGGGCACCGATGCGGTCGCGAGCGGAGAATCTTCAACCGCTACCTTTGCAGTGGCTTGCGAAGAGGCTCGACTTTATCAGGGCCGTGCAGTAGGCGAGCGCCGACGCGAAACGGTAAGAGCATGATCTACGGACCAACCACGATTCAAACGAGAAGACAGCCCTTTGAGGCTAATACCGATTTCGTTCGCCCACTGAAAAAGAAACTGCGTTCGTCCGGCGTGAGTAATAAGGCGCTGTCCAGTGAAATGATTCTTTTGTTCCGTCAATGCTCTATCAATCGGCCATTTTTGCAGACGTTTCGACAGGGAGTGATAACTAATACCAAGTTGATTCGCCCAATCCATAAGGCAAAGTTTTTGTCCATTAAACTCCACGAAGCGATTATGCCGGGAGTTTCTATTTTGTTCAGCTCGCGTCGCCCATCGGCAATTCCAGGGCGCATAGGGACCATCGTTGTCGAATCTATCAATCGACAATCCAGTCGGAACGTTTCCATCGGGGAACTTGCTCGTGACCCAAGCATAAAACGGTGGGAAGGTACGCCACTCATTGCAAATCGTTATCCCACGCCCGCCGTAGTCGGGGTAGGCACCATCGTTGGGGTTCAAACATCGCTGCTTAATTCCGATCCACACTTTGTATATGCGGGTTTGATAAAGCCCATGTGTTTTTGCTGGCATTCTAAAAATTTAGCATGGAGGGACGCATAGATGCCAGCAGGCGACTATCCGCACATTGAGGAATCCCTTGCCGGGCCGGTGGCCGACATTATCCGCCGTGAGTGGATCACGCTGGCAATGCCCTATTCGGCCACGGGGCAATATATCCGTGGCATCCGCGACGCGACGACGGAATATCCCTACGGCGGCAATTCTCTGTCGGTGTCAATCGCAAACCATTCGCCCTACGCGGGCATTGTCGAAGAGGGCCATCAGGGATTTCATTTACCGTCACGGATCGCCAATTGGCCGCACCGCAACAAGCGGGGGCGCGGCTACATGGTCATCCCGTTCCGCCACTTCACGCCGGGCACTGTCAGTTCAAGCGGGCGGGCGATGCGCGGCGCAATGCCAGCAGATATTTACGAGCGAGCAAAGCAGCTCGGCGCAGACAGGCTTCGCGGGCTAGGCGATCTTTATAAGCAGAGCAAAAGCTACCGTCAAATGATCGGCGCGAACCGGGCGATGGGCGCACGGGTGAGCGAGGGGTTGATTCATGCCGCCGCGCTGGCACGACGCCAGCCGGGGCGTCCCGGTGGCTACACTTGGAAGTCGTCGCCCTACGAAGGCATGATCCGCAACGCGCAAGTCACGCCGAACGTCGATCAGGGCGTTTACACGACGTTTCGGGTAATGACCGAAGATTCGCCGGGCTGGTATATACCGGCGCAGCCAGGGCGGCATCTTGCACAGCAAGCCGCCGAGAGCGCAACGCCGGTGATTCGGCAAATCATCGCGCAGGCCGCAATGCTCGACGCGGTGCAGGTCGTGGCGAACGTGTTTTCGAGTGCTGGCTATCAGGTGCGCGTGAGATAATATGGACATTTACGCCGGACATACTCCCGCCGAAATGGTGCTGCAAAGCGTCTTGCAGGGCGGGCTTGCGGCGCTGCAAGCGAACCAGTCGCTACTGGAACGGCTTATTCAGCGTTATCAGCAAGCCAGCCGCGATGCGATTTTCAATTACATACTCAAGAATCAAGTCGCGGTGCGGCTGGCGTTCGCCCGCGAGCCTTGGGAAATCCCGCAGATCAGCATCCTACTCGCGAGCGAGACAGAGCAGCGATTTATCGGCGATGAACTTGCGATCCGCGACACGCAGTTCGATGTGACGGCGAAAACGGCTTCGGAGATCACCGCGCTCCAAGAGCCGCCGTTCGATTTGTCAATCGACACGATAGTCGACGGGCCGCTTCCCGATGCTTGCCGCATCAAGATCGGTAATGAATTTTTGGCTTACAACGCTGTCATCCCGGCAGTGATTACGCCGCCCGCACCGGCAAAGCTTCATATCGTTACCCGTGGTATCCGGCGCACGGCGGCGGCGGCGTATCCGGTCGGCAGCGATATTACCGCATGGCAGATCGAGAAAGAGATTGGCGTGCATCAGCTCTCGAACTATCGGATGGACGTGTTGCACGATAACGCCGACATTGTGATTTTTTTGCAGCAAGTCGTGAAGTGGATTTTGCTGCTCAATTGGGAAGTGCTCGACGACGAGGGCTTCACCGAAATGCAAATGTCCGGGTCGGATTTTCAGCCGCGCCCGCAGTTCTACCCGGAAATGCTCTACATGCGCTCGCTCACCCTGTCGACGCGAATTTCCGAAGGCGTGCCGCAGCCGATGATCGAAGCGCTGGCGCTTGAAAACTATCCGACGCTTACCGGCGTAATACCGACACGACCCGTGGAGATACCGTGAGCGAAAAAAAAGAACTCGCTTTAACGGCGCAAGAATGGCTGCTTCGTCGGCAAAAAGAAGTTTCACTTCGTCCGACTCGTCGCGTGTTTGTGAGAATCATGGCGCAGCAAATACCCGGTGCGACAAAGCTTCGGGGCGAGTGGGACAAACTGTTCGAAGAATTCAGGGCATCGGCGTAGATAAGGAGGATTTTTTATGACAATCGGAGTGACGGTAAACGGTCGATTTCACCTTATGCCGGGAGTTTACCCCGTCGTAGACTCGTCCGATTTGGTAAGCACGCTCGAAGGCGGCGCGGGCATCCTTGCAATTGTCGGCCTTGGTACTGGCGTGCTTGAGCCGAAGAAATTGCATCATGTGACACCCAACGCGGGCATCTTGAACCGCTTGTTTATTCCGGGGTCGGAAATCTTGACGGCAGCGAAACTCGCCATCAATCCGAGCGGGCAAGTGCCGGGCGCGAGCCATCTTTATCTCGTCACGGCGAATCCGGCCACCAAGGCGAGCACGATCTTGCAGGACGGCAGTTCGGCGGATGCTATCACGCTCACGTCGCACGGCTACGGGCTGGCGTTCAATGGGATCGAAGTCGTCGTCGACGACGTGGCAAAGGAAGTGACGCTCACTTACGGCACGGGTGCCGAGAAAGTGACCGAGATTTTCAGCTATGGCACCGGGGCCGATTCGCTGGCGGCGCTGGTAGCCAAGATCAACGACACGAGCGCACTGGTGGTCGCGGCGCTGATAGCCGCAGGCGACGACACGCTCGACACAATCACTGCTACGGCTTTCACTGGTGGAACGGACGGTATCACGGGCGCGACTCCCGCGAGCATCACCCTGAAAGACGAGACACCGGCCACTGCGCTCGATGTTATCACGCTAACGACCAAGGGGCTTGGCACGGGCCAGAACTCGATGGACTGCACCATCGACGATACGGCCAAAACGTTGAAAGTGATCCTCGGTGATACCGAAGAAACCTTCACCTACGGCACCGGGGCCGGTGCCTTGCAAGCCCTGGTTGCCCTTATCAACGCCACGTCCGGCCTAGTGACCGCAGTCTTTATCGAAGGCGGCACTGAAACGTTGGCCGATCTTGCCGCCGCGCCGTTTACTGGCGGTGCTGCCGTTTCCGCGCCGACGCTCGCCGACTGGACCGATTGCCTCGATCAGCTTGGCGGGACCAACGTCAATCTCGTCATGGTTGCCACCCCGTTACAGACCGTGCAAGTCGCGCTCGCCGATCACTGCGAAGTGAACAAGCGGATCGGCTTTTGCGGCTACTCGCTGCAAACCGGCTGGCAAGTCACGAACACGCGGGCGACCAACATCAGCAATCTGCAAGCCCGCGCCACGGCGCTCGGTTCGCCAGCGGTTCTTTTTTCCGGCGTCGGCACCGACGACCTTGCGAGCTATTTGTCTGTAGCTAAATATGCAGGAATAGCAGCGGGCGTTGCGCCATCCGTGCCGCTCAACAACAAAGACCTGCAAACGAGCGTGATCGAAGCCGAACTGTCTATCGAGGAAGCCGAAGACCTGCTCGCCGCTGGCGTATCGCCGCCGTTCCGCCGACTCAATCCGAATCGACCGGGCTTCGTGATCGCGGACGGCCTCTCGACGTACACTGCCGACGACAATCTCTACAACCGGATAATTTCGGTTCGCCGCGCAGCGGACGGGATGAACCAAGACATTATTTACGAGCTGGAAAACTATCTCGGCAGCGAAGCGACCGAAGTTATGATCGGGCGCGTTATCAGCGCCGTGGACCGCAGATTGAGTCGGGCAATGCTTGCCAGTTCAAGTTTGCGGATCGCGAATTACGACCGCAACGCGATCAGCGCAACGTTCGAATCGACCGTGCTGAAAGTCTACTACAGCTTCGAGCCGATCCAGCCGATTCGTTTTATTGTTCCCATAGCCTCATTAAAGGCCACAGTAATAGAGCAAACTATAGAGATTCCATTGGGGCAATAATTCGCTCGGCGATGCGAAGCTTACGCGGTAGTGCGAGAGAGCAGTCAGAATAGAGAAGGCGAGAAAGATGTTCAGCGCGAGAATTTCCGAGTGCAATTTTCCAAATGCTTCCGTCTCGTTGCAGATTGGCGAGAGGCTTTTTGCCCTTTGCCGGTACATGCGCTCGCGCATAGGTTTGAAACTGCGTCAACAGTGGCCGATGACCGCAAAGATTGATCCTGAAATTGTCTCCATCGAATCCGAGACTCCCATCGCCGTCAACGACGCCGCGCCAAAAGTGGCGATTATTTTCAAGTTGCTTGATCGTCTGGTTTCTTTTGTCGCCGCCAAGCAAACCGAACTCAGCGAGACGTTGCGCGATCTTTTTGGAACTAACGGTAATCGATGCGACCATGCCGTATTCACGTTTGCGTACAAGGGTCTTATGGCTTGCTCCCAAAAACTTCTTGAATGCTTCTACATGCTCAATGTCGGCATTCTTCAGTTCAAGAGCGATGCGTGGCGACATTTTATAACCCTCGACGGTGCCGACATGACCATCGGCAAAAAGAAATCCAATCCAGTAAGCGGACGCTTCGGTAATCTCGTCAAAGCAGGATTCGTTGAGCGTGTGCCCTCGACGAAACTGTTGGCGCACTCTGCGCGGAACTTTGTTCCGTTCAAGAAGATTACAGATTGGCGAATAGTGAACGCCGATTGTTTGAGAAATTTGGCGCGTGGACTTGCCAGACTTGTAAAGTTCGATGATTCTCTGTTCGTTCTCCAAAAGTATTTTCGTCGCATCTTGGTCATCATGCCTAATAGTTTCTCCACGTTCCCGAAGGAGTTTGTAGATCGTCGGGAAGGATACGCCGAATTGTTCAGCGATTTTCCAACCACTAACCCCCTCACGATAAAGTTTCACAATCACATCGGCGTGAGCAAAAAGCTGTTGGCGGATTGCGCCATTCGGATTGCGGGTTTCTATACCGTGGCGCTTGAGCAGTTCGTAAACACTAGGCACCGCAGCCTTATACTTTTGCGCAAGCGCAGCCATAGATTGCCCGCGTTGATAGGAAGTAATGATTTTCTTTGCAAATGGTTCGAGCGTGTTTTTCATGGTTTTATTATTAACATACCTAAAACGATAAAGCAACACCAGCTAACTTGTGTTTGTTAGGTGTTGCTTTAGATAGGAGCATCTATGCCCTCGGTAATAAAGGAACGTCACTTGACAGGGAACCGCGCCCTCTTACGTCTTAACGCGCCGCAGGGTCAAGACAAAGTTCTTGGCGCTGGCGTCTCTGGAGCGATTGACCCGGTTTCGGACGTGGCGGTAAGCGCCGATTTCGGCTTGCAAGACGTGCGCGGGCTTGGTCAGGCCGACGCGCTCGAATATGTCGTCGGTGCGACGCGCTTCCAAGTGACGATCAACAATCTATTGCTTGAAGAAATCGACGCCGGTTATGACCCGCGAGAGATCGTCCAGAACGAGCCGATTGCTATCGATATCGTGTCGCGCAAAACGGGCAAGGTGATCGAATCGTACATCGACGCGGTGTGCGGCACGCGGAACATCAACGTTCCGGCGAACCGGCTATTGACGCAGGGATTGACCTTCATGGCGATTCAGGCGGCAAAGATGGACGTGCAATAAGGCTTGCACAATTCGCTAAATCTGAATAGAACGGCGCAATGGAACCTATTTCGATCTCGATAGAAAAACGAACGTACCCGATGGTCAAGCCGGGCACGATTGGGCAACCGACTTCTCTTGAGAGTTTCGACTTTATAGAATTCGGCGACGATTATGCGGGCACGTTTATCTTGCGGCATCCAAACTTGGGCGATCAGTTAAAGATCGGCGCGGCGCAATCCAACTCGTTGATCGCGGCTGGTTACAGAAGCGTGACCGATGCGCTATCCATCCCGCAAGAGCAGGAGTATGCGTTCGCCGCCGTCAAGCTGTTGGCGATTGAGCCTGTGCCGGGCTGGTTCAATCAGGAAACGCTGTCGACCTATCGAGATCAGTGGGCGGTTATAGAAGTTGGCCGCGCCTTGAACGAGGCGATACAGGCAAAAAAAAACAACTCTTCCAACGGCTCAACGTCGAAATCTTGAGGGAAGGGCCGGACGTTGTTTGGTTTAGAAACAAATACTCGCTGCCGCCGAACGACCCGCGCTTGCTGGCGCTCACCGATACCGAGATCGCGCTTGAACGCGAGTTGCAGCTATGGATGGAAGATGCGCCGCTTCGGCGTTGTGCTACTTGCGATGTTTTTACATATCGCGAGATTTGTCCGTTCTGTTCGGATAGCGAACTCAAGGCCGGTCCTACGGGTGATCCGGCCATCGACGACTTACTTGCCAAAAAAGATAGCGGCGAGAAAGTCAGCTTGGCCGATTACTTCGTCCGCAACGAGGATGGCAGTTATTCCGGCAGAGCTTTCGATATTGAGAACGAAGAATAGGTAGCGCGGGTTCCCCCGCAGCGGGCCAACGCGCCTGCTCACCGCGCTGCTCATACAACCTAAGTTCGCGCTGCTTCAAGCGCCTTAGCGTTGGCAATAACTCTATCGGCAATCGCTCTAATTTTTGGGCTGACTCGGTTATGTCTAACGATCATGTGACAGTCACGGCAAAGCCACTCGACCTTGAGCGGCTTGGAATAGTCGCGATGGTGCATCTGCGCGTTTGGAGATTTGCACAGGCGGCAAGGTTTGCGTTTAATTTTGCCGCGTTGCAGATAGACGCGAGCCATCGAAGTGCAACTGTTTTTCTTTCGTTGTTCCAAGGATGGTGGATGCGCCTTGCGCCATTCACGCGCATAGGCATTGTGACATTCACGGCATCCAACGATAGTTTCAGCTTGATCGTGTCCGCACTGTTTGGTCTTCATTGTGTTACGGTGAATACCATTACGAGAGAGTAATTAAAAGAGAAAAATGGCACACTTAGGGATTTCGTGAAACATTTTTTTGAGGGCATAAGTGGCTGATGCACGAGTTACAGTAGGCGTAGAAGTCCAAGGGATCGCGGACGCCATTTCGCAGGTCGGCAAGGTCGGCGCTGACTGGTACGAGCGAGCGCAGGCAAGCGCCAAACCGATTGCCGGGCGTGGCGCTCCCAACACCGCTGCCGCCGCGCTTGCCGAAGCGGGCGCCGCAGGGCCAACCGCATACAGTCCCGATCGGATCGATAGAATTCTCACTCATCTTTCCCGCTGGAAGCTTGGCGAACAGGAGATCAACAAGCTAATCGCGCAACGCAAGCTTGACCTTGAAGCGATCAACAAGATCACCGTGCCACCCGGCAAGGAAATGTACTATAACGCGATGCTTCGTGGGGGGGCGACTCCGGCCCAAGCGGCAACCAATCCGCTTGTTGGCGGCGCGGCGAGCGGCGACCCTAAAGTGATCGAACGCTACCAGCGCCAGATTCAGCGCATGGAGGGCTATCGGGAAGATTTGAAAGAGGGTTTATACAGCGCCCAAGACCGCGCATTCGATAAATGGATGCCGCGCCTTGTGCAAGGGTTCGCCAGGGCCGCGAGCCTGCTTGGTATCGCCAGCGCGGGGGCGATTGCCTATGAGTCGCGCAATCGAGCAAAAGAGTTTGGCATTGCGGCGGCGGACATACGGGCGTTCCTCGGACGCGGGTCAGAAAATCTCAACGAGATAGCCATGCAGGCCGCAGGGCCGTATGGCGTGTATCAGATCGACGCCGCCCGGATCGCCGGATCGCTTCGAGCTGCCGGGATGACCGGCACGACCGCGCAGCAAATCGGCATGACCCAACGGTTTGCCGGGCTTGGGATGCACTTCGGCCTTGGGCGGCAGGGAATGGCGCAAGCTGCCGAGCAGGGCGTCGGCGGCGGCGGATTCTACGACGCGGGGCACTTCGAGCGCTTCGCCAACATGGCCGGTGGTGTGTCGGCAGCTACCGGCCTTAACGCAGCGCAGCGGCGCTATCAGTTTGAAGATTGGAAGGGGCAGTATGAAATGCTGTCCAAGTTGTACGGCGGGCGACCCTTAAACGAGCAATCCTATTTCGGTGGCATCTACGCTCTAATGGGGTCAATGAGGGGGCTTAATTTGCCCGCTGGCGGTGCTCCCATCGCAACGCAGGTCATGGGTGGACTCATGGAGTCAATGTCGCCAATAGGCAAAAGCTTCGGCGACGTGATGCGTCAGGGCGCACTCCTTGGCCTGGATATCTCCAAGGGCTACATGCCGACGCTGATTGGCATCAACAAGATGATGACCAACGCGGGCGGCGTCACGGAAGCCTTGCAGCGTTTGGGCGGCAACGTCGGGATCAGGCCGGGCGAACGGCCAACCGACGAGCAGCTTAACAATTTTTTTCAGCATATTTCTGGACAATTCCCGCAGATGCTAAAACCCCTCGGCCAATACGGGGCGGTCGGCGGCGACGTGGCCGGTTTGTGGCAGCTTAATGCGAAGGATTTGCCCAAAGACGTGAGCACGGGATTGCAGGCGCAGATAGACGAGGCGCGGCGGCAAGCCGACTATGGGCCGCGCACGGTCGACATTGGGTTTGCGGGTAAAGAGATCACCGGGATAGGCGACAAACTGGTCAAAATCGAAAGCGAGATAAAAGAAATGCTCGGCCCGACCTTGATGGCGATTCTCAGCAGCCTTATGGGCTTGTCCAGTCACGCCATCGCCTTCTTTCTTGGCAAGGGCGGGGTCGGCGCGACGCTTGGCGCGTTAGGGGGCGTAGCGGCCAAAGCCGGAACCGCCGTTGCGGGGTCCGCCGCCCTGCCGGTCTTGGGCGCCATCGGTGCGGGCGCGACGCTATACGGCGCTTATCGGTGGAGCAGCCAACATGGCGCAGATACTCGACAACGGGTAATGGAAGCGGGGTTCGCCGCTGCTAATCGCTACGGCCTTGATCCGTTGCGGTTCGTAGCGATGGCTGGTGTGGAGTCTGAATACGGCACAAATCCAAGGGATAGCTCGAAGGGGGCGATGGGGCCGTGGCAAATCATGCCAAAGAATGCTCAAGCCTTTAAGATGAAAGACCCACGAAATATCGAAGAGAATGCGGACGTGGCCGCTCAACTTTTCAAAGAACACTTGGGGATGGCGAAAGGCGACGTGCGCCGCGCCACGTCGATCTATAGCGGCAATGCGGGTAAAGAGACCCCTCACCTAGACTGGTACATGACGGAAGTTACGAGGCGTATGGGAGAACTCGCCGTAGTGGTTGCGAACAACACGGCGGCGACGCGGGACGACGCGGATGCCACTCGCCTTGCGGGCCAACGCCCGGCCAACGCCGCACCGGGCGGGCCGACGATGAACAAGCAAAAACCGTTGCGACCGGATCACTAAATGACAAGCTACGCGCCACAACACCGGATTTATCTGCTCCCGCTCAAGCTGTTCAAGAGCGACCGGGCTACGGCAGAAATGGCCGCGATCTACCTGGACACCGGCCAAGTCGCGGTTGTCGACGAACGGTTTGTCCAGCAGATCGGGATCGATCTTACCAACGATGTTTTCAGCATCGAGACCCGAAAAAGCCTCGACTTGGCACCGGGAAGTTTTTCCATGTATCTCATCGATGCGGTTCGCCCGTCGTACACGGATTTAATCCAGCCGAACGATATTATGCTGATTCAGTTGGACAACGGCGTGGCTAACGGGCGGCTCGAAAACGTCATGCTCGGCCTTGTTTCCCGCGTGGCGAAGACTACGACGATCAACGACAACCATGTCAGCCATTACATTGAAATCAGCGGGCAAGATATGGCGCGTTGGCTCTACGTTGGGCGCACGTTTTTTTGGTTCTACGCCGGGGTCGGATCGAACGCAAAAGACGGCGTGGCCGAACTTGCCGACCGCCAGCAGGCATTCTTGAATTATTTCCCCAACCAAGGACGTAGCAATCTTCCGTCTGCGGAAATCTTGAAAAACATCCTGCTCGGTTATATCGGCGAGTTCTTCCCGCGAGTCAAGGAAGTTTTCCAGTGGAACCCGATCCCGACCATGAGTGTCGAGGCGCAATTCGTTGGCAACGATCCGATCCTTGGCTTTGGCGAAAAGTATATTCCAAATCTTTCGCTCGACGGCTACGAAGGCTCGTTTGCAAATCTGCTGCTCGACCATCAATTCGAGTATTTTGGGGAGCTGTGGTCGGACACAACGCCGGACGGCGGCTTCGCGATCAATTACCGGCGCGTGCCGTTTGACGAGTCGGACTGGTATTCGTTTTCGGTAAGCGGCGGCAATGCGTCGCGGCGGCACCACTTTATTTCCGACGACGCCATTATCGGCATCAATGTCGCCCGTGGCGACGAGCAGTATTACAATTTCATTTCAGTCATCCCGTGGATTTACTCGCCAACTTCGATCACGCGGCTGGTTATAGACTCGACGAAGCGGCTCGATCTTAGCTCGATCAAAGATCGCGGCGTGCGGCAGCTATTCATCACAAGCAAGTATCTCGACAGCCAGATCACCGACTCAGTGAAGACGGCGCGGCTCACCGGCAGCTTCCATGAGGCGCTTGAAAACGAAGCGATCACAATGGAAACGCCCAACTCGACCCTTTCGATGACGCAGGTCGACGCGACGGCGAGGGACATTCAGAACAAGACGGGGCCAATTTACCAGATTGCCGACGATTGGGCGGGCGCGGCGTGGCGCTGGTACAGCCAGCTTGATCGTTATTATACAGGCCGAGTGAAAATTCATGGCAGTCCGACAATCCGCGTCGGCCACAAGATCGAACTGCCGGGCGTGACGAACCAAGGATTCCAGACGCCCTATCATTTTTACGTCGTCGCCGTGCATCACAGCTACAACACCGAGCAGGGCCATTTTACGACCGAGCTGGAACTGACTCGCGGACAACCGGCAGAAGCGTTTATCAGGCCAAGCCTTGCAACCGGCACTGAACAAAACGCAGAGGCCGAAGCGGCCAAGACGGCGGGCACGCTTGCCAATACCAACCCGGTCAACCCGAGACCGTTCGCGAACGGCGGCATCAACAGCGACGATCCCGATCTTCGCGATCCAACGTGGAGAGAGTATTAAATGGAACTGCCGGACGGCACAGTCAGTCAACACACGTTCCGCGACGCCAGCGGATACAGCAACCCCGCCGAGTCGATCAATTGGCCGGTCAAGGGCGTCGTCGTCAACGTGCTGGCGACCGACGATCCTAACAACGGCCAAGGGCAAACCTTGTGCGACGTGTCGCTGATCGATTACAACTACACGCTTTTCCGCCTGCAAGTATTCTCACCGCACTTCCATCAGGACACGCGACCCGACGCGCAATTGTCGCGCCAGCGGGCGGCGTCGCGTACTAGAGATATTTACGACGGCGAAAGTTGGACGCCGAGGGTCGGCTCAATCTGCTTAGTCCAGTTTATCGGCGCACCGGGGCCGCAGCGCGATGCCGTTATTACCGCCTTTGGCCCGGTCTCCAACCAAGCCTTGCCGCACGTCAACCGGGACTCGGACGAATCGATTTACCCGCGTGAGGCGCAGGCCGTGACGGTGTTCGACGCCGCTGGCAACCCCAAAGAAGAATTTCGGTCGCGCCTACAACCGACGCAGAGCGAAAGCCCGCGCTACACGCGAGTCCAGAACGGCTCGGCGCTTGAGATCGATAATCGTGGCAACGTAAACGTTCAAACGACGATTGCCCGTGAACCCATCGAACAGGAAATCTACGACGATTATAAATATGGCGTGGCACGGATAGAAACGACGCCCGATCCTGAAGGCAATATCGTCCTATCGACTCGCGGCGCGAAGCGCGGAAACATCGGCCTAGTGACCGGCAAGATCGCGACGCAACGTAAAACCATGCAGATAGTTGGTGCCAACGGCGAGGCCGTGCGCGAGATCGTCTTGGTTGAAGAACTCGAAGAGCAGAGTGAAGAAGGCAACGTTCACATATCCACGAAAAGTGCGAAGCAAGGCAAGGTCACGATCACGACACAAGAGAGCGAAAACGGGACCATTTTGATAATCGATAAGGGCGAAACATCCATCAAGTTTGACGGGGAAGGCAACCTTGAAGTCGACGCGCCGGAAGATGTTACGGTCAAGGCAAAGGGGAACATCACGGCGGAAGCGGACGGGAACATCGACGCCAATGCGGACGGGAACATCGCCGCCAAGGCGGGCGGCAACGCGACAATCGAGTGCGGCGGGATTGCGCGGGTCGGCACGTCGGGGGCTTCCCATCCGGTTGTGTTGGGCGATGATTTGCTACTGTGGATCATCACGACGTTGATTTTTCATTTTCATTTTGGCGTGGAGAACGGGCGAAGCGTAACCGGCCCATCGAATATTCTCCCGCCCGATATACTCAGCGGGACCGTTTTTGTGAGCAAGTAAATGGCGTTTACAGAACAAGAATTGGCGTTGATTGCAAAATGGGTCACTGGCTACCCGTTGCAACTCTCGCAGCTCCAACAATCGCTCGTGTTTGCGCAAGGGCTGTACGCCGAAACATTGCTCGAAAAAGGCATTTATCAAAAGATGCAGGCCGACGCGCTCGACGCTTTGGACGCGCTGCTTATAGCAAAAAAAGACGCGATAGAATTAGCCGATCCTGAATTCGAACGAACCGTTGAATATCTCGGCGGGCATCCGCAGAACGCTGGCACCGATGTAACCGCGTGGCGAATCACCCATGTTGACGAACTGCTCGAAACGATAGTCGATTACAGCCATTCGGTGAATTGGGATAACAACGCGGCGATACAAGCGGCGGAAGGAACGTGGTGGGTATTTTGGACGTGGCAAGCTGATACCTTTTACGGCACCGACACGCGGCTCAACGGACTGGACGGCGCTATTGACGGAACGACACTCAATATCTCTGCCTTGACTTTACGGTATCAGGAATTTGTATGAGCAACGGATCTCTCGATAAAACACTGCGAAACATGCAATCTCTGCCGTTCGTTTTTCGCACGACGGGATCGACGTTTTCAGCGTTCTATATTTTCCCGGTCAACCCCGAAAGTTTTCAGCTCACTATCCCGACACGCGGCGGGGTGGTGCAAACCTTGCGTAGCAATTTTGAAAACTGGTTTGGCGCTGGCGTCCCTAAAGGTAACATTCGCGGCACGTTCGGATTCAAGGCGACGCCGCAATGGGGGCTTGCGGGCGTTCCACTTCCCGGCCAACTCCAATATCGCCTGCTCGAAGGGATGGCGACGAATTTTTACAACCAAGCGCAAGCGTCGGTGCGCGACCGGGGCAGCGCGTGGATTTTTATGGACGTATCGGACATGCACTTTTTCAAAATCCGTATTACTCAGTTTCAGTACGAGCGCAGCATCCAGCATCAGTTTTTGTATAAGTACAACATTGAGTTTTTGGTGCTCGAAGATTTTCTGAATAACCCGTCCGTCCTACTCGACAGCTTGATAAAGGATTTGGGGTCGCCGCTGGAAATATTCAACCGGATACTGGACGGCTTCGGCAACTTCCCGGCCATGCCGGAATCGCTAATCAAAGGGATCGAAGACAAGGCCGCAGGGCTTTACGGCTCGCTTATGGGAGCTGAAAACCCGGCAGTGTATTAAAATGACTCTCACTGAACATTACGTCGCGCTGTCCGCCGATCAAAAACGCGCACCATTGGTCAAGCCGGTCGTCAATGCGCTTACCGAAGTCCTCGCTCGTCTATTGCTGATTCGAAACGCTTATATGGCGTTCAACAAGGGCAAGTCGCCAATGATCCGGTTCCCGTACTCCGAAGTGCAAACCACGGTCGATCAGATCGATAGCTTGATTGAGCTGGCAACGGCAAATCTTGACGTGCCTTGGGATTTGAACGTCGCGCTACGCGACGAGTTGCGGGCGCTTCGACGGCTGCGCTTGATTAAAGACCTATTCACTTCGTTCGAAAAGTCGTCCGAAGCTGTCAACAACGTGTTTCTTGTGCAGTCACGGTCTCGCAAGGGCTACATGGTTCAATGGGGCGACACGCTTCGCGGCGTCGCGCAGCGCTTTCTAAACGACGGAGATCGGTGGCTTGAGATCGCAACTCTCAACTCGCTCGATTATCCCTACGTCGCGAAGAGGGAAGCGGACATTTCAGCGGGGAAGGCCGTCGCCATACCGGGCGATTTGATAACGCTACCGCTCGACGCGCAAGACCCGCACAATCAAGTCGTCGGATCAGCACCAACTGACTACGGCACGCTGCTTGGGCAGGACATTGCGTTGACGCAGGACGGCTATCTCGAATTCGATGCGCAGGGCGATTTGCGGGTTGTCAGCGGGGGCGAAAATCTCGCGCAGGCCGTGCGGCACCGGCTCATAGTTCCGAAGGGCCAACTTCCGCTGCACGCCGATTACGGCTGCGAGTTGGAGTTGTATATCGGCATCGCGGGAACACCGGCAGCGGTGCAGCAGGCGGCGATGGAAGTGCGCCGCACGGTGCGGCAAGACCCGCGCATTACGCGGGTGGAGAACGCGGTAACGATATTCCAAGCGTCGGCATTGACGGCAACATTGACAGCGCGAGTGATCGGACAGGAAAGTCCAGCGGAGCTAAATCTCGTTATTCCGCGATAAGAGGCGACTATGGCGTTAGAAATTCCCTTCGAAGTTACACCAGCAGAGGATCATGCCGAGCAGTTGATCTTCGATATGGTTGGCCTGTCGACGATCTTGACCGACTTGAACGCGGGCGGCGTGGCGCGAACCGTGCTTGAAGCGTTGGCGATCCAGCTCGAAGCGTTGGACTCGAAGATGTTTTTCGGCCTGCAACGAGCAATCCCTACAGAGCTGTATGCGGCGTTTAATTTCCCCTTGCTTGGCGCGGTCAAATCAACCGGCGCTGTAACATTCTCCCGCAAGGCCAACACCGGAACTGCCGCCGTCGCAATCCCGGCTGGAACTATTGTGACTGCACCAGCGGTCGGGACAGCGCCGGAAGTATCGTTTGTGACCCTCGCCGCCGCGACGCTACCGGCAGGGAAGCAAATTGTGGACGTTGGGGTGAGCGCTTCGGTTGCGGGCACGGCGGGCAATATTTCGGCTGGACGGGTCAATGCGATATCCGGCCAGATCGCCGGGATCGGCGGCGTCTACAATTACACGGCCATCAAGAACGGCGCGGACGTGGAAACGGCAGAAGCGCGGGCCGTGCGCTTCCGCGTGTATATACAGAATTTAGCGAGATCGCCGCTGGCTGGACTTGAGGCCGGTGCGCTCACGGCGCAAATCCTCGACAACCAAGGGGCGTTGCAGGAGATCGTCCGTTGGGCCAAAGCTATCGAGCCTGACAATACCCTTGGGCGCGTGGCGGTGTATATCGATAATGGTGGTGGCACCGCCAGCGCCGAGCTAATCGCCCTGGCGCAGCGGAATATTAACGGCTACACGACTGTTGATGGGCAGAGCGTGCCGGGCTATAAGGCGGCGGGAATTGTCGTCACGGTCTCGGCGATTGAGGCGGTATCCGTCGCCGTCACGGCGCAAATTGAGATTGCGGACGGATACGACTTTGCAACCGTGGCGCTGGCAGTGCAGGACGCCATCGAAAACTTTTTTCTTGTCTTGCCAGCGGGTTCCGAGCTAATCATAGTTGACCTAATCGTTGCGATTGCCGAAGTATCTGGCGTCAGGGATTTGGTGATGACAACTCCAACAACGAACCAGAACCCGGCGAACAGCCAGCGGTTACTGGCGGGAACTATAACGCTGACACAGTTATGAGCATGGCGCAGCTTGAGCGATTGCAGGAATCGCTAACGCAAATTTTTCGGCGCGATCCGGTGTCCCATCCGGTCGTGAGCGTATCCTTTACGCTTCCCAACGCGCTCGCATTTCTAAGCATAGATGGGGGCACGCTCGCAATTCGCACCGAAGAAGAATCGGCGGGGGCGGCTCTATTCGACAGCGTGATTCGCGACCGCGAAACTACGGTGTCGAATATCATAAATCGCAACGTGGGCGTCATCCTTCCGCTCGCATCGTTCACGATTGACCTTCGGGATTGGACGCTGGAACGGCTCGTTGAATACTTGAACGCCCATCCCGGCTTCACGGCTTCCATTCTCGATACGCGCTATGCAAAAATTCTCGCCGCCGCGATTTGTACGCAGCTCGACGATTATGATCTCGGTTTGCCATCGGTGCTTTCTGTCGACACAAATCCGTTAAGCGTTCTGCTAAAGCCGATTGCCTTCGCAATTGATCGGCACGAGCTGAACATCGACAAGGCGCTCGCGCAGCTCAACTTGCTCACGTCGGAGAAATTTTTCGCTGACTATTGGGGCACGTTCATGGGCATCATGCGCTTACCGGGGGAGAGCGATGCAACCTACACGCAGCGGATCGTGGATGAAATATTGCTCAAACGCGACAACAACGTATCGCTTGAAGCCTTGATCGCCGACGCCTACGGTGTCCGCGCCACAGTGAGTGACTTGCTGCCGTTAGTTCTCAACATCAACAATGCGATTTGCTTTTCCAAAATCCCTGGCGAAGTTTACAACGTAGGCAGTTTTTTGATTACCGCGCCACTGACCGGCGACGATCTTCGGTCGCTCGTGGACCGGCATAGAGCGGCTGGCACAAGGGCATTTTTTAAACGGATCGCCGAGGCTGGATTTATCGATATCGATCCAACGATAACGATAACTTGGTTCGACTTGTCGCTTTTCGACGCGAGCCTCATACCGGAACAAGAGCTAGGCGTTTTTGCCAGCGTCGGGAACATAATTACGGAGTTTGATACTGGTTTGCCAGAATGGACGGTTGGGCTAATGCCTATGCCGGGAACTCAAATCGCGTAAAAGGGGTGAATTATGAGCGAAGGAATTATCGTTGCGAACGGTCGGATATTTAAGGGATCGATGTGGTACGAAAACGGGCCATTTTTTTGCGCGGTTGGTCAAGGCGACGGCACGTTTACCGACCCGCTATCCCCGCCGCAGGAAAGCGCAGCGCAATCTGGACTGCTCGGTGAAAAGCTGCGCCGCATGTACGCTACGCGGCAATATCTCACGCTCGACGCAAACGGCAGTATTCAATTTGGATCGCGCACATTTTCAGTGTCCGCCAACCCAACGGCCATCGTTATGTTCGAGTGGTTATTCGATTTCAACGAGGCTAATTTTATTTGGAAAGAGTATGGGTTTTTTGGTGGCAATGTGACATTCGGAAACACTTATAACGGAACAATGCCGCCGTGCGCGAGCGGGATCAGTGGCGTCCAGATCAGTTTTCTGTCAGCAAATAACGGCGTCGGCAATGGCGCACTGGAATTCACGGCGTCGGGGCAAACGTTGGAATGGAGAGCGCCAGCATCGGTGACTTTCGGCGCTCCCGTTGCGGTCGGTGCGGGCGGAACTTTTACGCTCACCGATGGCGACACGCCAGCGAAGATCGTGCGAGTGAGTGTCACTCCCGGCTCTCTTCCCGGTATCGATACGCCAGTCGCGCCAGTGCTCGCGGCAGCAACACAATCCGGTGCGAATGGAGTAAATTCGCCAACGAACCCAACGGGTCAAATCGATAGCAACGGCTGGCTTGTGTTTCTGCGAAATATTCCCGATCAGGAAAAAACTGGTTCCGAGCAGCGCCCGGTTCGGCTGCTCATCGAGCCATAGCAGTAGGGGGTAACATTATCATGGCTTTAACAGCGCCATCAAAAGACGTGTTCGATCCGGCGAAGAGCTATCGAGGCATTCGCTGGATCGGCGACAGGGATTTTCAAGATTTTGAGGGAAACGAGCTGCAACAAATCCTCAGCGCCGAGCGCAAGCAGCTTTTTGATCGCGTGTTTGTTGACGGCGCGATTATCATGGAAGCTGGCGGCACGGTGGCCCCGGCAACGCAGGGTGTGGCGACAGGGCATGTCGCAGGCGCGTCGGGCGGAACATATCGCGGGTTCGTTACGCAAATTTACACGCTCCGGGTCGTCACTGGTGGCGTCGCCGGTCAAGCCGTCATTGAAGTCACGTCGGACGGAGAAGACAGCGGGCTAAACAATCAAGGGTTTGAAATTCTTACTAGCGCGAGCGATCCCGTCGACGGAAGCGTGGCCTATGCGGTTGGAACGCATGGCATCACAATTAGCTTCACCGATACCAAGCCGATCAAAAATTTTGTCGTAACAGACTCATGGGTTATTTTGGCTACCTATAGCCGACGATTACCAACGCTCGACGTTATCGCTTCCCAAATCACGCCGACGAAGATTTTGTTTTATGCTGACGGTCGCGCAATAGCAGTGCCCTCGACAACGTTGACCTATGCGCTCGCCACTACCGGCAAGAGCGTGGTGTATGTCGAAGTGCTCAAGGATGTTGTGACCGGCGACGCCGATCCTGATATCAAAGCGGCGTTGACGAACTTAAACGTCGCCGAGCGCGAGCGTATCGTGGGGCGGTTTGTCAATCGGGACACGAGCGGGGATGCGCTGCCGTCAGCGGCGATCTGGCGCAAAGTCTACGCTGCCTATTTGTGGGACCGGGCAACCGATAAAGTGGAGCGGGCCACCCGGCGACCAATCGAATTTCATCTTGAAGATATTCCGGGCCAGCTTCCTGCGGCGTCACTTGCCGATTTGGATTTTAGCGAACAGCTCAAGGGCACGATTGCCGAAGTGGTCAATGACATTACAGGGGGGTCTTACAGAATCCGTGGCTTACAAGCGCGGATATCCACGAACGCTGCGCCGAGCGGCAAGGTGTTCATCACCGTCGAAAAAGGCAAGGCGCGAATCTCAGGGCTTAAAATTACCAAGACGGCGGAAGAGGACTTGTCGGTTGATCTGGCGCTCGATACGTCGGCTGTCAGCGGCGAGGCCAAGACATACAATACCGGCACCGATGTTTATGCGCTCAACAAGGCGATAGGCGCGAATAAGCTGCCCATCGAATCCGTTGTCTCGGTAGCGGCAATCGTGGAAGTGACCCGGCAGATTACCAAGGGCATAGCGAACGGACTTGACGAGTTACCCGATCAGCCGGTGCAATCAATCGTAAGCATCGCCGGTTACACGGTGACGACCGATTTTGTTCAGAACGGGAATTTTGTCGACTGGTCGCCGGGTGGCAGCGAGCCGGGTTCCGGCTCAAGTTACAATGTGACCTATCGATACACCAAACAGATGGTCGAGGGTGTCGATTTCGATCTTATCGACGACGACAGCGACGGCGATCTGGACAGCATCTATTTTAGTCTCGGCGGCGACAACCCCGTTGATACGTCGACGTTTTTCGTAGACTACGAGTATTTCCAGCCACGAATTGACAATATAATTTTACGCACCGATGGAGTTTTCGAAGTGCTGCGCGGCGTTCCATCGGATAATCCAATAGAGCCAAAAAGCCCAAGCGAGTTTCTAGGAATTGCGCGGATCGCGATAGGCGCAAATTCCGCGACAAACATCGTGATTACGCAGGATGACAACCTGCAAGTGACGATGGCGGCAGTTCGCAACTCAATCAAGCGCCAGGAAGATCAACGGCGAAACGACGCTCTGCAAGACCTGATAAATCAGGTTAAGCTTGGCGAGACAGGATCGTTCAAAGGGGTATTCGCCGACGCTTTCGCCAGCGAAGAAATGTCCGATCTGTTATTCAACCGCATCGGCGGACTCGGCGGCGACCTACCGGGTACTGCAATACCATACAGCTCATTGATCGATCTATTCGATTTGCAGCTACTTCAGCCAGTGTTTATCACTACCAATGCGCTCGTTCGTGACGACGGCTTAATCCCTTCGGGAAATAGCGCTTGCGCAGTCAATCGGGATTTTCTCACGCTGCCATTCTCGGAAGTTCTCGAAATCGACCAAGAGCAGTGGAGCGAGCAGCGCAACATAAACCCGTTCGCGACGTTTACGCCGCCGCCGCCAGCGCTCACCTTGATACCAGACAAAGATGGCGGCGTTGACGAGACAACATCAACGCAGAACGATATTTGGCTTGTTTACAACGGTCGAAACATTTTCCGCGCTGCATCGGAGAACGAAGTCAATCTCTGGTTTTCTACGCATCCGCGATATCAAGCAACCGGACGATCCTCGCAGGAAATATCTAGGATACTGGAGGAACGCGCCGGAACTTACATGCGGCAAATCAACGTAGAAGTTCGCGGCACTAAATTCGTTCCCGGCGAAGATAATATCCAAGCACGGTTCGACGGCAAAGCGGTCAATCTCACGGCCATTAACGGAACGCCAACAGGGACGCTCGGCGGTAGCCTCAAGGCGCGGCTCTCGACGTTCGATATCAACAACGAAGTTGTCACTCGCGGCGGCGATTTTGAAGGGACGTTTTCTATCCCACAAAATGTGCCTACCGGCATCAGAACGCTAGTTCTTACCGGCGCGTCTGGTTCGAGGGCCGAAGGGTCTTATGATGGCCGTTTCACCGAACGGGCGATCACGATCTTCGAGCGCGAGTATGTCGTTATAGCCGATCCGGTTGCGCAATCTTTCGGCTTCTCGCAACCGACCACGATTACGCGAGTGCGAATCCCGTTCGCCGGGAAGGGAGCAGCGGGAGATTCGCCCGTGACCGTTCAACTGCGCACGGTCGAGCTACCCGGTGGATTTCCAGGCCGATCTTACTTCGACGAAGTGGTGAGAAAGCCGCAAGATATAATCGTCGGTGCTCCAAATCAGTTTGTGTTTGGAAACCCGATCTATCAACCGGCCAATACGCTGCGAGCGTTGGTGCTGTTGAGCGACAGCAATAATTATTTGATCTACACCGCGACGCTTGGCAGGGCGGGTCTTAATCCAACGCAGCACATCACGCAAAATCCAAACATTCGCGGGACCGAACCAGCGGGCATTCTATTGGAAAGCTTGAACGCTGTGAATTGGGAAGCGGAGTCGCGTTCCGCATTGCGCTATCAAGTTTACCGCGCAGAGTTTAGCGCCGAAGCGTGGGTCTACTTCACGCGGTTGACGGGCGTTAATTATTCGCAACTGGTGCTCAACGCCGACACTGTTATCCCATCAGGGACGGCTATCGAATGGAACGTGTCAACCGATGGTCTCGCTGTGGGGAATTCGCTTAAAACATGGAGGACAATAAACCCATACGAAAAACTCGATCTGGAAAGTCTTGCAACCACAATCGACATTCGGGCCAAGCTGATAACGACAAACACAAGGGTCTCGCCGTATATCGCGACGCGCACGGTGTCGCTCCAAGGCATTCGCTATACGGGCGTCGGTAGATATGTAAGCCGCCGCGCCGATGTCACGCAAGACATAGCAACCGTGAAATACTATCTCGAAATCAAAAAGCCAGCGGTGGTTACGGTTGCGTACTACGTTAGCAACGCCGAAGATGCGAACGGCGACCCGATTTGGGAAGTGGTGTCTGTGGTCGACTCGGACGTTGACCTTGGCGACGGCTTTCATCTTCTCACGTTGAGCAAAACACTGAACAACGCGATTGTTGAAAAGACCAGCTATCGGAAGCTGCGCGTGCGAGTCGATCAGGTATGCGCCAACCACGCCTTTTCGGCAGCGATTAGAAACCTAGCCGCGACGTTCAATTAGTGGGGGTGGTCATGGATCGTAAAATACTGCCGGGGTTTGTTGAGAACATCGCAACACCCGCTGACATAGATCGAACAGAGCTGCCGAAAATCCTGCTTATGCAGATTGAAGAGCTGCAATTCGAGATCGACGAACTGCTGCGGCACCTTGGACAGACCGATAGGGCGAATGCGCCGTGGGAGTCCAACGATTCGCTTACGAAGCTTCAACAGCTCAAGGATGCTTCGGCAAAAATTGCGAAGGCGGTGAAATAATATGACAGCCTCACTATCTCAATTCCGGCAATACTTCCGATTTACGACAGGCGAGAAGCCCCGCGAACCAGACTTGAATGCGGGCATGGTCGATAAGATCGATTCGGACGTGAACCAATTGCTAAATGCGGCGAACGAGAACGCGGCTGATATTTCCACACTGACTCAACGTGTCGACATGCATGCCGACGCCGAAGGCAATTTGATCGCTACCGCGTTAGAGTTTGCGGCATTCCCTGGCGGCGTTCCCGTGCCGACATTCGTCAGCGCAAACCAGTTTTATGTGACCAGTGACTATTCGACGACCTTTACGGTCAATCGCGCCGTCAAGGCCATCCTTAGCGGCACGTCGCCGGTATCGACCGTCAAGGTTGTTGCGTATGACGGGGGGCTGAATAGGACGACGGTGACGCTATGGGACAACATTCTCGACGCTTCATTGACCGAACTGGAAATCGGTTTTATTAAAGAGGGTTTGCCAAAAATCGACGCGAGCAACCTAACATTTGTGCCAGTTACCGACGTTATCCTCAATAATCATAAATACAGCGGCGATCACGACTGGCGCTATCTCATGCTCGCGCAACCGGCTCAACAAGTCATGGCAGGGCCTCTTCTTCTCCAAACAACTGACGGATATCCCACTTTGGGACTCGAAGACCCCACGGCACCGAGTTCCCAATATCGTTATTTTCGATTTCAAAGCCACGGGCAGTACATGGTGCTCTTAGCATTTCGTCCCGATACGGGAGCGGCCCGCTATTTTTTTTCGTTCGACGGAACCGTCCCTCAAACGATACTTCAGTGCCAACTCAACGCCAATGGTAGTCAGATCGTAGGTCTCCCGGCACCATCGGCGGGCACCAGCGCGGCGCGGCTGGTCGACATACCAGTGGCGGGATACAATACGGTCACGCAGGCAATGGGCGATGGTGCCAACGGCGGCAGCGGTGGAGCGTGGGCACTCAGTAATCATCGCCACGGAATGCCCGGCTACTGGAATCCGGTTACTCAAGCGTTCGGCGATGCGGCCTCTCAAGGCAGCGTGGATGCGGTTGCTCGATCAGATCATCGCCACGGAATGCCCTCACTTCCCGCCCTCGTTTACTGCCGGGTCAGCGCACCTAGCCTAACTCTTAGCAGTGGCAGTGTCGACATTGCAGTTCCGTGGACCGCCGAGGAACTTGATACCAACAACTTTTTTACTGGCGGCAATCCTACAGTGATAACGTTTCCGTTCAATGGGTTATATACAGTGGGCGTGACATTGGCAGTCGACCTTGGCAGTCTGCGAAACTTAAAGTTTCGCCTAAACGGATCGACGATTATTGCGGCGGTTAGTCAAGAGGGTGGATCGTTGCAGACGCTATATGCGTTCGCTGCGGGACATTACATCGAATTGTTGATTTCCAATAACTCTGGTGAGGATGTCACTCTTGGCGCGGCGTCGTGTATATGGGTTATTAAGTATGACTAGCAGGGGGGGGGCAGTATGAGCATCGACTGGACAAAAATCCACCACTTTCGCAGGGCGGAATTTGAAAACCCGGAATGCCTGCGATGGGAAATGCTGGAAAAACTTGATCGCCTGCGTGAGCTGTGCGGCTTTCCGTTTGTCATCACGTCGACGTGTCGATCTCCCGAACACAACAAGGCTATTGGCGGCGCTCCCAACAGCTCGCATTGTCGCGCCGACGACGGCATGTATTCCGGTGTCGACTTCACGGTGGATGGTGGAAGCATTTCGCCGGGCCAGCTTTTTATGATAGTGAAGCACGCCCACGAAGTCGGCTTCCGCCGAATCGGATTATACAGCGACATGCGGCATGTCCATCTCGATCTTGAAGGCCGACTCAACCAAGACGTGCTCTGGATAGACTAATATGAAATACGCCTGCTTGATCGCCCTGCTCGTGCTGCCCGGATGCTCAACGTTCATCGGCGTCGTTGGCGATGACGCTGCCGCGTTCGCCATGCTCGCCGAAAAATTCGGCAGTCCAGCGGATCAAGCCTGCGCCAAGACGGCGCTCGATACGCTGCAAAAGATCGATGCGATCAATGCCGAGCCGATCCCGCTGATAGCGATTCTTGCGGAGGCTTACAAGGGCATCTTGCTCAATCGATTGATACAGGCCGTGCAGGCGCAGGGCGGGCAGCAGTGCGGCCATCTGGCGTTTGAAATAATGCTGATTGTAGGGCGGACGGGGAATAGATTTAGGTGATAAGGTGGAACTGCTAGGCTTCGTGCTTTACGTTCTCTCGCGGCACCCGTGGGTCGGCGTCTTAGCAGCGTTCGCTTTTGGCTTCGGTATTGGCGCTGGCGTTTATTGGTGCCGACGCCGATGCTCGCAGCACGCGCAATCGTTTCTGTAAATACGTTTCGGTCGGCCAAGCGATAAAGTTTCGCCCGCACGGTTCACGATACTCCCCGCCGTTTACCCGGCTCTGCGCGAAGATTCGTTGCCAAGCCGTTTCATTCTTGGTTCTCATTATCGCGCCTTTCGCTTTCTACTTGCTGTTTGCAGTTCGGCCACTCATGGGAATTCCGATCCGGTTGAAACACGATCATCTGCAAAGGGAGTCCGATAGCATGTGCTAGATTCAGCAAACCTTGCGTGTGCTCCAAGCAGACATAAGATTCATCCTTGCCCGGCCAAGTGTACCTAAACAGACAGGGATTCTCGCATTGTGTTTTAGTGTCCATCCTATTTGACCGCCATCCCAAGCTTGTCTCGCTCGATTTGCGTTCGTCGCAACTCGGCACCTAGTTTTGCCACGATCTTAAACTCCAATTCCCACAGACGTTCGGACTCGGCCAACTGCGCTTTAAGTTCGTCGTTTTCGGCTGATAGCTTCTTAATCAGTTGTGCGCCCGTCATTTTGTTTCCGCGTGCCTTCTCAACCATGCCCCAACAATAATTCCTAAGAAAAATGCTGCGAGTGCAAAACAAACCAATACCGCAGGCTCGAAAGCATAATTAGAATGAGAAGGACCAACATAAAACCCTTCAGGCTCGATGCCTTCTATTACATTGTACTTATACGACCGTTTCGGCACTATCAGGACTTCGCCGGTCTTGGTATCCGTGATTACGTCCCATCGATCTACGATTATCGGGGCTTCATCGCCCGTGGTGTTATTGGCGCTAACGCTGCTCATAGGAATCCCTTTCGCGGATGGCGCATGGTCGCTCTAAATCTAACGTGCTCCAAAGTCCGTTTAATTTCTTCGAGTAGCCACTCTTGCGCTTGGTGCAAACCGTCTTCCTGATTGTTGAGTAGCTCGGCTCGCTCTTTGAGGGAGCGCATGTTGCGAACGTTGTCGCGCTGCGTGGTTTCCTCGATTGAGTAACCGCACTTATTGAGACACCGGATCAGAAACGCAAACCCGCAGTTTGTCCCAAGCCATTGAATCACCGTGGCGGCAATCCAGCGCTCGCGCCGACTTATGACGGTAGTCCATTGGGTCAATACCGACCGCCGCTCGATAAACAAATCTTGCAGCAGCCCTTGACCGTAGTTGATGCCGCGCCGCTCTTCATTCTCTTCTTCCCACTGGTCGGCGAACGCTTTCTCAAGATCGCCGGATGGAAACTGCGTGCGCTCATAGCGATGGCCGCGATTGTTGTAGGTCTTGGGCAACTCAAGCTGGCGCTGGTCATCGTAGGGAAAATTGCCGCGCTCGATCCGCCGCCGCTCTTCAAGTTCGTCGAGCGCATCCCACAGCACTTTCGACGTAAAGCCGGTCTTCTTGCCAAGCACGGCCAAGACTCGCTTGGCGTCTTCTAGCTCGTCGTCGGTTAGTGGCTGAAAGGTGTTGTCACTGCTCATACAGATTTAACGATGCCGCCGCTCACCTGCCATTGCTGCACGTCGGGATGGGTGCTCGTCGTCGGCGGAACATCGGACTCGGTGGCGAAAACGAAAATCCTATCGTAATGCTCCGCTACGCTCATAAGAAAACCGGCGAAGGCTTGTTTTAGCTCGCGGTCGAGAATGTCCGCGCCGTCGAGAATCAAATAGGGCACTTTGCCCCAAAAGGCAATGGCTTCTTGCAGCGCAATCCGGGCACGCCACTGCTCGGACTCGGAGCATAAGCGATAGGGGCGATTGTTGTAAACCGGCAAAAAATCGCCCTCGCCCAAGGCAATCGGAATATCGAAGATCGCGCTCGCCGTCGCCAAGCGACCGGCGAATCGTTTCAGCCCTTCGCGCATCAACTCCAACGGAATGCCGCCCGGCGCGAGCGCACCGGCAAGCCGGTCGTACATTTCGACACGCTCGGTCAATTCCTTCGAGTCGGTTATCGCGGCGGCGCTTCGCTCGCTGTCGGCTTTGAACTGTTCGATCTTGCTTAGTAGCTGCTCGCCGATCTTAATGCGGTCGTCGAGCGCGGCGATCTCGGAGTTGAAATCGCGCTGCGGTTCCGGCTCTGGTTCCGGCTCGTCGGTGGCCGTCGCCAGCGCTTGAGTAAGCGCCGTTACAGCCGATCTCGCGGCCATGTCGCGCATTTCGTAGTCGCGGGCGTCGTTCATGTCGGCCCGCGCCGTGTTGATCTTTCGGCGGCACGCATCGATCTCGCTAGTCGCTAGACGGATCGCGTCGTTGTTCTCGGCGATGATTTGCTCGCCGATCCGCTTGCGGCTTTCAAACGTCTTGAGCAATTTTTTGCGGTCGGCCATCGGCACCGGGCAATTGATCTGCTCCATGACCGGGCACTTCGTAAATTCGAGATTGGGAATTTGCAGCTTCCCCTCGGCGTCGCTCACTTTGATCGCGGCCTGCGCTTCGCGGATTTTTTGTTCCCACTTGGCGATTTCGGCTTCGTAGTCGGTAATGCTGCGCTCCAACTCGGCCTGCGAAGCATCGGGCTTTATCAGCGCCGCAAGTTCGGCTTTAGCGTTGACCAGCGCTTCGTCGATGACCGCTCGCGTCGGCCCGCTCATTTTAGTCGCAACCGGCGCTTGGGCCGCGCCCTTCTCTTGGAGCAACCCGTCACGCTCGCTACGCACGCCGTCAAGCTGTTCGGCAACAAGCGCCGGGTCAATCGTCGCCATATTGTAGCTGTTGCCAGCGAGGATCAGACTCGGCGATGGCGCTTCGGCGTTGAGCGCATCGATGTCCCGTTTCATTTCGCGCCGCTTGAGCACGGCTTCATCTGCCGCCTCGTCGAATCCATCCTTGACGGCCAACGCGGCGAAAGCTTCAGCGAATTCGTCCGGTATCTGATACCGCTTCACGAGCAGCGATTGTATCGCCGCCGCGTCCGGGTCTTTTAGCAGCACGGCGCCCAATGCCGCCTTGCGCTCTTCGATGCTCATATCGAAGTAGGCCAACGGATTGAGAGCCAACGCGGACCAGTTTTTAATCGTCGTCGGCAGCTCTTTTTGTTCCGGCTTGCCGTCGTTAATGACGCGCAGCGTTTCGGCGCTTGCCGTGCGGCTGCGCCGGATCGTCATGTCATCGAAAGTGAGAACCACTTCCGCCGTCTTTGCGCCTTGATGTATCAATCCGGCATTATCCTTCTTGAATTCAAGCTGACGTGCTTTCCCGGTTAGCGCCCATTCGATAGCCGCCGCGATACTGCTCTTGCCCGCGCCATTCATGCCCGTGACAATCGAGATTTTCTTTTCGAGCGTCATGCTGCATTCGCTGATACCGATAAAATTGTGGATGCTAACTACCTTGAGCATTTCGATACCCCTTTGGATGATAAGTTTTAATGCGCCCCTTGATTGTAAGCGCCTCTTCGTCGCCCTCGTCGATATCCGGCACTTTGACTTGCGTCGGATTCTCCGTGATCTTAAATTTTCTATCGATATCCATTTTATAATCCTTCCTTTCTAAGTTTTCTCAAAATTGGGTCTCCGTGATTCTAGTAAGTCTCATGGATTTGTGCGATCTGAATCAGCGCGTGCGGTCGCTGCGTTCGCCCGTGGTAGTATTTGCGTACCGTGCCGTCGCAAACTTGGCAGTCGTCGACGAAGATAATCCCCTTCATAGAATCTAAAATCGCCTTTTCCATGTTGTCGCGGTCAGGCTTCTTGATATGCCGGATCGGCCCATCGGGATATTGCTTTTTGTCGTATTCCTTGGGGCGCGGGAAATACAGCGTCAAGTCCATCTTGATCGGCCCTTCCCATAGCGGCGGGCGACGGCCTTCATAGTGCTCGTTTTCGGTGATACCTAGCGCGTCGTAGCACGCCTTGCGAACGGCTTGCTTCCACTCGTAGATCGGATTCACCTTGCGGATGCCGGTATTCTTGTCTTTGCTTGTTTCCGGCTCATAGGCGCGAACGTGTATTTTGCCTTTAACCATAAACGCCCGCGACCGCGCACGCGGCTGCGCGATGGGCGAACCGTACACTATGATTTCAAGATTCATTTTCCAGTTCCGCTTTCGCCTTTTTGTAGCGCTCGCCCATCAGCATAAAGACTCCCGCTTGATTGCCGCACTGCGGGCACTTCGCATCTTTCAACTCTTGGACAAACTGGCGCAGCATCATTGGCAGCTTGAACAGCTTCACCCAACAGCGCTTGCAATGGCTGCACTCCAAAATTATGTCGTGGTTTTCTGGCCCGGCCACTCCTGCTTGGATCATCCTTCTTCTCCTTTGTGACAGGACGCCGGTTCACCACGTCGCGCTCCTCGGCTTCCCGGCCGTTACCGCGCTTCTACTGTCCTGTCTCTGTGGTGGTTACGCAGGCTTAGAAAAGTCTTCCCCCCGTGGCCCTCGGCGCGTCGGCTTTCTTTTCTTCGGCTTTCGGCGCGTCTTCCTTCTTCATGGTCTCGGCCAGCTTGGAGAGATTACTTGTCTGCTTATCGCCCTTCAATTCATTGGCCGCAAAGAACTCTTTGTCGATAGTTGTATCGCCCTCTTTGATCGCCGTCGCCAAGCCGCGCAAGTCTTCGACGTGTTGAAGGGTCATGGATTCGATGCCGGTAATTTCCAGATACTTGAAAACCCGGTCGGCGGCGACGCCAAGCTTTTGCGTATAGTAATCGAGCATCTTTTGCCGCCGCTCGCCCAACGTCTTGACGTTGCCAATGGCGCACTGCTTGGCACTGTCGTAGACGTTCTCCCAAAACGCCTTCGGTATTACCCTAAAAACAGCGTTGCGAAGCGCGATAGCCGTTGCGGCATTCGCTGTAACACCTATCAGGTCGTCGTTGTACTTCCGGCCATTGCTGTCGGTAATGCGCCGCCGCGTCTCAAACCGGATCGCGACGTTTTCCTGTAAGTCCCAAGCCGTTCCCTGCGAATAAACAAATTTATCATCCTCGTTGATCGTGCGGGCGTCGATTCGCATGTTCGTCCAAGTGGCCGCGATTATCTCAGCAAAGCGAACACTCGGCCCCTCGATAACTTTGTCGCCATCCTTGCTTCGACGCTTGAGTTTATAAAAGCAGGCGGCGGCAATGTCGTCATTGAGACAGGCCAACGATTCTGCTTTTTTCAAAAACTTCGCCACGTCACGCGGATATTGTTTCGCCGTGGCGATTTGAATATCGATCTCCGCGTGCGCTTGTGCTTCGACTGTTCCCATCATTGGAGTCACCATCTCCATGCTCTCGCTCTCGACTGTTTTTTCTGCCATGTTAGCTCCTTCTCTTCTCTAAGTGAGTCTCGCCGTCAATTGTTATATTCACATTTTTGGTCGTATTTTGAGCCTGCTCGATTTTTGTTGCCCAACGTATATTGCCAGGGGTGTAATTCCCGCCCGCGATACGATCAATCGAGTGCTTCGGCGAGGGCTTTGCCCCAAGATTAGCCAGAACATAGGACAGAAAACTTTCAAACGAATCTCGCCACTCGTCGCACATCACAACGCCCTTGCCGCCATAATACTTAAATCCCGTATGTTGCGGATTATAACAACGGTCTTTCATGGTAAGCCACGTTCGATATTCCGGTGATTTATTATGTCCGCCTTGTCCGTGAGTGATCTTGCGTTCTTCTCGCCAACAGCCACAACTAACCGTAACGCCACTTCTAAGATTCGGTCCAAAGACGTTCACCATCTTGCCATCGCAGCTACACTGACATTCCCATAGTGGTTGCGGATGCCCGTTGCGGCCAAGATATCGACGCACGATCAAGCGACCGAACGACTTGCCCGTTAGATCGATAAAGTTATGAGCATTCATTTGAGCCTTCTAAGAACGCGATACTCCGACTCCTTCACATAATACGAATCGCGATGTTGAAGCCGCCAAGAATACTTCAACCCGTCATCGCCGACGCCAAAGGTCGCCGTACCAAGCGCGGCTCTAAAAAGATTCTCAAGTTCGGTCTTCCGCTTTTCCGCATCTTGTATTTGAGATTTTAGCCGCACAAGTTCAGCATCCCACTTTGTTGCGTCGCTCGGTAATTGGATAGTTTCGCCGGAATCGTTAGGATAGAGGCGTTTCAAAACTTCGGTCGTAGAATCGGAACCATCAACGATGGGCGGATTATTGTCTTCGATTCTTTTGACGAAATCCAATTCCTTGCGCAAAAGCATTTCGATGAACTGGTCATTTCTTTCTATGTCGAGATATCGAAACTTCCGCGAATGAATTATGAAAATTGCCAAGCTTGCCCATCGCCACCCCATGATCGCCATCGCGTGATTGCATTGTATTTGCCATTCGACCGGGACCGATTCTTGAAGGTCTTTCTCCGAGTATAGTCCGGTGGTTTTAATTTCGAGCACGCCAGGGCCACGATCATCAATTGGCTCTATCTCGCCGTCGAGGCTGACAGATAGGGGATAGTTGGGACTGCGAAAGGTATGGATGCCGTGCCGTTTGATTTTGCGGTTGGTTTTATCTTGATATGCTTCAACGATAGGCTGTTCCAACCTAGACCCCCACTCCAACACTTCGCTTTCCGCGCCATTGTCAGGTTCAACCAAGCCCGCTTTAAGACTGTAAAGTTCAAACGGGGATAAGTATGGATTAAGCCCCAAGATGGCGGATGCTTCCGATCCGCCGATGGTCGTCGAGCGCCCGTCGCGCCATTCGTCCATTGAGTAGTAAGTTGTTTTGACCGGCTTGCCCAAAGAAAGCGCCGTGTCTTTTTCTGGCATGACAACCGGATTGCCAGCGATATCTATTAAAGCTGCTTTTCGCATTGATCTTGCCCCCCTTGAGGATTTGGTATAGTACAACAACGAGGCAATTACAAGCAAAATAATTTCTTGTGTAATAACAGGCTAAGTGATAAGGGATTGATCCATGAAACACTATCGAGAACTCGCCGCGCTGCTCACCGCCGAGATAAAAAAGCGTGATTTGACGCAGGCCAAATTTGGCAAACTGCTCGGTCTTTCGCAACCGATGGTGTGTTGCCTGTTGGCCGGATCGAAAACGGTGAGCAACTACGACGTTATCGCCAAGATCGCCGACCTGACCGGCAAGTCGCTCGAAGAGATCGGACGGCTGGCAAGCGATGGCAGACGATAGCCTACCGCGACCCACTTTCAAGTCGGCTAGAGACGCAGCGGCGGAACAAGAAGTCGCGGCGCATGCCTGCGCTTACTACAGGACGGAGTATTTTCCGATTGGGGATGACGATCCAAAGAAGCAAAAATCCCGTTTCGACGGCGTAATGGTTCGCGCCGGGCGCATCGTCGGTTTTTGTGAAATTAAGGGCTGTTATCGTTGTGACTTTCGCGATCCTCGCTTTCCGGGGGGATGGGCGGTTAGTAAGCGCAAAGTCTTGGAGGGGCAAACGCTTTATCAAATCGTTAGGGTGCCGGTTTTGTTTTTGGTTCGTTTCGCGTGCGAAACTATTGCCCGCGTGAGTGTCAGAGCGCAGTTTACGGAGATCAAAGATTTTGGAAGACATGATCGCAATAGCGCTGGCGATGTTGAACCGGGCGCACTGTTCGCATGGGATAGACTCAGGGTATTAAAAAAGCATGAAACCCAAGACCCGCAAAGCTTTGACAATCCTGCGTAAGCACGGACAGCTAAGTGCGACGCGATTCGCCGAGTTAAATTGGCCGAAATCCGAGTGCTGGCAGAAGTCGTACAAGTGCGGCAAGAACGGCTCGCGACGCGGCACGGGCATGTGGCTGGCGGCGGGATCGTATCTCGCCAAGCTGGCGAAGGCCGGGTACGTCAATCGCGAACATAAATACGACGGCCAGCGGGTGTTTACGATCACGGCGACAGGATTAAAAGAACTCGACATGGATGGGAGGTTGATCGAATGACTTTTACAATCGGAAATCGCGTCCGCCTCACGGTGGACCTGACTAGATACCATCACTCGCTTGTTATCGGCTCTGTCGGAACAGTGATCGGGCCGGGATATGTTCGAGGCGGATTTGGGGATTGTTCCGAAGTCGCGTTTGCGCAGCATCAATTGCCGGTATTCGATAAAGGTTTAGAACTTATTCCGCAAGAAGTGTATGCGTCCGGCTTGACCGGCACGGCGCAAAGAACGGTCGACAGGGCGTTTCAACATATTGGCGAATATAAAGAGCAACCGAGACTTGTTGAGTGCATTCGGTGGGCACTGTGGGGGTTGGGGGAAGAAATTGCCCTGACTGTCGAGCAGGATGGTGGGGATGCGGAGAAGATTCGCATGATTTATGAGTAGGCGGAATCCCACGAAAACCCAACCTTCAAGACTTCATAAACCATAGGGAGTATTCATAATCCACGAAAGCGGGAATTCTAGGAATGGAGAAGCATAAAGGTATGAAAGAACTTGGAAATTATATCGCCGAAAAACGGCGGCGGCGCATGCTTTCTTTGCGCGAATTGGAAGCGATAACCGGCTTGAACAATACGTTCATTTCGCAATTAGAAACGGGTGTGAAAACTTACTTACCGAAGCCAGCGGCCCTAGCCGCGCTGGCGCGGGCGCTTGGCGTGACGATGACTGATCTACTTGCCAAGGCCGGTTATGCCGATCCGACGATTGAACCGGAAACTATTGAGAGGCAAATCGATAGAAGGTTTGCCCATGTGCTCACCGACCCGCGCTTTAAGCACGGGATGGCGGTCAAGGGCGAGTACGATTTCAATCTGAAACGATTCGTTGTCGAGTTATATGAGGCTACCTAGAATGAGCGCACGGATCGGCTGCAACGTGTGCGGCTTTCTCGCTTGCGTGTGCGATATCATCGCGAACCACGAAGAGGGCTGCAAATATCGAGTCTCGGCGACGTGCGCGGTCGGCATTGAGTGCGAGCATGGCCGTGACGTGTGTCCGAAGTGCGACCCTTGCACCTGCGGCCAAAGGATTGAGCTAGGACGATTATGAGTAGCAACGGCAAAGGCATCGACCTGTCGCAACCGCTTGATAGGCGCTACGCGGCTAAACTATTGGCGAGGATTGAAAGTGGCAGTCAAAAAATGACGCGGTGCTGGCTTTGGACTGGTTACTGCATCCAAGGTTACGGGGTAATTTCGGTTCACAATAAGTCAACAGGAATTCATCAACTTAGCTATGCCATCCATCGCGGCCCAATTCCGAAGGGCAAGTATGTTCTCCACAAGTGCGACGTTCGCAATTGCTGGCGACCGCGCCATTTATTTCTAGGCACCCACTTGGAAAACATTGCCGATATGCTCAAGAAAGGGCGAGGATCGACGCCGCCAGTGATACGCGGCGAAAATCATCCAAAGGCTACTCTGACGGATGCGCAGGTGGCGATAATTCGGATGGATACACTTACGCCGCAGCGAAAATTGGCGTCCATTTATGGAGTGTCTCAATCAACGATCTGGCGATTCCGCCAGGGAATTACACGAACACGATGTTAAAAATAGCGAGCAATTTATCCGTCCCGACAGACTTTGTAACGCAGACCCCCGGCTACTTTGGCCGCAAGGGCAGTGGTAAAACCTATGCCGCTGGCAAGTCGGTTGAGTTGATGCTGTCGGCGAATATCCAAGTCGTCGTGTTGGACGCCGTGGGAAATTGGTACGGGCTTCGCTTGGACAAAACCGGCAAGCACGCGAGTCGCTTCACCATCCCGATACTCGGCGGCGAGCACGGCGATGTTCCCCTACAACCGCAGGCCGGTGCAATCGTCGCAAACTTCATTGTCACTACCGGATCGTCGGCGATCATCGATGTATCACGTTTCCGAAAGCATGAGCGCAAGGAATTCGTCACGGCGTTCGCTGAAGAGCTATTTCACAGGAAGAAGTCGAACCGTTCGCCGATGCACTTTGTCTTGGAAGAAGCACAGCTCTTTGCGCCGCAACGCGCCTTCAAGGGCGAAGAAAGAATGCTTGGAGCGCTCGAAGATATTGTCAGGCTTGGCCGAAACTACGGCATAGGATCAAGCTTGATCTCACAGCGCCCGCAGTCGGTCAATACCGAACTGCGAAATCAGTGCGAGCCGTTGGTCGTGTTCCAGCTTGTCGCCAAGCATGAGCGCGACGCCATTGGCGATTGGATGGAGCACATGGGCGTCGATCACGATCTTGAATCGCTCGCCAAGCTGCAACCCGGCGAGTGTTTCTTTTGGTCGCCCGCGTGGCTCGATAAATTCGTCAAGACCAAGTTTATCGAGAAAGAATCATTCGATGCGTCGGCGACTCCCAAGGTCGGCGCGGCGCAGTACGAACCTAAGAAGCTTGCGCCGGTCGATCTCCAAGCGCTCGAAGCTTCGATGAAAGACACCATCGAGAAGGCCAAGGCCGACGACCCAAAAGAGTTGCGCAAGAAGATTGCCGATCTTGAGGGTCAGCTACGCCATCGCCCGGTCTCCGATAAGGCACAGGAAACGCTCAACGAATGGAAGACGCAGAACGCGCAGCTACAGCACGAACTAAAAGGCTTGCGTAAGAGATTCGACGACTATCAGGATGGCGTCGCCGATTTCCTTGATGGGATAGTTGCCGCCAATGAACGGTTTGCTTCATGCCGCGCCAGGATAGCCAGGGCGAGCGACCCTATGCCCGGCAAAGCGGTTGATGCTGAATTAATCCCGAAACGTCCCGAAACGTCCCGAAACGTCCCATCGGGCAACGGGACACTACCGAAGGGCGAGTATCAAATCTTGGTGGCCGCAGTCCAGCACGGCGCCGTAGGGCGCGATCAGCTAACGGTATTGACCGGCAAGAAGCGCTCGACACGCGACGCCTATATCTCCCGGCTGATTGCGAAACGGTATTTATGGCAACGCCCGGACGGCATGATCGAACCGACGCGCCAAGCGGCGCTCGACTTCCCTAATATGGAACCGCTGCCGACCGGCGCGGCGTTGCGCGATTATTGGCTGAATGAATTACCCGAAGGCGAGTCGCGAGTTTTACACTGCGTTATTGCTGCTTATCCAAAATCAGTGGAGCGCGAAGTAATATCCGACAAGACCGGCTTCAAGCGCTCGACGCGGGACGCTTACTTGTCCCGGTTAAAAGCGCGTAGACTAATCGACGACTACGCGCCGGGGCTGGTGAGTGCTACGGAAATTTTATTCCAATGAAGATTTTCGTTTGGTGGCATCGGCGACGTTTGAACAAGCTGAAAATGGCGCTCGCCAAAAAAGAAGCAAAGCTTAAATATCTCCAACAGTTTGGCAACAGGGGGGCACCGCCAGGGAAAAGACTCTTGAGCGATATGCAGGTCCACGAAGAGGCGACGCTTGCGGGTGAAGTGGAAGCGCTTAGACAGGAAGTTAAGCACGCCTACGGCCAGTTGGGTCAACAATGAAAGTTCGAATCGGCTTAGTCGAAATCAAAGACGAATACCGCTGCCTTCTGCGGTTGTTTATGCGTCTGAAATGGGTGCCTGTATATTTGCCGTCGCACAGCGATCCAGAATTGGGCGGGCACGCATACATTGAGCATTATCACATTGCGTGGAACCGGATCAGTAAAAAAGATTCACGCGGCGAGCGGCGGGCGAAAACGCCAGTCTGGAAGTATCAAGTGGAGCGGATAAGAATCCCAAAGTCAGCGCCGATCATTTCGCCGCCGTGCGTTATGTATCGAACGCACTTTCCAGAAATACCGATCATCAAAGCGAGGATTAAAAATGGACATAGAGACAATCCAAAAACTTCACCCGCAAAACGGTGACGTGTTGGCGATCAAACTGCCGGACGATTATCCTCAAAGCGCCGAACACGACGCGGTTGACACCCTACGTCGCATATTCGATCACACTGGCGTTGTCGTAATCGTGAGCCGTATTCCTATTGAACTAAAGCTTATACCGAAGGAATCTGTCGAGGCGTTCATAAAATCGTGGCAGCAAAAAACAAAAGGGGGATAATATGCCGGACAAAATGACAAGAAATTTACCAGTGCGCTTGAGCGATGAAGAACTGCGCTCACGCTCCGACGACTTGGCGAAAGCCGAGATCGACCGCGTGCAATTGGAGACCAAGAAGAGCGCCGAGTCGTCCAATTACAACAAGCAGATCAAAGAATCGAAAATCAAGATCGCCGATCTATCGCAGGCTATTTCGAGCCGACAGGAATACCGCGACGTGGAGATCGAAGAGCGGCGCAACGAAGACACATTCATGGTTGAAGTTTGGCGCTTGGATACCAACGAGAAAATCAGCGAGCGGGCGATGACAAGCGCGGAGCGGCAAATCCAGTTGTTCCCAACGGCGGCGACCAGACGAAGCCGAAGGCGCAGCGGCGGCGACGGCGAAAACGCCGCGTAATAGTTCATGCTAAAAAGACTCTCTCAAGTTGCCCGTGAGCATTGGCCGTCGAACGAAAGCTACCACGATCATAAAGTTTACGGGGTAGCAAATTTGGACTACGGCCAGCCTCGCGGGCAACTCATGCTGTCATGCGTGCGCTGTCACTGCGCGATAACAGTCAGTATTCAAATCGTAATTGTGAATGAAATTGTCTGTCCATTTTGCCGGACGGTGCTGCGAGATAAGAGCAACTAATTGTGCTTCGTAAGTGTCGCCGCCACTATAAGTTGTGCCTGAAAAATAATCTTTGACAGTGGGTTATTTTGAGCGTAATCCTAGAGCATGAGACGTGGACTGTTTCATTCAATCCAAAGAATTTTGAACAAGCCTCACTGCGGGGCGATCCCGGCGCAAAGTCGGCGTCTGATTGGCAACAATCCAGGGAGTCCACCCCTGCGCGGTGGGGCTTGTTGAGGATTTGTTTGGATGCCGAAAATTAGGAGATTTCATCCCGTGAGCCATGATCTAAATCACGATCCCGAAATGCGAGATTTGCGAAAAAAGTTTGGTGATTGGATGGGATTTGCATGGTTAGAATTGCTGTCAATTGGCGACAGAAACAACGGAATTATCAAAGGCGATCACGAGCAGATCGCCGGTTATATGATCCGCGTAAGCCTGTCTATGAGGCTTGATGGAGCGTTGAAGCAAGCCCGTAGCGCCCTCGCTTGGATGCTGCTTCAAGGGTGGTTGGCACCCGTAGAGGGTGGGCTATTTATAGCTAATTATTGGAATTATCACAGAACTAGGGAGCCTAAACCGGAACTTTTAGGCTCCCCTCCTAACCAACCTAACCTAACCATAACTAAACAAACTAAAGAAGAAGAGAAGAATAAGAATAAGAGCCGCATGTCGGAACATGCGACGTTTGAAATTCCGAATTGGATCAATCCTGAAACGTGGAACGATTATTTGAAAATGCGGTCAAGTAAGCGAGTTAAAAACGGCGATCATGCGTTAGCTTTGATCGTGAAAGAGTTGACGAGGCTAAAGGCATTGGGAGAAGAGCCTAACGAAGTTCTGGAAAAAAGCACTCGATCAAACTGGACCGACGTGTACCCGACTAACAACAAAAACAAGACAGGGGGGGATAGTGGCGGAATCAAACCAGCGCCAGGAAAGTATTCACACTTGGGATAAGATCGGCATCCCGAAACGTTTTTTGCTGAAAGAATTGAGCGACCTGCGAGGCTATGAAAAGCAAGTCGAGAAAGCCGCGACGGCGATCAGCAACGGTTTGAGTGTTTTTATCACGGGTGAATGCGGCACCGGCAAGACGCACATGGCGGTCGGGCTGTTGAAGCTATGGGCCAAATTGAATGAACCGCAAACACCGCTGTTCGTGCCGTCTGTCGAATTCTTTGCGGAGTTAAAATCCAGCTTCGATTCACAGACGCTTAACGAGCGCGATATAATTGCTCGATATACGTCGGCACCGCTGTTGTCGCTTGACGACGTTGGAGTGGAGAAAGTTTCAGAGTGGTCACGGCAGCAATTTTTTCTAGTGATTGACCGGCGTTATCGAAACATGAAGCCGGTGATCGTCACAAGTAATTTATCGTTGGATCAAGTCGCTGCTAACATCGACGACCGGCTTGCGTCACGCTTGCTCGAAATGGGTGAGATAATCAAACTCGACGGTCCCGACCGGCGCGTGTCCGATCCGGCGTTGCGCATCGCGCCGCTCAACAAACCTATGCCTAGCGAAGCGCCGCCAACGGTTGACGAGCGCGAGCGAGTGCAAGCGATGCTTGCCGAGTTGATCGCTAATCGGGAAATGCTCGTTAAAAGTGCGCCAAGTGCGATGAAGGTTGAAAACGAAGTCACACCGACGCTTGAGAAAACCGATGACGAATTGCATCAAGAGAACGAACGTCGACGATCCTTGAAAGAGCAGGCTAATAAACTCAAGGCGATAAAATAATCATGGCTTACGAATCGAAAATCCGTTGGACCGACGCCACGGTCAATTTTTGGCTTGGCTGCAAAAAGATCAGTCCGGCTTGCGCGAACTGTTACGCCGAGCGTTGGGCGAGTCGGGCCGGTCGGGATTTTGATAAGGTCGTGCGAGCGAAAGACGGAACGTTCTATCTGCCGCTTCACTGGAAAGACCCGCGAGTGATATTTACTTGCTCGCTGTCGGATTTTTTCATCGAAGAGGCCGATCAGTGGCGCGACGACGCATGGGGGGTGATAAAAAATATGCGCCAGCATCGCTGGCTAATCCTGAGTAAACGTTGGCAGCGTGTGCGGGATAATAAAAATTTAATTCCCTGGTTTCGCGACAACGAAGAGCCGTGGCCGCATGTTCGCTTCGGCGCGTCGGCAGAGAATCAGTTTCAACTCGAAGCGCGATTGCCAGCTATGTTCGCATGTCCAGCGGTGGGATATTTTATCAGCGCCGAGCCGCTACTCGGCCCGCTCGATTTGAATCATGTCAAAATGTTCGTCCAGCCGCCTGCGTATCGAGTAAAGGGCAAGCCGGTTGCGCCGGTGAGCTGTCCCATCGAAGTCGACGCGCTGCGCGGTCGTGTGATTAACAGCTTGAATCTCGAATATCCCATGTCGCGAAAAATCTCGACGGTGATCGTTGGCGGCGAGAGTGGCGGGCCAGAGCACCGTGCGTTGGTGTTTCCAAACATGGTCACAAAGCATTGGGAACCAAAAGCGCTGGCGCTCGAATGGGTGCAGTCTATTCGCTATCAGTGCCAGATTGCTCACACGCAGTTTATCTTCAAGCAGTGGGGTGGACCGCGCCCGGACAGTGCCGGGCATGAAATAAACGGGCGAGAATATTTAGGGAAGGTGTTATGACAAAAAAAAACGTGAAGTTAAGCTACAAAGGCGACGGTAAAAAACTAAGGGCCATAGTCAAACCTGAAGACCCGCTCAAGCCGAGTGCGGCGCTACTCGCCCGGCTTGGTTCCATCATCGTGCATATCGATGAATATCTTTCAGCAGAAGGGCATGACTTCGATTTGACCGTAACGAGGATTCAAATTGCGTCACCAGAAGTGCAGGCGTGGCTAAAAGCGATGGGACCACTGGTGCCACAAAAGCGGCACACGACTTCGATTTGACTGAGCGGTAAATGAGACGCGCATACAACAAAAACGGCGGCGCGTTCGATGCCGATTATTACGACGACGGGCCGTTTAATTATTGCTATATGCCCTACTCGGAATTGTGCTACGGCGACAAAGAAAAACGCTCAACCGGATGGCGACAGGAATCGGATCGTTTGTGGAATGGGCGGCGATTTTACGCATTCACACCAGAGTCGAGCAGTTGTTTTGAGGATGATCTTTTTTACAAGGAGTGGCTTAGATCGCAAGGTTTGTTACTACGGGATGAATGAAACTAGAGTTCAAGAAGTCGAGTCGCTATTCGGCAAGCGCATGCGGTTCGAACTGGATAGCGCCGATTGGCAAGCGGTGATCTTGGCGATGGCGTGCTTGGCCGTCGAGCTGCCGAGGGCGAAGAGCACGGCAGTCAATGGCCCGGCATGACTTACGAGCAAGGCTTGCGAGCCGGAATCGATTGGATTCTCGGCGACACGGACACCAACCCGATGGACGATTAGGCACGGCGAACGGAACCAGGGCAAATTGAAACGCTACGCTTCAAGCCGTGGGG